CTAGTCTCTGAACCTTCCGTCCTCGCCAGGACGGCTTGGCTGCTGATTGCCATGTAAACGAACGTAAGTCTCCAACCATGAAGTTTTTTCTTGTGTCCTTTTATGACTCCTGCAATGTTGCATTTAACAACTCGATCACCAAGGTCCGTGAGAACCTTCTGAAGATCTGTAACAGTTTCTTGAGGCATAATCAGATGAGTTCCAGTTTTCTCGTGTTCCCAGATCATCCTTCTGGATAAAGTTTCTTTGGTAACAGGGTCTTGACGACTGACTCCCACGGATTTACCGTAAGTCCGTCCCACCTTTTGACGAGATTTAAACTGTTCTTCAGTGTTGGCTGAGCCACCTTTAGATCCCCCTCTTTTACCAAGGGTTGACTGTAATACGGGGTCCCAGAACCCATTTCCTCTTTCCTTTGTAACTTCAATCCTTCGTTCATTCATCACTTTTCTGAACTCTTGGGTGTCATTTTGACGACCTTTGAACATCAGGTAATCCCCTTTTTCGCCATAGGCGATCCAGCGGTATTGATGAAGAAGAATATGATCCTCTACTGAAGCATCCACATTAAGGGGAGAATCATCTGAGGATTGTTTTGTATGATGAGGTGGTTCGTGATGAAACTCTTTTAGGGTCCCTTCAGGGTACGCCTTATTACGGACGTGATCTAAATATTGCTCATAAATGTTCATTTGTTTAGGTTTCCAGCAGTTCACCCGATTTTACATGGCCCTACGGGTTGAGCCATTCGTCTAGAGAAGCGGCATCCCAAATGCTGTAAAAATGCAATCCTATCGCATTTGAACTTGGTACCACTGCACCGGAAATGATGTTATTTCCGTACATAAGAGAACCAGCAACTGGCTCTCGAATTCCGTCGCGGGAATTCTCTAAGTTTCCTTAGAGGGTGGACTATATCATCACCCTTTGTTTATTCATTAAAGGGGTCGGACGCTAACATGGTATTACGAGAAAAGCGTTTCTCACCCATTAGTCTCTAGCGGTTCCGCTCACGCTTGAGCGGCTTCCGACGGGATTGCCTTACCATGATTTACCAAAATGGCAGTAATATTCAATGAATGTGTCGGATAGACAAACTCTGACTTCTAAATCAGGTTTAAGTTTAACCCGCCCAACCCTCAAACCCCATCTCTTTAAAGAGTTGAGTCTTTGAGCATAGTTGGAGTAAAAACTTTTGTTTTGTCTTTTACACTCATTTCTGGCTTTTTCTCTAACTTTAGGATCCCAGGCGCCTTTTCCTTGCTGCTTGCAGGTTTTATGACACTTAGTTACTCCTTTAGATCCAGCCCGGGAACGTAGTCTGAAAGCTTCTTCTGCCCCAAACTTTTCATTCCAAGATGAGAATCCATTTCGGTTTTGCCATTCCTTAGACCATACCCAAAGTTCTTTAACCCTTTGGACTTCTCTCCCGGTTTCTGCAGCCATTTGTTGTGTAGCAATCCAGAAAGACTCTGAATGCCAACCGAAGGCGTGCATTGAGGGGGATGTGACGTACAAGTGAATGGCTATGTTCCGTCCTCCTTGACTTTTCGGGGGTTGATGGTGCACATGCATTCCCTGCATTTGCTCATCAGTTAAACCCCAAGACTCTTTAGCCAAAGACCTGTAATCTTTGACTTCTGGGTAGTACACGAGAGAGACAGATTTATCCATAGCGTAGGTTTCCCCGTTTTCATCCGATTTTGTCGACACTCTTACGAGTGAAGGATACCGATGGAATTGATATCAACGGGCGGCGCTGCGATAAACGCCACAATGAAACAGATTGATGCCGCAAGTAAGCAAGGAACCATAAGAGTTCCAAACCAGCCTACGTACAACCGATTGTCAGTGGAAGTTACCCACGAACAAAAGCGATCCCACAAAGTTTCTTGGGGACGCTGTAAGACAGATGTTGTCATGAAAAAAGAATTAAGTAAGTGATCTCAGGGAAAGATCTGGTTACAAAATCCTTCATCACCCTCAGATGAAGGTAGAATGAGAGGCGGATTTAACTTGCCTAGCCTCGGTAAGGGCAAGAGCGTTTTCGACGCTACCTAAATACTATAGCCTTGGTAAAGAAACGTAAACCTTGATACTCCGGGTTGAGGATTAGCCTTTATTCACCCTGCTTTCTTTTTCTCAGCAACCCTTTTCAGGTCTGCCTCACTCACCCCTTTCACCTTGCCCGCACGAATCGTATCGGCCACCCTGGCGTTTTCCTTCTTGTTAAATTTCTTCAGTTCCTCCTGGCTTTTGAGAACGGACTCCACTGGATCTTTTTTGGTCATCCTGTTCTTCGGAGGAACCGAAGCTGTCGAGGTCTTGTTGGCCTTATGGAACCTGTCCGAAGCCTTCAAACGAATCATTTGAGCTTTTTCCAAAGCAGCCTCAGCTGCGTATCTCCTGTTCTGAGCCTCTGGTCCCTTCTTCCCTTTGGTCTCTGCCATCACTTTCTTATGATTCTCCTCTGCCTTTTTCAGGAGGGTCTCTGCCGCTTTCCACTTGTCTCTAGCCCCCTCAATCTTACTCCGGGTGGCTTCTCTTTGGAGGTCAGCCTTCTCTTGCGTCAATTTAATAGCTTCTCCGTGAAGCTGAAGAGCTCTGTCGCGGAATCCGTTGCTAAGTTCCCTCTTAGAACGCGAATGGAGATCTTCGATCTTATCCCCGAGCTCTTTGATTTTGCCCGCTTTGTTCAATTCCGGTTTACTCTCCGGAGCATCTTTAGCACCTGTCTCGGCCCCTTTCCGGCATTTTCCCCTGGTGCCGTAGGTGCTCCCGTCAGGACGCACACAACGCGTGAAGTCGTAGGATTCTCCCTCAGCAAAATTCTGCGACTGACTCTGCGCCGTTAAGTATCCATAGATTTCTAGAGCCTCTTCGGAAAAGTATCCTTTCATTACGATTAGATTGGAGATATATCAGGGTTATACCCTTTTTCTTCGGAATGAATCCAAACCTTCAACCCCAGAACATACTTCCGTAGTGTTTCCGCTTGGTCAGCATGCCATGTGTTTCCGGTCTGAAAGTGTAGTCTCATATGCTCGTCGATGGCATTGAGACACTGTTTGATAACAGGGTTCCACGGTTCCCGAGTCGGTGTGTCCCAAGTTCGCCTGTTACCTGGAGGGTCTATCGCAAGCTGTTTAGTCTCTGGCAACGCACCCTCTAAGAGGTGTTCTATCATAGTTTTCCTTTTTCGTACATCTCAATCAGGTGTTTCATATCCATCCGAAGATCCTCAGCCCTTCGAGACCCGAACCCATCAAAGGACAAGCGACCTCTGCTGTCGCCCGTCATCCTTCTGAACATATCTAGGTAGGTATCTCTAACCTTGCCAGTTTTAAGGTAGTCGCCATATTCTTGATCTACGGCTTTTTTGACCAACTTCAGAAGTTTATCTATCTCAGGCTTTCTCTGTTCTCTCCAGCCACCAGCGGCTTTCAATTTCCCCTCGGCTGCAAGGATATTTTTGTACAGAGGCGGTTTCCTGAACTGGGATATCATTTCAGTGTATCTTTTTCTAACCTCCTCAAGTTCACCGGAAACTCTTTTCACATCGGACGCCAATTTCTTTCTGCCTGCACCTCCCAACAAAGTCCTCTTTGAAAGAGATTCATGAATCTGATTCAGATCCTTCAGAGTGTTCGATATATCCTCCAGCCTTCTCTCTGCCACTTGCTCAAGATCTTCCTTCTTGTTCTTCAAATTGAGCAGGCCTTTTGCCCTTGCAAAAGTTCTTCTATCTTCCTCTTTCGGCAAGAGTTTCCTCAATTCTTGACCTGCTGAGGAAATTGTTGGGGGTTCTCCCCTATCCTTGAGGTTCTTCAACCCGTCAACTGCCAAAGATAACGCTCCAAATTGCTCCAACTGTTTCACTGTGGGAGAATAAGAAGGATTATCAATCTTTGACTTGAAGCTTTCCAGCTTTCTGGAGGCTTTTTCCAAAGGTGTGCTACCACTTGGCAAAGGTTTATTCGGATTGTTCAATGCCACCCTTGTTCCCTTTCGACATTGACCTGCAGTGCCATAGGTAGTTCCGTTAGGTCTTTCACAGCGGGTGAAATCTTGAAATTCATCATTCTCGGAAAAGTTCCCTTTTTCTACCTTCCTTGCTACATTAGCCAACCTTGACAAATAGGGATTTTTCTTAAACTCTTTTCCAAGACCCTCAATATCTCCTGAATCTATGATTTTCCTGATTGCACTGCTACTCGCACCGGAGGAATCTCGAGCTACAGTTGAGGTTTGAACTCCAAGAGACCTGCCAACACTGTTCAAAAACTTTTCTTGATCGGCCCCCAAAGTAAACAGAACTTTCTCTTTGCCAAACTTCTCTGCCAAATCTGATAACACTCTGGTGGCTGCTGTGCCTTTCGTGATCTTAACTCTAGACAGATCTACTCCTTCATCCCTCAGAACGGCCCTAAGCATCTGAGAACGTAAATCTGTGTCCACATTCTCCTTGCCTTTGCCCATGACCACATGGACAATCGGAGCTTTCTGCAACATGTCCTTTATTAACTTAGCATGGCCACTATGAGGTATATTGAATCTCCCTTGAGTTACCGCAGCTTTGAAAGGATATTGTTTCTTCCCCTCGAGACCCTTTTTACAGTTCCCTTTTGTGCCATATGCCGAACCATCGGAGCGAACACACCGAGTGAAATCGTATCTCTCCTGTGGATCGGAAAAGTGGTCTGCAAGTTCACGATACAGATCCAAAGTGTGGTTGTCAAAAGAACCTTGCATTCAAATGGTTAAGCTACCACTTAGTTTACCCTTTGGTCACTTTGGTGTTTCATTGGGCTGAGAGTCTGTCGACCCTCCCGATTTCTCTAGGATCCGAAGTAGTTTTCAAATCCTCCGATCCCAACCTTCTCGTCAAGTCTGCAATCGCTGTGGAATACCTTGCTTGCTCCTTCATCGTAGCAGCATCATCCATTTTATCTTGAAGCTCCCTCAGCCTCATTTGCAGAGTTCTTCTCAGCTTATTTCTCTTGTCATTCTCAACCCTGAGCATCGAGTTTCTGTCTCTGGTTGCCAGTTCTTCGTCTGTGGCCTTTAGGTTAGATTTCAGATGACCCACTTGCTCTACGGAGAGCTTATTTTTGACAGCACTCTTGATAGCTCCTTTGACTTGGGAATTCACTTCCTGAAGCTTAGGTGTATCCATATTTGCAATTTGCTGTTCGGTGAGCTTTCTGTCCATCAGCAAAGGGTCTACCTCAACACCTTTCTTGCATTTACCAGAAGTTCCATAAGCTGTGCCATTTGGACGGAGGCAACGAGTGAAGTCGTATTTGTCGGAGGCGAGTCTGTCCATAAAGCCAAAGTGTGTAAATAAGGTATACCCTTTTTCAGTCTCAGACACTCCGAAACTAAAGACTAAGCATGGTCAGATGCTTCTTGGCACGAGTCACTTGGACATAGCAGAGATTCTTCTCTTGCGAAATCTCCCAGTCTTTCTTCGCCCAACGGCTGGGGCTGTACTTGTCCATGCCCAAAGCGAACACCCTGTTCCACTCTCTGCCCTTCGCTTTGTGAATGGTTGACAAAGTGAGAACTTTCTTCTGATTGCCATCGGAGTCAGAGAACATTTCTCTGATGTTGCGAATCAGCTTCTCAATCGAGTCAGAACCTTCGCAGTTGTCAATCAAGATGCGGAGAGTTCCAACTTGATCCTCAATTGTGGCACACCGATCGTTTTGGTCCCGGTCTTGAGCCTTTTTGATCTCTGTGTTTTCCCACGCAGAAAGCTTCTCCTCAAGTTGAGCAACGGTTTTAACCCGTTTCCAACGCATTGCAAGTTTGACTAGCCCTTCGCCGATTGAGCGACCTTCAACACGGCACGGAATGCTCTCACGAATCAGCTTGTAAGCAAGCTCGACCAAGGGCTTGGTATTCCGGCACAGGATTGCATCCTCTTCCTTGAAGACCTTGTTTTCAATGGCTTTTTCCACGGTGAGGGAGTCTACAACTCCTTCAGGGGCAGTCTCATGGGCTTCAATGTGCTCCACCCACTGCTGAGCCACGGAGACAACACTCTTGGGACACCTGTAGGTTACTGTCAGCGGGAGCTCCGAAGCTTGGAACTCCTTCTTGATGTTTTCAAGGGAGATGTGATCCGCCCCTGTGAAACCATAGATAGCCTGGTGCTCGTCTCCTACAGCAACCAACCTGCCTCCGGGCTTCATCATCTTGCCCATCATAAACCTTCGCACAAAATTGGCATCTTGTGCCTCATCCAGAAACACCCAGTCGTATTTTGTGAACGTCAGGTTGTTGACAAGGGGACCGTAGATCATATCATCAAAGTCCACAACCTTGCTGAGCAAAGTGTTGCTTCGATCAAGTAATTTTTGAGCTTCTCCGATGGCTTTTGAGTAGGAGGTATTGTCGGGCAGCAGGTCTTCAAGAGAGTGGTGAGAAATCATTGCATCCCAGCTAAAGGAGGGATCCACTCGGAAACCAAGCTGTTTTGCCATGCTTGCGGCAGATATGCAGAAACGTCGGATTCCCCAATCCTCAATGTGCTCCTCTGCGATAGTCTGGAGCTTGCGAGAATCAACCTTCAATCTTTTGTAAGTTGCTCTCAATGCCGCGAAGCCGAAGGAATGACAAGTTCCTGTTTGTACCCGGTTTTGCAGCCCGAGGGGAGCTGTTCTCTGAGCGATTTCCTCTGCAATAGCCTTGTTGTATGCGCAAAATGCTACATTCCCGGAGGTTTCCGGCAACATGTTGAGCAGCAGGGTGGTCTTGCCACACCCAGCGGCAGCTTTAACAATCAAATTGCCTTCACCGTCGCGCACCCAGTTTTTCGCGCACTGTTGCTGGGGAGAGAGGGAGAGGACCATAGGTAGCTTTTGCATACCTTTATTATAGCGGTTGCCTCACAAAAAAGCAAGGGGTTTACCGAACCTTTCCTGTTCGGTTTACCGAACCTTCTTACTCAAGCTCCACGTAGAGGGTGCCATTTTCACCCTTATACACCTTAGTCACTGTTTGCTTCGTCCCTGGGGGCAACAATCCTTCCTCCTCCGCCGGGTACTTTGAGAGAGAATGAATGGGAGTCATACTATTACTTCGAGATATGAACACCACCCCTCGGTTGGACCCATAAAGAAAGCTTGAAGCTACCTTTTTCTCAGCACTGTACGAACCGAAGCCCTTGTCACTTATTTTGTCCCCCGGCTTGAGCTTTTCAATCTCGTTATACAAGTCGGCACGGCCAAGAAGGTTCATGCCTCTATAGAATTCCACACCATTCTCGTTCTTAGGTAGTTTTTCAATAGCAGCTTTCAACTTTTTGTAAGCTTCCTTCGATTCCTTTGTAGAAGTACACTCTTTTGGTCTCCTTAGACATGTGTTTAGAACTTCGTAGCTCCCGGGACCATCTGTTTCTTTTGTATAAGTGAGTATTGCTTCTCTGTCTTCCTCTGATAAAGGAGCACTCTTTTGTTTACGCGTGCTCTCATCCAGCCAGCGACGCTTTTCTTTATCCTTTTGTTCAGCAGTTTTTAACTTATCCTCAATCTCCTGACTGGCAGTTTTTCCTTGTGAGGAAGCCTCATATTTAACCAAGGCATCGGCCACATCTTTGGACATTTTTGCAGCCTCATCTAATTTCCCTTGACTGACAAGTTCCTGTTGCTTTTTCACCAAAGCAGAGTAATGCTCTTTCGGATCCGCCTCTCTATTGGGCGCTGATGCTTGGAGCTCCTTTCGAGCTTCCTCTTTGGTTTTTTCGCCTTCAATAACTTCCAGTGCCAGACGGGCTTTCTTATTTCCTGCTTTGGCTTTTTCTTGCAAAGTGTTCATAACTTTTGCACTCACTTCCACACCTTTTTTGCACTTCCCTGCTGTGCCGTAAAAGGAGCCGTCGGGTCTCTGACAACGAACGAAATTTAGAAAGTCTTGAGTTTCCTTGTTGAAGGATCCCCCAATTGTGGCAATGTTACGCATAATGCTCCATTACGACGAGAACTCTTCATCGATACGGGAACTCTTCATCGATAAGTTCCTTAGCTTTATAGATCAACTTTTCAAAGGTTTTCGGTCCTGATCTACGAACCTTGGAGCTAAGGGAATAAAACATGTCGGCCCCGTCATAAAGAGAGTTTTTTTCCAGTCTGATTGCTATGGAATTGAGAGTTGAGGCAGCCTCATCCCTGGCAGCTTTTGCATTGACTCTAGCATTATCAAAGTTTAGGATGACAGGCTTATTCTGCGTCTTGTCCCACTTGATATTGCCTCCGTGGAGGTCTCCGTGGCTAACGCCTTTGCTATTAAGTTGTAGGGAAGCTTTATACGCTTCTTTTTCTCTCCAGACCTGATCTGAGGACAGTTTCCTTAGTGCTTCTTGTTCTTTCCGCAACTGATTTATGGACAGTTCCGCTGGTGCTTTGTTGGACTGCCCAGGGCGGGGCAATGCTTCAATGTCTGCTACATCCTTCTTCTCCATAACCTGGAAGCCCACACCTTTCTTAGATATTCCGGAAGAGTGCAATCTCGGGGCCAGGCCCATATTTGCTGCTATTGAATGGGCCCGAGCAGCTTCCTCGCTATACTTACCAACTTTCAGAACCTTGCCCTTGCCAATGTCATAAACCTTACTCCCAGAAGAGGACATCTCGCTTTTTTTCTTGGCAGCTTTTTCAGGTCTCCCCTTGCCTGGAATCTTAGCTTCTGTTTCGGTGCCTTTTCTGCACTTCCCTTTTGTCCCGTACACGGAACCGTCGGGTCTCACACACCGTGTAAAGTCGAAGTTTTCTGAGTTAGATTTAAAGGGGTTCATGAAAGTTGGTATACAAATTGTGATCGCTCAAATACTTACCCTTCCTTGAAGGAAGCCTTAATAGAATTACTCAAATACTTCGCTTTCTTTGCAAGCCTTTGACCAACCTATTCAAATCTCTTTGCCAGATCCTGCATATAGATTGCCATCAGGCCTCTGACAACGCGTATACTCATAAAGTTCTCCGAGAATTTCATAAACTTTCTGAGAAGTTTCCTCGGAGTAACCCAGAGATACCAGGTTTTCACAATGGTTGGAGGACTTTTTTGCCATGGACAAGGCTATTGCAATTGCTTGCTTTTTGGACTTGACAATCTTTCCCTCTTTGCCTCCTTTTCCCTTGCCCGAATGAAGTGGTTTCGGATCATGGTGCTTCCATCTGTGCATCACCTGGCCAACCACGTCCTTGTGGTCTCGAAAACTATGCTTTTTCATACATTTGTCTCACATCAAGGGGAGACCCTGCCTTGCCGCCGAGATCCGGAGAGAAAGATGGTCCCATATCCAGGAACTTTCTGTCCTTCTGGATCTCCTTAACAATCGACTCTACTTTTTTCATGTCATTGGCAGAAACCTTGTCCTTCTTGCTTGCTCTAATTGCAGAGGAAAGCTGCTCAAGCTGGTCTTCTTTGCTCTTCAAAGACTGCTTGTAGGGTTTCTCAATCTCTGTTAACACATTGATGTTCTTGTCTCTCAGTTTTTTGACTTTTTCGGCTGCCTGTTGTATCTTCGACAATCTGTCCTTAACCTTTTGGTCATTTGGGGCGTACCCCAAGTCCATCTTGTTGGACTTACTCTTCAAATCTTTTTCAATGTTAAACAAAATTGCTCCGGCTTTTTGTAACTTTGCGTCTCTCTGCTGAGCACTCTTCCTTTCGGCAGCAGCTCTCTCTTTGTTCCCCTCGAGCATTTTTCCGGCAAGTATCCACATCTGTGTATCCTTCTCTTTACTACCTCTATCCCAAAGCTCACTAGCAAGCTTTCTCTGTTGAACAGACATGGGTCCTTTTTCTTGCGATTCCCTCTTTCTCACAAGTTCCAAATCTTTTGTGATTCGGCTCTTTGCAACGTCCTGAGCCATGGCAAGAGAACTTGGGAATTTTCTTGGCATCCTACCATTGTTGTACTCTTGAGTCCACAGATTTCTGAGCTCCATGGGAGGCATCTTTCTCAGCTTCGTTGTTTCCTCTTTGGCTCTTTTGATCAGAGCCTCTCTCCTTTCAGCGGAGGACATCTCACTCAATTTCTTGCCAGTTTTTCCAGGTCTCCCTTTCCTTGGAACCCTAGCTTCTGTCTTACCAGTGGCCACAACCTCCTTGCCACCCTTCCCAACAATCACTTCCCCCTTTGGAAGCATTTTTGAGAGTTGGGACATGGCTTTGTTTTCGTCAGACGCTTTCGCTCTTGCGGAGGTTTCGGTGCCTTTTTTGCACTTGCCTCTTGTTCCGTACACAGAACCATCCGGGCGAACGCAACGGGTGAAATCGTAAGAACCTAAGAGAGTATCTACAGCCTTTGAAATATATGGATATCTAACTCCGCACTCTTCTGAGAAGGAATACCCCTCTCCTTCGAGACCTGATGCTTCCCCTCTAAGCTCTAAAGCGTTTTCTAAATCACCCTTCAGCAATTCTGTGAGAGTCTCAAGGTAATACCTGTCAAGTTCATTCATTGGGGAGACAAATCGTAGGCTACTTTAATATTTACCCTTCCTCCAAGGAGCGTTGGATAAGATAGTCTACTTGGTTCGCCCTCTTAGAAAATCTATAACCGGACAATTCAAGACTTTTTGCTAAGGAGTCCATGAGGCGGACGATAGCGTTATCTTCAGACAGATTTTTCCATTCCTTGGTTTTCATGTATTCTTTTCTATTGGGGTGGTACCATTTTGGAAATGCCGCCTCCTTGATAACCTGTGCAACCTCTTCCGCCTCCTTGGCTGTGTCCCTGAACCTCTTCCCAAGCTTCCTTAGTGATTCGGTATCTTTAGGGTAATCATGATAAAAGGAATCTTCAAGATCTATCAAAAACTTGGCTTTTCTCATTGCCTCCCGAACTTCTGGAGTGGTTGACTTTCTAATTCGCACGGCCTTGATCGATGGTTCATAGCCCTTGGCCTCAGGGTTCTTTTTAAGATTCTCGAGCTCTGTTAGAGAATTCCTCAACATTCCGTACTGTTCAAGTTGTTTATTGGATGGAGTTACCTCAGGGTCTGAAATGGCGGATTCGTATCGTTTCAGTTTGGTCTTTATTTTCTCCATTGGAGTGTCTCCGCTGGAAAGTGGTCTTTTAGGGTCGTTTAGGGGGACCTTATTAGTCTCTACTCCTTTCTTGCAGCTCCCAGCAGTGCCATACACTGAACCATTTGGTCTTTCACAACGGGTGAAGTCCATCAGATCAAAGTTTTCGGAATACCTAAACTCTTCAATTCGAAGTCTCATGTCTTCCCTGAAGACAACCTCGGATTTTTTAAGTAGAGCTTCTGCTAGATAAACCTTTTCAAGGTTCTCGTCGGTGGGCGCTTTTTCGTATCGCTGTTCAGCCATTTCGAAGATACTCTGAGCTTTTTCGAAATGTTTCTCGGCTTTTGACTTTTTCTTTGTTGGAACCTTTGTCTCCTTGACGGACAAAGCTGTTTCCGCAAAGTTGAACATTTCCCCGTCCAGTTTTGGAACAGTGACTCCTTCAAAAGAGTTGTAGTAACTCTCCACTGACTCCACTGAAAAAGACCCTTGCATGCTAGTTACGAACGGAATTTCTTTTGTTACTCTTATCTTTACCCCTGATTTCCCTTTTAACTTTATCTATTATCTTAATGCACTCTTTCACACTTATATCACGCAATGATAGCATACCCTGAGCCATCTCCTTCCACTGTCCACCTTGACTTGAGCAAACTTTTGCTGTATAACTTTGATTCCCCATTCACAGACTGGTAGGTTCCTGAGCTATGGGTGATCTCTCCCCAAGGATCATGAACAACGTACCAAGCACCACCGGGTGCGCTTGAATCCTCTTTTTTCCCAATAACTATGATCCAATGTCCATCCCCTGAAGGGGCATTTGCTGGGCCCTTGTGGAGGATGCCGATTGGCACAGGTTTGTTCTGCCAAAGTTGGGAATCCAGCTGAGAGAAAGTAGCATTTGTAACAAACTTTGTTTTCAAGCCAAAAGAGGCCAATGCTTGGGTTTGTACCGCCGGATAAATGCTATCTCCAATCGAAAACACCCTCTTCAAGTATGCGTCATCTCCTTTAGGTCCAGGTAAAGTTCCGGGTTTCAGGAATTCCAGCAGCATTGCACAGGAACTGCTGAAGCAAGTTCTTGAGGCATCTGTGTAATTGTCTCTTTGGGAGAAGTAAGGAACTTTTAAAACCTTTGAATTGCTGGTTTCGCCGGTTCGATACTTCTTGACCCAAGTGGCTTCATCCGCAAACAAGTTCGGGTTCAAGGGGGCAACTGCTTTAGCAAATTCGAGTAAAGCTTCTTTTTGGTTCTTGTTTGTGCTTCTGAAATTGGTTACAAAGTCCAGAAACTTTTCGGGTGGAAATTGAGGCATATTCTGCGCAGATAAGGTTAACACCAACAAGAACCTAAGGGCCACATCTGACCCTCGGTGGGTATGCAAATGGGGTTGGTTGTTGAACTGAGCAGGTTTTGGTCAGTTATGGGAGAGAACCCGGAGAAATTTTCCGTCGCTGAGCTAAGCAAAGGTTCCTCTATGAGAGAGAAGCTTTGGGCGATCTCCGAAGCACTGGACAATCCCAGAGGAGTGATCTCTGCCATATCAGCTCACCCTTGCCCAGATGTGAGGCATGTTGTTGTTGTTTGTTTCCAAGGATCTATAGGTCACTCCGCTGAAGACCACGGTATCGCCCCAGTTCCCTGTCACACCTGAACTGAGCAGAAGATCTGAACTTGTTTCCCCAAGATAGTGCACAGGTCCATACAACCCAGGGATTTTGAAGAAGTAGTTGGCCCCGTAGGTGATATCTGGGTATGGAATGACGGGTGTTCTGGTAGAAGCGTCAGGGATTCCAATGTAAGGGGTGTTGATTCTTGCTTGGGGGGTGTATAGCTTTAAGCTACTTTCCCCTACGAAATAGGCCCATTTGCCCAGGCCTGAGGTTGGGTAGTAACTTCCGGCCACGGCGGAGGAAGTGCTCAACCTTGCCAACACATGGGTGTACCCTGACCCTGGAGTGCCCAATATGGTGTTTGAGTAAGCGAACCATGGACGAGTTCCAGTGCCTTCGTAGGCGATGAAGTGAGATCTTGCGGAAGAAAGGCTAAATCCCCCTGTTGATGCTATTGGGGAAAAGGTTCCTGCCCCGTTGTTGGCCGTTCCTGCAGTCCTTGCATAGTAGCAGCCGGAAGATGAGGTAGCTGAGGACCCGTCCGCCGGTTCTTCCAAGAAGATGATGCCGTAGTCACTGGAAGTGTCTCCTTCGCCGCGAGCCCTAAGCAACCACCTGACAAGGGAAGAGCCGGTACGACTCGTCGCGTCTCCGGGACTGTGCACCATGCTTATGATGGTGGGATCGTTGATCGCGGTGATCCAGTTTGTAAGGTGAGTGTTTATAACGTAACTCGGGTCCGATGGAGACCAAGTTGCACTTGCCCATACTTGGCTGGCCGTTGTGGTAAAAGTGTGTGTCGTTACAGCCATTTAAAATCTGTGTCTTCAAGGTAAGTTTACCCCCTCATACAAATGGTACTAAAAAAGCCCGCCGAAGCGGGCCTTACAATTTCTGAGTCTCAACTCTCTGAGACTTGAACTTCAACCACTTTGGCTTCTCTTCGAGGGATTGTAACTGTTAGCAACCCGTGCTTGAGAGTTGCTGTTGCACCGTCGGAGTCTAATCTGTGACCGAGGGTCATGTAGGTTCTATCGTTTGGAGTTTCAACGGTGAGGGATTTACCTTCAATTTTGACCCTAAGGTCCGAGGGGTTCACTCCAGGGACTTCAACTTCAACGATTGTGTTATTTCCTTCGTTTTTCGGAGACCTGCAAAAGATCTCTCCCCTCGTTCTGCGGGACAAGACGACAGGGTCCATGAAGAAATCCATTGAGTTTAGTTCAGACAGAAGTCCGAGATTGTTGTATGAGTTGGTATTAAGCAGTGACATTTTTCTCAGGGCTAAAGAGCAATATGTGAGATATGTTGGTTACCCAACATTGTTAGTTTAGTCAACTGCTAAGGAAGTAAACTCAGCTCTTTCTGGTACTGCATACCTGTCAAATTCTCATGGTCAAGGACATCTTGTTTCTTTCTTGAAGGAGGGTTCCTGTACATACTCCTATACTTTCTCACTGTTTGGACGTAAAGGTCTCCATCAAGGTCCGGATTGTCCCAATCTATGAACTTACTGGCCTTGTTCAGGTCTTGAATCAGTTTCCGGGGGTTTGTTTCGAATGGGGCTGAAGCTCCGAAGTCAATCAATTTCACATTGTCTTTGTCGACTATAAACTGAAGATTGTGAATGTCTCCATGGAAGAACCCCATCTTGTGAAGGTTTTTGAGAGCCTTGGAAGAGTTTAAAGACTGCCTTGAATTCATGGGCATATCCCCTTCCTGTTGTTGGTAACCTTCCCACAAAGGTTTACCTTTCGCTCTTTCCATCTCTATGTGTTTACTGGAATGAGAAATAACTTTGGGAGAACTCCCTAGGTTACCCATTCTAACTGCAACCTCAACTTCATACTCACCAAATTTGTCTTTTCCATCCCCTCTTGATATTAACTCTTTCACAACTCTCTTTTCGTCAGGGCTGAATGATACTACCCCATAAAAACCTTTGGCCTTTGGTTCCCACCCCTTGTATCTCTCTGGTTTATACTCGGATTTGAGAGAGTCAGTGATCCTTGCCAAGCTTTGCGAGACCGAAGCACTCAGTGTCACAGAGCACTTTTTGCCCTTGTTGATGCAGGACTCACGGCAGGATTTCCCCTTTATGCACTTTTTCATTTTTCTCCAAAGGATGACAATGCCTTACCGCTCTTGCTTCTTGGCCCCGGTTGAGGGTTACCTCTCGGCAAGGACACAGGAAACAGAGCAGAGGATTCTTCGCACTTGTGTTTACCTTGGCTTCCAGGTTGTTTCCCTGGATCATTGTCTATGTCAAAGCCCGGCAGGGATGGGGCTAAGGTTGTTTTATTCTCTTTGGGGGTGTCCAGCCCAGTCCCTTCACCTAGAAACTGGTCCTTCCAATCGGGAGATCTGAATAGCAAATCTTTAACCTTTGTGGAAGTGCCCTTTGAAAAACCCAAGCCTTCAAGCTTCTCAGCAAAAGACTTGCTAGAGCAAGACGAAAGAGCTATTGCTATAGCTTGCTTTCGGTCTTTCACAACCTTGCCAGTGGAACCAGAGTGTAACTTCCCCTCTTCCCATCTTCTGAGCTCTTCTTCAATACAGCTCTTTCGGTCTCCAGGAAGTGGCATTTTTGTAGGTGTATTACAGTATTATACCCGCTCAACTATCAGCGAAACCATAGGCAATGTTTTGTAGATTTGCAAACTTATCAGCAGCCCACTCCTTTTCTTCTTCAGACATGGTGCAACCCTCCACAAACTTCGACAGAATAACAACTTCTGCCTCGGATAGTTTTCTGAGAGCCTCTACTAGTGGTTGGGATAGCACATAAGGTTTCACATCATCGTCGTTTGATATGAACTCCCGGGAGACCCAATCCTCTGGGGAATTGTCATAGCTAACATGGTAGTTGTTGCTAGACATTTCAACCATCAGGACTTTAGCCTCCGCTATGCCCAAATCTTTAGCAATGTCGGAGTAGGATTTGTTTTCCTTAATTCCCTCTTCAACCGCCTTCTTGAATGAGGCAACCCATCTCGGGGTTCTAACGAGTCTTGAGTAGTCCCTAAGCTCGTGCTGAATGTACCCTCGAGCCGTCTTCCAAGCAAAAGTGCTGAACTGAATGCCCAAAGAAGGGTCATATCGAGTTGCAGCTACGCATAGAGCAAAGTTTGCTATAGACTCTAGATCCTCTCTCGTCAGAGACCCTGTGTGGCCTCCTGTGAGGCACTTAGCCCCGTGGGCCAACCTACCAGCAATCCATCTATGCTCTTTGACAAGCTCTTGCTGCTCTTTAGTTAGCCCGGGATAAGTCTTCTGGCGCTTTTTCTTCATCTTAGGCGTGACAAGCTGTGCACTCATTGTTGTTTTCTTCTATGGTAAAGGTTTTTGATTTTTTAGATTGGGCCCTATACTCCATATATGAATCATAGCCGCCTATCCACCGGTTGTCTACGTACAACTGAGGAACTGTTTTCCAACTATCCGCCCACATGCCTGTTTGCTTCGCCACTTCAACATTGACCTCAGTGAATAGCGTTCCATCCTTTCTCAATTGGTCTTTGATCAAGGTGCAATAGGGGCAGTCCGCTTTGGTGATAACGATGGCAGGATCCTCAATGTCATCATCCATCTCGTTCTGCTTTGCGATCAAGGCAGATTTGGACTTGAGGTAGTAGAGAGCTTTGACTTTCATTTTCCAGGCGTAGATATGCAGCCTCAGAAGATACTCTGCAGGAGCATGCGGATCCACCCAAATGTTCAAAGACTGTCCTTGACAAACGTAAGGTTGTCTGTCTCCAGCCTGTTTAATTAACTCAAACTGGTCTATCTCTCTTGCGGTCTTGAAGACTTCTTTCTCTTCTTGGCTGAGAAATTCCAAAAATTGAACACTGCCTTGGTTGCGGTTGATGTCATCCCACACAGTGTCGGGCACTCCTCTTTCGCAGAACAGTTTTTCCAAGTGGGGGTTCTTGCGGACAAAAGTGCCTTTGTCTTGTTTTGCGACGTAGTAGTTGTAATCCATGGGACTAATCCCTTCGGAGTACGCCCCAGAAATCACACTGTTTGTTTTGGTTGGAGCAATGGCTGTTAAGTGGGTGTGTCTCATGCCTGAGCCCTCGCACCATTCAGGTTCCCCCCAACGATCAGCTAGTTCTGCCGAAGCTTTTTTGGCTTCTTCCTGGATAAATTTGTGAACTTCAATGTTGAGAGCTCTTGCACCCTCTGATTTGAAGGGGAGCATCTGGCTCTGGTACAGGGAGTGAAGACCCATGGTTCCAAGGCCCAGCGCTCTGCTCTTTCTGGCAAATCTTACGGATCTGCCCATGCCAGGCTGTTTGTCGGCTTTTCTTATGAACTCAGTTACTACCGCTTCAAGAAGATGTACGGCAATTTGAGGTGCTGATCTTCCTGTCAGCGGAGACTTCCAATCTTTCCATTCAAACCATCTTGACAAGTTCATGGATGACAAGACACAGACAAAAGAATGGTTTTCGTCTGTGTAGAGCGTGATTTCTGAGCACAAGTTTGAGGTAGAGACGTTTAAGCCTCTCTCTACATAGCACTGAGGGTTCTGAGTGTTGACATTGTCAATGAACAACATGTAGGGACTACCAGACATGAGCCTTGTACGAATGGTCTCTCCGAACAACCATTGGTTGTGACCTCCGTTTTCTATCATGTTCTCCATGAAGCTATTCGAGATTACGGCTCCAAGATTGCTATCAATCCATAGTCTTGGGTCTCCTTTGGTGTGGTCTTTGGCCCGAAGCATTTCTGGGTAATCCGCAGCTTCTATGTTTTCATACAAAGCAAAAGACCCCTTCCTGAGGTCTCCACCTTGGCTAACAACCTGAGCTGTAAGATCATATCCTCTAAGCCATCCGAGCTTCCCTCCTGTGACGCCTCCTCCCTTAATTGGGGAACCCGCTGGACGGATGTCACCGAAATACACACCCACTCCTCCTCCGTTCTTGCTCAGCAGAGCAACCTCCTTCAAGTGAGAATATATGCTCTTTGTGCTATCGCTCAAGTGAACCGAATAACAACTGATGGGCAGAGCCCTGTTCGAACCAAAGTTGGCTGCCACAGGACTCGCGCATCCAATCCAGCCATTCCACAGGCAATGAAATAGTTCCTTTTCTAGGTTAATGTCTTCGTTGTACTTGGCAGCAGCGGAGGAGATCCTCTCCATCATCATCCGCGGAGTTTCCCCAGGGAGCAAATAACCTGAGGACAGAGTTTGCATTCCTTCTGCGGATAGCCAATCAGGGGCAACAAGAGTGTGATCTGTCATGCGTAGTTGAAGTTAAGGGTTTTCAGATTCACGGACATGAAGTCCTGGTCTGGTTTGCTGATGTAGTTGCCCCCGTCTTTGCTTTGGGAGAAAAAGTCGGTACTTGTGTTGCCAGAGATGAGAGGATGGAACCACTCTTTAATTTCGCAAGCAGCTTGATAATCGTATGGATACCTGAACCCAGGGATTCCAATCTTTGCCAACCTGTTGTTGGCTCTGCTGTAAGTGTAATGCTTCAGGTTGTAAGGATTGACTCTCCCGTGCGACAAGGACCTATTATCGAAGGTTTTGTCGATAAAGGCGAATTCATTCTTTATGACTTGGTTGAAGCCTTCGATCACAGATGCAATCTCTGACTCAGTGAATGGCTCTTCTTTCAGAAGCTCTTTGAGCAGAGCTATGCCAGTGTTTGAATGCTGCTGCTCATCCAAAGAGGACCAAGAAATAATCTGAGACAACCCCTTGAATTTGCCCGTTAAGCCCAAAGACAACAACACAGCGAAAGAGCTAAAGAGGCTCACCCCTTCGGCTGCTCCGCTGAATATGGCGAGAGACTCTTTGATGCTCTTGTTGTTCAAAAAGTAGCCAATCTTCTGTTGAGCTACAGGGTCCCCAAGAAAAGCTTCAAATTCGTCGAGGCCGAGGTTTTCTGAAAGGAAGTTGTAAGACCAGGCGTGTACGGCTTCTGAGGCAGCGTATTCACTCGCTACCGCAGAAATCTCATGCTTTGGGAACCATTCTTGTACGGTTGTCCAGTAGTTTTTAACGTGACACTCTAGCTGAGTGAAACCTTTGAGAATGCCTCCGATGATTTCCCTTTCATCTTCAGTACTTTTTTGCCAGTCTCTGATGTCCCCATCGAATGTGACTTCTTTGGGGGTCCATACTGACAACCTTGCTTTTTCGAACCGCTCGAAAAACTCGGGATATTCAAAGCTCCCGTTGACTTTATAAGGCTCTCTGTACTTTCTTATGCTTGTCATTTTGACGGCTTATGAGATTTGCATGTCGTTGATCTAGGTATTGTTTTCTGATGAGACTGTGTCGTTCCTCGTCCCACCATTTTGGTTTGTCGCCATGTCTCCATTCCGCGTACCCTTTGTAATCCATGAGATAGTCTCTGTAGGCTTGTACAGGGTCGCCCGGAATTTTCGACTCTTCTGGCATTGCTTGGACAAATTCCGTGTGGTTTGATGCTGAGCAGTTCGGGATCTCTGTGGCTATCACCCCCTGAACGAGGGAAAGACCGTATAGAGCTCCATGGGTTTTGTTTCCGTATCTAACGGAATACTCATCCAACATGCTAATCGCATGCTCTAGTAACCAGTATACGTTTGAGTTGCTTTCGTAAAGCCATTTTGAGCAAGGGTGATGAGCAAAACCCTTAATCCCATAGAATTCTCTTTTGTCTGAAAACTCTTTTTCGCCACTTTCTAAGGGAAACAAGTTTAACTGCTCAGCTATTTCTTTCTTCCTAATCCGTATGCCAAATGTGTTGTAAACCCAAGGTGTCAGCAACTGCAAAGACTCGGTCGGCATTTTGACCACAAGTTTGTCTGGCAAATCTCTGGCCGCTTGACTTGGGTTGTTGTCTACAGCGAATACGTTCATGGATGTTGTTTAGCGAAGAAAACGAATGCCCTCCGTGCTAAAACACACAGAGAGCCTGTTTGGTTCTATTTGAGTGATTGGCTAGAGAATCACCAGATACCTGGGATGATTTGGCCTGTAACAGCGTAAGCGCCAAGTGCAGCGATGATACCGAGCATTGCGAGTCTGCCATTGAGCAGCTCTCCTTTCAGGTCCCAGGAAATGAGAGGTCGATAGGAATCTTCCACCATCTGCATGGGTACCTCCTTAGCATAGATGTTGTTTTTGTTGTTTTCTTCAGTGGTGACAGTCATTTTGTTTTCTTTGAGTGTTTACCTTGAGATTTCTCTCAAGTCAGTGGAAGAGGGATTGAAATGGTCAATCAGAACTTGCATTCCTGCCTTTGAATCCATATCTCCACAGGTGTAGCAGTCAAGGGCTACAGACCCTCTTTCAGGAAACGTATGGCAGGAAATGTGGCTCTCAGCCAAAGCATAGACAATTGTGACTCCTTGGGGTGAGAATTTATGAAAAAATTTGTTTAGTACGGTGGAGTTCATCACTGTCACAGCTTTGTCAAATGCTGCTGCTATAGCTTCTAAGTCATCGAGAGCTAGAAAAGACACCCCATATAGGGAACAAAGAACATGATTTCCCAATTCACAAAACCTCCTGCAATAAGCTCCTCAAGTTTGTCCTCATCTCTCTCATGGAAAGTTCTCCTGAGAGGTGACCAATATACTTACCCTCTGCGTCTGTGAGTACATACAAAGGTACGTCTACAGTGTAGTCCGGATTCATGGCGTGTTGCTCTATGAGCCTATACAACCTGCTGTTCACCGGTTTCAAAGGTTCATTGATGATGTCATCAAGATCCACAGTGAAGTACTTAAGCTCCGGAAACCCTTCAACTACAGACTGGTCATACCTCCGCATGTGCTCGCATATCTCACAATCCGTTGAAAAGATTTTGTACAGCGAAAGTTTCTGTGTTGCCATTAGATAAACTCCTTGAGTTCCGGGTACTTTTCCCTCACTTTCTTGGTGAAACGAGCAATGTGACCGTTTGTAGCTTGCTTAGAGAGGCCATGCTTACGGGCGACATCCCCCTGCCGCATCTCGGGGGATCCATTGAGGCCGAACCTGTCGATGACAATCTGTGCACGAGTGGTGTCCAGGGAACCGCATCCTGCCTTGACAATCTGTTCCAAGGTTGCAGGAAGCTTTTCATCCCTGATCTCGAAAACATTCGGGTCTTCTAGGTTGTTACACCAGTCCGATTGCTCGATGGATAGGCTGTATTTCGGAATTCTGTGTTCTCGTCGAGCAGCTGCTTGCACTGCCCCCCTCACTTTCCACCAAATCCAGGTCATGGGACGAATCCTTTTACCATTAAAAGTCTTGTCCAAATCGAAGGTTGAAATGGCTTCATGAATGCCAATCAGGCCCTCCTGAACGAGATCTTCATAGGTATTTGAACTGGCCATGAAACCGTACTTCCTCGCCCATTTGTGAACGAGAGGAGTGAATTGGCGAATGGTCCTGTCTACGGACTTCCTGTCGCCTTCGACAGCCCGGTAGAAATCCTCGTCTGTGTAAGTCATCACTTTCCTCATAAACTCTATTTTAGTGCCTCTGAGCTGTGAAGGCAAGTTCGGGTTGCCGAACCTTTGGCAAGTGCCAGCTCACTCTAGGATTAGAAAGGTCTTGAAAAACCGTCTTGAAATTGATTCTTCATGACCCAAATCGTAGCTGCTTTTTGAATCATCCAAGACTGTGCCAACTGCTTAGTCAAGCTTTTGAGAGCTTCCATGTCATTGCACTCGTCTATGGTACGATTCCACTTTTCAATCTCAAACTTTTGGGCCATAGTCAATTCTATGGCTGGGGTATTGTTTTCAGGGTTCATCCTTAGGAGTGTAATAAAGAACTAGAATACCGGCCTCAAAAAGAATGTCGCTTGAGAGCGAAAAGTCCTTTTTCCATTTTTCCGAGTGGGCCCATTGAGGGCTCGGGCAAACAATCTTGGAAACTCCGGCTTGAATGAGCTGGCTGGCGCAGGAAGCACAAGGGTGAAAGGTTACATAGGCAGTGCAGCCTTCTGTGCAAACTCCGAATTTGGCAGCGTTGAGAATAGCATTTGTCTCCGCATGGATAATAACCCTGCCCTTAAAGTCGGGATTGGAGAGCCTATGCAAGTTGTCGGACAACCCGCTCGGGAAACCATTATATCCCTTGGAAATATCTCGCTTGTCCTTAGCAAGAACACAACCAACTTTTTTGACTGGGTCTTTGCTCCAGTTTTTGACCATTTCGGCCAACTCAATGAACCTTAGATCCCAAGATGTAAGATGGGGGCTCACAGTTGGTGCCAAGAGTAGACAGGTTCTTGTCCAATAATCTCTGAACAAAATTCCATGAACTTATCACACATCTCCGCAAAGGAGTTGAATTTGATTCGTTCATATGAACAAGTATCAAAGAATCCTGCCCAGTGGGCTTCGAGCTCTTTCAGTCCGTACTCTACTTGAATGTAAGATACGAAAAATGACAGAGGCCTGTACACTTTGCACAGTTCAAAAAGCACCTCTACTGGCATGCAAAATTCTCCTGATGGGATCATACTCTTATTATACAACGTGTACCAAGTGAGGTAAAGGTCGGGTAACCGACCTATCTCACCTGTCGTCCCCGGAACCTCCGAGCACCCCTCGCTCCTTCCTGGAACTGAGTTTTTCTAAGTTCATGGAAAGGATCTCCTCAAGAGAGTAATCGATCTCAAGAGCCAGAGCAGCAAGATACCAGAAAACGTCCCCCATCTCTTTCGCAATGGCATCTCTCACAGGGTCGGTGAGCACTCCGCCCCCATCTCTAATGACCTTTTTAACCTTCTCAGCAACCTCTCCAGCTTCTCCCACAAGCCCTAAGGCAGGGTAGACCAGATTAGCCCCTTTATTTGGATAGATTGCAGTTCCAATGGCTCTTTCTTGGTATTCTTGAATTAGCATAATTCGAGTGTGTTTGTATGTTTGTAGTATAGCTCAGAGGGTCTTGGGTAACCTTAGTAGCACAGTTCCCTTTCTTCGGCCTCTCCGTATGCGACCATGTCTCTCCAGCTTTTGAGGGCGTAACCGATGGAGAAGTCTATCGTAGTTGCCCTTCTTCCTATGAAATCGGCGATACAGTTTGTAAGATTTTGGAAAACAACTACGTGGTACGGGAAAATCTCTGTGTTCGTAAAGGGCAAAAACACATTAGTGCATACATTTGGACCCTCTGTCACAACCTGGAATATCCCATCTCCAAAGGGCAGGGATTTCGGTTCTTGTCTGGGGTTATTCCTCAGTTCAACCAAAGTTTGGAACCATTCAAGATCGCTTGAAAATAACGATGGTCTTATTGTAGGGTCCAACCTGTCGGCGTTAACTTTGTAGTTGTAGTAAGCACTTGCATCTACTGTGATCCTTACATTTTTGAGATAAACACCCTGCAGATTGGATTCTCCTTTCTCGGAAATCTCGTTGCTCAAGTATTCTCTAGGGTCTTGACAAATGTTCTGTGTCATGGGATGTCGCTGGTTTGAATACTACATGGCCGCCGTTGTTTATCAACTTGATTGGGTCGTTTCTTAGGACTTCGGCTGTGTTGTTGTGAATCCTGTTCTTCCTGACTGCCCCTTCGTTTTGAAACTCAGGGTGCTTGCTGAGCAAGTCCCAGACGTGCCTTTTGGACTCTATGGAGAAACTACCTAAGTATCTGTCCGTAGCATTGTCTGGGTCATCCGCCATTGGCGGTTCTTCCTTTTCCTCGGAAGGCTGAGAGAGTTCCTTTCTCGACTTTACCTTGCGGTTTAAGTTCCGGTCAAGGTCAAACTTACCGTAAGCGTTGCCATAACCTCCTTGAGAGTTCAAGGGAGTTGCAAGATCGGGAATGTTGGACTCGAATTCTCTCATTAGGTTAGGGGGAGTCTCAAGCTCGGAATGAAAGAATCATCAGACACTTTTCTGACCCCAATGACGTACTTCGTAGTGAAGTAGTCTCCGGGGTTCGGAATCATGTACCCGAACTTTATGATTTGCCAAAGGGAAACCAAATGAAAAGCGTGGGCTAGATCCTCTGACCCACTTACATACAGCTTAGTTAGGAGTCGAGGAGTATACAACTCACACAAACACTCTATGTCTTGTACCGTTCCAATGTAAGCGTACAAGTTGGAGGGGTCTTCCGCAAGAGAGTAACCCAAAGACTCCCATTGTTCTTTGAGTCTGAGTTGTTTTTGGCATTCGTATGTAAATGAGTCCACTTCCGAGGATTGGGTGTATTGTAATAACATTTTTACCCTCAACCTGCGAGTAGGGCTTTCTTCGCCTCTTCTCTGAAGTGTTCTGCTCTGTCAGGAGAATAATTCTTCTTCTCAAGCCATTCGTCGTTGCACTTTGTGTGAGCGTTCTTGATTCTTGAATGCTCTGCACTTTCCAGATCTTCCATCAGAGAATTACCCTCTAAGTGAAGCTCCTCTCCAGCATGACGCATGTTCTCCCAGTTTTCTATGACGTAATTGGCAGCTCCCCCAATCTTGAAGCCATCCCTCATAACAAGCTTCTCCATAATCTCCTTGATGACCTCAGCTGCCGTGAAGGTGGAAGAACCTTGGTTTTCAAGGCTTGTAAGCCGAAAACCTTGTTCATACGCTTTCTTGACTGATTCCCATCTCACTTCCCTAAATCCCTGATAGAAGTGAGTCGTCGGTCTACCAGCTTTAGACCAAGCCTCTTTCATCTTCCTTGTTAAAGTTTGGGCGGAAGGGTCTACTCCGAGAAAATAAAAGTGTTCTAGACACTCCACAAGAAGGTTAGGTGTGAGTTCGGGTATTTCGTAATCTCCCGTCCTTATCATCCACGAGAAGGCAATAGCATTGATCAAAGCTTGAGTAAGGTCTGCCTTGAAGCGAATCCTCTGCCTTGTAGTCCAATACCTTACCTCAACTTGAAGTCTGTTGATTTGAGGATCTTTGGTGTCGTTGATTACTTCCCAAAAGTGGTCTGTGGACAATCGCAAGCACCACAGATACAAAGCCTCAGGGCTAACTCCTAGCTTCTCGGAAAGGTATGGGATATGTGATCGAGGTCTAAGGTCAGGGGATCCAAAAGAGACGGTCCCCTCAAGGTTGTCTCTGTTTTTCAGAACTTCGTATTCTCTGTAGGTGCTGATGAGCTTGATCCTGTCAATAATCCCAGGGTCCAAATCATAGGCAAACTTTGAGTTCCAATCATTGGCATTCACCAGAATGGTGCACTTGGGCCAAATTTGTTCAGCGTTCTGAAACTTTTCCTCGCATTGGAACAAACCGTTTGTGATAAGAATCTTTGTTTCTTCGGCAGCAAGGAACTTCTTTAAAGAAGCCAAGGAGGTGTCGTCTTTGTAAGCAATATCACTGAGGGCTGCAGCTTTAAGGCCAAACCTGTCTTCTGTAGATTTGAAAGTGTGAGTGACAAAACCACACTTGGAAAAAGCTGCGGTCATGCCATTGAAAAGAGTGCTTTTTCCCAAACCTGCATCTTTACCGACAATGACAGCTGCCATACGAGCTGTGTGATCCACTGGTTGCTTTCGGCCTGGCGGCAAATGGTTAGACCTTCCAACCCCAATTCTGCCGACAATCAACTTGAGCATCTCAAGTTCTGCTTTCGGGAAGATGGTAAATACATCTGCCAGAGTTACTTCCCTCAAAGCTGGATCAAACCAGTCTCTATCCGGCACCCAGACTCTTGGGTTGTACACAGGGTCACCACCCCATTTCCCCACAGGGTCAAATGTGTGCCCATAGTCCAAAACTTCATGAATGTTGCGACTCTGCTTAACCTTCTTCATCTTGAGCAGTCTTTCTGTGAAGGAGATAAGCTCAGAATCCCCAGACTTTGGGCGGAACAAGGGAAGCCAAAACTCGCGCACCTCTTCTGAACACAGGTCCGGGTGAAAACAAGCTTCAATTGCTTCAAAGTCATCCTCTTCGGAAATGTCCTGCATAGGGTTGAAATCAGCAGGATAGCGTAGACCCTTGACCATCGGAGGCGGAGAAGGCTTCAAGATTCTGTGATTGCAGTGATTGCCTCCTTCCGTGAGTTCAACAATGAATTTTCTAGAGTTGAGCAAGGACACGCCTGTGTTGTAAAGCTCAGATACTCTTGTCGGGGTCTTTTTCTCTTTTTTGGGCTTTTTGTTGTTCTCTGAAGCTTGATATGAAGCTGCTTTGTTTCTCTCTCTAGCCTCCTTGAGGATATTTCTCTCTTGTTTCGAAGAAGTCTTAAACGGATCGCTCATTGTTGTTGTTTATAATGATTTGTTGTTGTTACGGCCCTACAAATAAGGAGGGGATGAGACCCCTCCTGGTTTGCCTTATTTGAGAAATCCTTCTCAGAAGTCCAGACTGAAAGACTCCGGGCTATCCACGAAATTGGAGCACTTGAGAACCACCTTAACAGCAGGGTTGTTGTTGTAGGTGTAGTGCTCGAGAACCTTAAGGGTAGCAGGAGAATCTGGAGTGATAACGGGCTCAGCAGCAAGCACCTTCTTCATGGATGCGTTGGGTTTTACGATTGCCCAATCCGTAATTTCGGTCTCTTGCTCAACCCACTCTCCATCAACTTGAACACGCACAGGGGCGCAGAATGGCTCAGGAACTTGTACTTGCAGGAAGTAATCTGTTCCGTATTGACCACCCTCTTTGACCCGGTAGGTGGTAACCTTGTAATCTCCTACAGGCAGAGCGCTCACCTTGAGGTAAGGGCCAACCATTCTCTCGGACTGGCTGTATTCACCTCTCTTCGAAAGGTCAGGTGCTGCGTACACCTTGCTAGAAATGGAGTCTGGATTCTCATCCAGGAGCAGGTCCAGAAGATCTGCAGACATTTCCTCTTTAATGTCCTTCTTACGCAGAGGTACAGGCAAGGTGTACACTGTACCCTCGCTTGACACCGTGATGGAAAGCACAGGCTCGGTATACTTGCCAATTTGCTCATCCTTGAAAGAGAACTTGGTTCCCTTGGAAGAGCCTTCTACGACAATTTTGCCAGCTGTCAGCAACACGGGAATGTCTCGTTCACCCCAACGGATTACCAATCCACCGGTTTCAGTGGAAAAGATAGTTGGGGAGTACAGCCTCTGAAAAATGCCATTTGGGTCCGCTTTCACCGTGAAAGTTGAACCTTCTGGGTCCAGCTCATCTCCAGTGAGAGCTTTGTAAATCACGCCTAAAGCTTGTCGGTAGCTCTCAGGAAGAGCTCTGTTAGGAATATCTGTGAAAATCCTTTCGTAGGGCCTAGACTCAAGTCTAGCTCTGTTCTTGTCGTCGAGCTGAGGAGCGATCTTAAAAGTTGTTGCCATGGTAATTGAATGATTTGAAAAAGCGCGATTGCCTAAGCCCCATTGCTTAGCACGCTTACAACTATTATAGAAGTTGGGAAGGCTGGGTAAACTATCTCCCGCCACTTTCCGTGTAAGATCTGTACAATCTGTTTATCTCTTCGGACCCAAGGTTAATCGTTTTGGAGGAATCGTTGAAGAGCCTTGGTGACAAGGGGTCGAACTTGTAAGTTTCCTTCACAAAGTTGTAGAAACCGTCGGAGTACACTTGTGTGGAAGTTGGAGAGATAGGGTTGTATGTGGTTCTCGTAGACTCTGGCACTGAGAAGGAAGGCCCCAACTCCTCGGAGCGATACCTTGAGGCCAGGGCTTCTATAAGGTAGGAATCAACTCCAACAACGGTTCCTCCTTGCGTCCCCGCTTCGGTTTTGAAAGTTACATCGTTGAGACGGAGCACCTTTTGTAAATATGAGAAGAATTTTGGATCCTGAGTGGAGAAGGTCTTTATTTGATCGCTTTGGGAGTACAAACTTTGAGGAGCTGGTGTGGTGGTTTCCTCAGGAGTCGGAGGAAGCTGTGCCGAAGGTGCCGAAGGTGCCGGGCTGGAGACCACTGGCAGTGGAGATGTAAGGTCAGTGGAGATGTAAGGTTTGCCCGGTACTGCTTCTTTTTTGTCTCGTGTACTCGTAAATTGCCACGCATAAGCTTCCCAATCTTCAAGCGTTTTGAGCTTCTGGGAAGAAAAGAAAGAGGTAATGGGTTCTTGGGCCATTGGAACTCCAACACCGAACTTCCGGGATGCTTGGATCGACAATTCAACACCGCCTTGAGTTTGCTGGTATTCTACGGAACTGACTATCCAGTCCTCAACATAATCGCCATAGTAGTTCTTAATCAGGATTATGTCCAAGGGCTTCATCCCTGTCAACACAGGGCACATGAATGTTGTCATTGACAACTTGGCTGTTCTCTCTTCCGTGAACAACATAAGCTTCAGAGGCCCATTCTCGTTATTGTCACTTCTAATGTTTGGCGTGTTAGGGGAACTGTGAATGCCCTCGGGAGCTTTCGCTTTTTTCTTCCCAGTCTTGGCTTGAGAGTCTGGCACCGCTTTGGTCTTCGGGTTAGAGGAAGAGTCCGGAATCTGAGGTTTTCTCCCTAGCATTGAAGACAGTTCTTGGCTCTTCTGCGGAGGTTGCCACTCATAGGTTCTTGACAGAGATTGGATGATTCCAGGAGCTACAGCGTATATGTATCTGATTGTGGGATCCGGGGTCTTACCTTTGGGGATTTTGGCACCGTCTTGAGGGAGAGAGCCTTTCTTGACTTCCCAATTGTAAGGGGAGTATACAACGGCACCCGCTCCGCCCATGTTATTAAAGAATACCATGTTGCCATTGTTCTTCACAAGATTTTGAACAGAATCCATGAAATTGGAACCGTCGGTATAGTTCATTTTAACTATCGACTTGGTCGAATCATCGAGGGCTGTTGGGGTGTACTTGATCAGATTCTGGGCGTCAACTCCAAACTGCTTCCCTAAATTCGAGACAGAGTCTCTGTGACTCATCCCTTTCTCTTGGGCATCGGCCTGCACTGTGGAATACATGTTTGCATTGATCAGTCCATCAAGGAGAGTAACGAGCTTAATTCCAAGCTCCATTTCTTTTCCGTAATTGTCTGATTGTCCTCCCCAGTAAAACTCAAAGGTTATATTCTTGCCACCAACGTAGTAGAAATTGATAACAATTGAATGCTGTATGTACTGTGTTAAGAACTTTTCGTACAAACTGAATCCGAGACCGCTCGGGTTCCATTTCAGAGACCCACTTGGAGTTTGCCCTTGGTCTTCCAAGGATACTCTAGCATCATAGACCAAAGGGCCAAGGGTTTCAAGATTTGCAACTTCTGAGTAAAATTCAGGTGTTTTTTGAGGGCTTGTGAGATTTACAGGACCCCAGTAGACCTCCACTCTTGGGATTATGAGAGAGCTCACTTCTATTGTCATGAATGGTTCCTCGCTTCTTCGACCGCCATGCTTAGCCTCATAATGATGATAGAGGCCAATTCTTCTGGGTCTTGATTAGGTTGTTGATAGATGGAAATTGGAGCGTGTATGGTGGCATTTCCTCCGAATCCCTCTGAAGAATTGGAAGTTACAGTGGATATGGAAGCGTTTGCAGGAGACATCTTTCTCTCCCACTGCCTTGCGGCTGAGGATGAGGAGAAGAACGCCGGATTTCCTGCTCCGAGTCCGTAAGCAACGTGAACGTGGTTGTAATGAGAGCCAGCAGCCAGAGGGGGAACAATCTGTCCGTTTTTGATGGAAAAGCCAAGAGGGGTGTATATCAGCTCCTTAAGATTCGCCCCAAACCTGGATGCTAAGAACCTGGCAAAGGACATCATTTGGGGTGTTGGGCCGCCACCGTTGGAGTAATCTCTAGCTCTGTTGGCGCCGTGCCATCCGGGATCCCCAGGCCGGAAACCACTTGTTAATTGCAGGCCGTAGGATTGAGCCATAGGAGTGAAAGAGTCCACTCCACCCGCTGGACCAGATCCTATACTGTATGTCATCTTCATGCCACCGGAAACCATGGTTTTCTGTATACTGTCCATTTTTCCGGAGATAACCATCAGGGCTGACTTGACAGAGTCAAACACAGCGAGTTTCTGACCCAAACTATCCATTTTACTGGATATGATCATGAGAGCCGATCTCATCGAGTCTAACTTGCTTGGGACCGGAGCTGCATAAGTCTTGATGCTGGTTATGTTGCTCGAACTGATCTTTGAGGTGGAATCGAGAGAGGACAGATGAATGTTTTGGGTCTGGGAGTTTGCTGACAATTGGGCGAGATCTGTGTTCCCTCCCATCAGAGGCCCACCGTAGGAAGGTGCTTTACTTGGAGAGGACTTTGAGGGCACCTCGGTGGTAAAATAGCTCATCCTACGAGCGTGGGAGCTGGCAAATTCTTTCTCCGCTTGTGAGAGCCTGCTACGAGTGTTTTGAATCTCTGTATTCAGAGCCTGATTTTCCCTGCCTCCATTCAATACCCTGCTCAGAAACTGCCTAAATTCGAGTATCTTCAGGTTTGCGTACGACAACCCAATTCTTAGCCCCTGAAGACCCGCTTCCACAAGGAACAGGGTTCCAACGAGAGGGAACATGGCAACCTTCACCGCTATCATTGCCGCTCCCAGGAAGTCAAATCCTTTGGTAGCTCCAACTATCTTATCTTTCAAAGGGGAAAGCAAAGAATTGACTATCGGGAACAGAGCGTTGAACAGGTTTTGAAACATGTACCAAACTTCTGTCAAGATTGGTATGAGGGATCTCAGAATGGGTCCGAAGGTGCCTGTTACGGCATATATAGCCTCACCTAAACCTCTGAACACCCCCTCAAAGAAGTCGGTTACAGGTTTGAAACCTGACAACCACTGACCGATCATCCCCCCAATGATGGCCCCCACCGGACCAAAAGCTGCTCCAACAATCGTACCGACCACTCCAGGTGCTACAGAAGCGAGAGATTCACTGAGACCTTTGCCAGATAACAAATCCCCAATGATTTGGATTGCCGAGGTTACAATCAATAGGGCTGTACCGAATCTTCCTAGAACTTTGAAGCTTCTTGAGAAAAATTCTCCAGTTGAGGATGCCATCCTGCCAAGGAATCCGATTGCTCTAGAAGCTGCAGATGCTTGCGGGGCAACCTTTGCCATCATGCCACCTGCTGGAGGTAGCTGCTTAGGGGTCACATCTATGATGTCATCGTAGAGCCCTCCGACGGACACAGGGGAGACTCCGGAAGCAACTCCCCTCCCGCCGGACATCGTCTTCCTGAGCAACATGCCAAGCAAACCAACAAACCAAGTGAGGATTAGAGGGACCAGACCAGAGACAACAGCCATGGCAAGAGGCGGACCGAAGATAATCCCAAGCCCAAGTAACACAATTCCTCTAAGCTCTGGGGCAGACACCACGGACCATATTATGGACATTAGCTTCGTAACAAGAACTCGGATCCCATTTTCTATGGATCTCTGTGCTCTTTCGATCAGTCGGGGGTTATTCTTGAAGGCAGCCAAGAAACCCTTGAAAAACTCAGATTGAGCTTCCGTCATGGGTCCTTTCGGGTCACCAAGGAACCTTGTGATGGCAATAAACACGTCACCGAGGAATTTATAAAGTTCCCCGGACACTCTACCAACTTGGTAGAAGATTCTTTCCTTGCCCAAAGCGGCATCCTTGTTCATATCGGATGCTATATTTCCTAGAGTTTCCGCAAGAGGCCCCATGATCTTGTCGGTCATGTCAAGGGCTACTATGGCAAATCTATTCCAAATCGGGCCAATCGCATTCAAAACGTTGGTGAAATTCCTAACAATCTCACCGAATACCATAGAGAAAGCTTTGAAGGGGTTGCTAATCTTTTCCTCTCCTTCCTTGATCAAATCAGCGAGCTTCTTTCTGTTGTTTTTTCTGTCTATTTCAAGCTGTTTGATCCTCAACAAGGTCTCTTCGTCTGTCTTACCACTGTCCTTCAACTGCTTCAGTTCAAGGTCATATCTTTGCATTCTTCGGTCAAAGATCTGCTTCAACTGCTCATTGACCCTTTTTTGTTCCTTATCAGTGAAGGTGGAAGCCATACCAAACAAACCAACCGAAGGGTTTGATATCGTGTCTCCAAGAGCTTGTAGTGAGCCTGTTAAGCTTGTCGACATTGCTTCAATGCCTTCCTTAGGCATGGCCACTTGAAGGGCTTTCTTGAGGGCCTTGAGCCTCTCTGCCTCTGTTTTCAAGGAAGACACCCTAGCAGCTTTCCCCCCAGCCCCTGCCGGTCCGCCCGCAAATCCCGCATCCTGAAGAGCTTTCATCAGAAGAACGTTGTCGGTGAAGAAGTCCATAGTGGTGTCTATCTTACCTCTGGTAATCAGACCTTCAACACCCTGAGCAACCCTGAAGGTTGCCGTGCCCGTACCTTGGGCAAGCAAAGCCACCTGACCGAGCAAGTTTGCGTACCCTTTCGACATGTCCCCAATTTTCTTAGGATCAACCTTTCTTACATCGGCCCCTTTCTCGATGCCTTGTGCCTTCATCAGCAACGGAATAAGGGTGTCAGAAGTGTACCTCTGCAGCTCAATCACAGTTCCAGTGGGAGCAGCAGAAGTTCTAATTTCCTCAGCAACTGCCTGGTCAATCTTTTTGTAGTATTTTCCAGCTTCGGCGAAGGTTACGGAACCCCCTGCTCCTCCACCCTTATAACCAGCCATACCCAAAGCACCCATCATACCAGACTGAGCTCTGATATCCGACATTTCGTCCTTGGCTGCTTCGTTGAACTTTTTAAGGAAAAAGTTTGGCAGGGACCCAGCAGTTCTCATGACTAAGTTTATCCCTCTCTCAAACCCCTGAGCTATGCCATCTCCTATCAAGGCGAATGCATTCGCTTGCAACATCGTAGAGAGCAATCCTTGTGTTTGCCCGAAACCTCTCTGAGGCTCTCCCGCAGATCTCTGCGCAGCCGAAGCAGCTCTTATGTAGTCTTCCAAAGACTTTGTGGCAGAGTTCCACTTGTTGGACTCCGCTCTTGCAGCATCAAAGCTTGAATCCCCTAAGGACTTATTCGCTTTCGTAGCCTCTTCAACCCTCTCCTTATACTTTCTCAGACTTTGAATACTCTGGAACAATGTGGAATTGTAATGGGAGAATTCTTTTTGAGTTAAGGATATTTCCTGTCTCAGAGACCTCAGGTCTTCGGTAAGTTTCTTGTGGGATTTTGAGCATTCTTCTGCCGTCTTTGCAATCGAAGAAAAGCTTGATTTGTTGCCTGATATTTGAGATAGGGACTTTTGTAAAGAATTTAAGGAGCTTGTTACCTTTTTGAGGCCAGGGGTTATATTGTCCTTAAAATTCCCGACCAGAGTGAACGATCTTTCTTGGGCCATGCGTTACCTCTTCTGGATCAAACCTTTGTCAATTTGAGACTTCACGGCCTCAGATACGGATTTGAAGGGTCCAGGGGAACCCGCCAAAACCTTGGAAGCAATGTCTCTCCCACTTTCCACCTGATAGGAGGGAACCTGAGTCAAACTCACATCAACAATCGCTCTCGTTGTTTTGCCGTCAAGGTCCCTCATTTTCTCTTGGACTTTGATACTTTTGATAACAAAGAAACCACCTTCTTGAAGACCTGCTCCGTACACCTTCGAGTTGGCTGTAACTCTGTACACCGGAATTTGAAGGTATCTCTTATCCCTGCTAATTGTCATTGTTAATAGCTCTTCTAGAGCCAGGATCTTATCCTCTACTGTCTTACCGAGAGAAAAACCCTCAACAAGGGCACCGTTGAGTGTCAATTCTCTCATACCTCTTACACCCCCTATCACAGGAGCTTGGTTTGCCCCAAAGATCGGCACCCTGTCAGCTTGAGCCGAAGTCTCCCAGGAAATGTCTTCTGGGGAGCATATGAAACTCCACCCTACCTTAGTAGAAGGCTTCTTTGAGGTTGGTGGAGAGGCTTCGTCAGCTGGAGTGGGGGTATTTGGTTTAGCTCCGGGATTGGGAGCGCCAGCTGGGGGTTGACTTGGGGCAGCGGGAGTGCTGTTTCCGACAGAAGAAGAGATGGCCTCAGGTTGAGCGGAAGAGATGGCTGGTTCGATTGTGAAAACAACATCGGCTCCCCCTCTTTGAGAGCCATGGGCGTACCCTCCGTAGTTAGCCCTCGGTTCCAGAGAACCGCTGTCTCCGGGGAAGTATTGGCTTTTGGCAACTGTGGAGGAGGTTGGTATCAGAGAGTTAAGGAGTCGATTAGCTCCCAAGGATATACCAGAGTTGGCAAGGTTCCCCACCAATGTTCCAGCTGGTCCAAGAGCCTTGGAATTGACAATTGAATTTGTAACTACTTGACTCAGGGCTCCAACTCCCGTGGACAAAAGCCCTGGCGTAACTATAGACCCAATAAAGTTGGAAGATACATCTGCCAAACCCAAAGCTTTTCTCGCTTCAGCCCCAAGAGTTTGGTTCACTGCAACACTCAGGGTTGACGAAGCAAGATTGTTAACCAATCCGTCAACTGTGCTGTTTATCAGGCTGTTCTTGGATACTCTAACCGTCGGTATAACCCCACTGAATACGGGCATATCTTATCTCCAACCTTGGCTGCGGACTTTCTTGTCCAAGGACTTTACCTTGTTGTTCCCAACTCTCTTCACACCCTCCTTTTCCAGAGTGCTCAAGGATCCTTCGGACATTCTGTATGTCGTCAACCACCCTTTACTTGTGGGAGCAATTTCGAATATGAACAGATGGCCTTCATATTCAAAGGTTCCAGAAAAAGTGCCATCTTCTTCCTGAAGGAAGTTGTTTTCAGATGAGGGGAACTTTCCTTTCTTGCTTCTTATTCTGCTCACTCTTGCTCCAAAAGAATCCTCGATTACCTTACTTAGAACTTGCTCAACTTTCTCAGCGGCACCAAGGTTGTCCTCAAGGAAATCAAAACTCTCGGTTGTCTGGTCCCCCAAGAAAGATATTGCATCAAGGGAGTGTATAGAGTCAATGTCAGGCCACTCTAATGGGTCAACTTTTGACAAAGACTCCACAACCTCCTCTAACTCCGCAGCATCAAGAAATTCCGTGCCCTGCATCCTTGAGATCAAAGGTAGCATGGACACTGCTCCATCTGAGTATTCGTGATAAAAGTGAGCGAGGTAGGACTCTGGTATGTTTTCCGGAAATTTGCCACTGGAATCCATAAGAGTGCTCAACCCTTTAAGATAAGTGCTTAAAAAGTAATGGTCAGCTCCCATCAACAATGCTACTCTATGTAAACTTACCCCCTTCCAAAAACTCTGTTTATCCAACAAGAAGCTTCCGTCTCGTTGAACTCTGAACAGATGTCATACATACGCAAATTATCATCGCTCGTTTTTACCATCGGCCAAGGAGCCCAATGAAGAGTACATTCATGGGAAATGTTCAAACCTTTCTCCCTCACAGTAACCTTCGCAACGTAACCTCCTTCCAGAGGATTGCTTCTCTCCGAGACGAATTCTATCTTGTCTGTGAAAAAGTCTCCATACGACAACAGGTGTTTGGAAAATTTGACTTGAGTCTCCGCAATGTCTTTCACAACTCTATCCGGAGTTCCGATGACTTCAGACACAATGTGTTCTCCGGCATTTGTGAAACTCCCGGAGAAGTAGTCTCTTAGTATTTCATTTTTGTTTACAAACCTTTGGTCTCCCCTTGCACCGACCATATCGTTGTAGCTTTCAACGAAATCGGCATCTCTTTTGTTGTCGAAACTCAACTTGTTCATCAAGGCATACAGGAAAACCCTAATTTCAAGCAAACTCTCGATGATCTTTTTGAGGAAAGTTTCTTTCTGGTTGCAGACCAGCGGGTACAATGCTCTGACGTCTCCACTCGTTGCAAAGATCAGAGCGTCATAAGCCGTGACCTTCTCGCTGTAGTCCCGGAATTTCACCTCCACGAGCCCCAAGAGAATGCCCTGGTCCACCCCGTTGCGTAAAGGTCCAAAGTCGTTTGCCACAAACACGATCGCCATGAGCAGGTCTTTCCTGTCACATGCTTTCACTGCTCCGACTTTTTCAAGGAAACTGGAAACTCTCATTACAACACAGTGGGGGCTTCAAGGTTAATTTTTACAAACTGCTTCAAGGTTTGATCAAAGTGGTCACTCAATATGTTCGGGGCAGGGTCGTTCACGCACTCCACAAGTTGTGAGAACCAAGGGGCCACCTTCTCAACAACAAAGTCTGTGTTAGGTTCACAAAGGTCAAACAGACACTTTGGGCTTCCAGGGGGCAAGTTGTCCCCCATGTCACCATGTTTCACTTTCCACTCTGCGAGGTTTTTGGGGTGGTCAAGATCAAAACCCATTTTGTGTTTTGTGTGTTCAATAACCCCAAGATTGCCAACTAGCCTCTCTTGTATCTTCTCCCTTGCAAAAGGTACTCTAGTGTTTGCAAAGTACACCCTGTGGTCTTCGTCAACCAACTGGCTCCAATCTCTGTCCAAAGTTGACATGAGTATTTGGCGCTTTCTAACTACGCTCTCTGGGCTGCTGTCCCTGCTAAGCCTATATATGCAACCCATGATGTCATCAGCTTCGAAACCTTCTTGAGAAAACACAGGGAAGTAATTGTTGACGTACTCCCAGCCAATGTCGTGAATCCTCCAGAACTTGTCGTCCTTTTCCTTCCTGGTGCCCTTGTAGTTTGTTGGTATGCTGGACAGCTCAACCTTCTCCTTCTCAGCATAGTTCATCCAGGCTGTTTGGACCTCTGCAGAGCGTCTCATATATCGGTCTCTCCAGTAGTTGCCAGTGTCCTTGAAACGAGAGTCTGCAATTACAACGATTCTGTAGGGGTGTCGAGGTAGCATGTCCGGTCCCCTATTGATTCTCAGAGCCCAAGCCCCCTTGATGAGTTTGTCTTCCACATCTTCGGAAAAGTCACCTTCTATGGTGTTCTCAAACCAGTACTTTACGGCATGCAAGTACACGAAAAAGTCAACGACCACTAACGGCGCAGGGCTAAAGTCCAGCTTGATATGGTTCTCTAACTTGGGTCTGTTCATGAGATTCTCGGCATGGTGAGTTCCATATAAAAGGTCGGATAAACTCTGTTTGTTTCCCCGAACCATTCCCCATTATAAAACTCCCAAATTTTCACCTCGTTAGGGTTGAACTCCCCAAAGGAGTCTTCGAAAGCTACGAGATAAGGGCCATTTTTTGTTGGAAGATCCTCCAGAAGTTTCCAAGTGCCTCTGATAACCTGATTGTTCATTTTTCTAGGGTTTCGGTGTGGAAGTAAGCTTCGTAGGTTAATGGTAAAACGTCTTTGATAACACTTTTGATGGCTCTTGCAAGTTCGCAATGCTCATGTTGAACTACTCCCTCTTCGTCTCTTACCATCAAATAGTGGACAAATGACCTTACGTCTCCAGTTACATAGAGTCGGGTGTACACTCCCTGAGGAAGTACGAATCTTGCAACTTCCTTCGCCACCCCCATGTCTATGAGGTTGGTGTAGGCTTCTATGGAAGCCTTGTAGGCATTCTCCATTTCTCTTTTCATGGAAGCTGTGAGAAATTCGCTCTCAGTGGGAATGCTTTTTTGTCTGTTTTTGGAGTCTTGCTCTCGCGCAATTTCGGGGATGTAAAACATTTCCATATAGGCGTTCAACCCAGAGGTATGTTTACGCATTAGCTCCTGGTTTTCGTACCTACCCGAAAATTGCTGAAACTTGAACGACCTGTGTCTCAGAACTTGTATGGAGATTGCCAAGGGAGTAACTACTTCTACGGTTAAATGGCCGTGTTCAAACACACTGACGTGGCCTTCCCTTTGACAGTACCTTAATAGATTTACAATGTTAGGGTTTTCCTGGTTCTTGCTCGTGACCCTAGCAATGTAAGCTATAACTTCTTCGATATTTGGGGTTGCACTGACTAGGCGAGCTTTTGATGACCCTTCGATACTCCAGATGTTGGTATTTTCCATTTCAGAATCCTAGGTCAATTTCGTCTGCTTCAACCTTCGAAGGGTCGTACTCTCCGGCCATGATTTGCATCAGCTTCAATGTGCTCATGCAGTCCACCAAAGAGTCGTGCGCCATTCCAGCACCGAGCTTTGGCAACTTATGCCACCTTAGACCCTCTTTCTTCTCGTTCCACTCTCCCTTGAACTCGGAATACTTTTCCATGGCACAAGAGATGCCAGATACTTTGGGAACCTTCAAAGAATACTTTTTGAACAAACTCCACAGAAGCTTGATGTCAAAGCCACTGTTGTAACACACAACGTGCTTGTCTTCTAATACGAAGCTCAGAAACTTTGCAACTTGGGGGAATGTTGGCAAAGACTCAACATCTTCATTGGTGATCTTATGGATACTCATGACCTTTTCTGTCATCGGCTTGTTAGGCTTGACCATTACCGAAAGCAAAGGTCTTCCTTTCACGTTGATGACGCTGACCTGACATACTTCGGTATCGGGATCTTCACTAGGCAGTCCCGTGGTTTCAGTATCAACAATCACGGTGTTGGGGTCGGAGAGCCTTTCTATAGCCCATTCTTGAGCTCTGCTTTTGAACTCACTAAACTCTAACTCTGTGGGTTTCACTGCTTCAAAAAGTGTTTTTAGAGGGGTGTACTCAACCAATAGTATAGTCCACAGAGCCCTCGGGTAACTCGTTCACCGAATAATAATCCCTGTTGATCCTTTCTTTCCACTCCAAAACCTTAGTGAAGGCCAAGATGAGATCTGTAGAATATCCATGCACTCTTTCCTTGTCGTCTGGACCGTCCGAAAGGCAAAACTCATACACTTCTTGCCCGTTTGGGCTCTTGATGGTCGTAATTTCAAGTTTCATTAATCGTATCTGATTGGTAGTATACCAAAGTCCTCTGTGTCATACAGTCCCCTGTCAATTGACTTACCACCGAGCCTTCTGTAAGAATACACTTTACCCGTGAAAAAGATCCTCTCATTTCTTTCCGGGATTTTGCCTATTTTCGAGAACTGCTTTCTCAGAATCCACAAATGGTCAAGGTATAGGGACTCTCCAAGAGGTATGGGAGTGACAATAACATTCACCAGACAGAGAGAGTCTAGATCCTTACGGGTACTATGTTTCCTAAGCTCCTTGATCCTCCCTGAACAATGAACTTCGGTTCCCTTGAGAAACTTTAAATCTTCTCTTTGTCTAATTACTGTTGATTCCTCAAGCACTCAAAGCAAGACTCTATTTCAATTCTACCCTCGAAGAAATCGGGTAAAGTTATCAGCATGTGAAAACAACCTTTATGCTGGGTAAAGAAACTTTCGGTCTGAACAAGGGAGAATACGCCGACAAGCTAGGGAGAATCATTAACAACTTTCCCGTCAACTCACGGCTCATTGGGGAGCCTCGGGAATTTGTGCTGAGGTCTTGTCGCCTGGTGCAAACGTGGGAGAAGTTGGCTAATGACCCAGAGGTGCGGCTCTATGTTAGAAATATATCCATAGCTGGGGGAAGGAAGGTCAAACTCTTGAGCCTTGAGTTGAACCATACTAAGCAACCCGTTCCCAAAAACAAGCTCATGGACGCTCTTTTTCCACCTAAGAAGATTAAGTCTTCGGCAACTTCGGAGGAGAGCCACTACAACAAGGTCAAATCTGCAATGAGGTTTGGAGTTGGGGACCAACTCAAAGATTTCAGATCCAAAGCCAAACTACCTACCGTGTGCTATATATCCGGGAAAGAACTTCGCAGGGGAAACCGTATAGATGTGGACCACGTGGGAATGTCTTTCTCTGAGATAGCAGATTCTTTTTTAGCCTCAGAAGGTCTTGTTTACACTGACGTTTATTTGGTTGGCCCTCCCACCGCAAAAAGATTCAAGGACCCTTTCCTATGGGAAAGGTGGCAATCCTTTCACAAGGAGAAGGCCCAATTCAGCTTGGTATGCGCCTCTGCTAACCGCTCTAAGGGAGCAGGAGACTACAAAACCCCGGAAAGTCTGTACGGGAGTTTTTCACGGGAAGACCCCGAAGATCTAGCCTTGGACTTTTAGGTCAGGGTACGACCTGGGTATATTTGAAGGTGACTGTGAATGCCGAGGGAGAAACGCCTGTGTTCGTCACTCTGAAGAACATTCCAGAGGTTGTGTAGAATGCTGGCACTGGCACGAAGCTAATGTCGTACACTGAGAGAGAAGTGACAGCTTCTGCTGCGAACCCAGTACTTGCGCAGGGGTAAGGAGCACCCGGAAGTGTCCGAGTATCCGAACTTCTGCCTGCACTTGTAGTGTATCCCCGAATCCAGGCACTCGAGGGTGTTGTGGTGCCTGCAGATATAAGGAAAAACAGAGTCCCAAAGTCCAAGTTGAAATCTTGGTAAGACCCTGCGTTCAGCGAAGCTGTTGTGAAGGTGAGGGTTTCTACGGTTGGAGTGGGAGGCACAGGTGCTGCGGCCCACTTCATCCCCAAGGGCTCAGCAGGATCAGCAACAAGGTACTCACCTGTGTCTCCAAGAGGTAGTATATCTGGAGTGTTCGGCCCCGAGCCTACAATCAGGTCGCCCTTGGCATCGATAATGGAGTTCTGAATCGAATCTGTTGTGGGAAGTGGAGCCCACTTCATCCCCAAAGGTTCGGAGGGGTCGGCAAAAAGGCACTCTCCAGTATCTCCGATTGCCAGAATGCTTGGGTTGTCGTTGGACTGACCCACAATCAGGTCACCTTTCGCAGCAATTATAGAGTTCTCAATGTAGTCCCCACCTGGGCCAGGGTCACCCGACCCTGTTGTAATCCATGAGGATCCGTCCCATATTTTGAGCAAAGGGTTACTCTCGCTTGTTGTGTCAAGCCAAAATTCACCTTTACAGTTCCCCGCATATCCGGCAGGATCGGAATTTGGAGGGTCGGACCCTACGAAGCAAGGGCCAATCTTAACCAACTCCCCATTATTGCTGTCGGAAAAGTACAGTCCGGGTTCGGCCAAGTTGATGTTGATGGCTGGTTGTCCATCTAACAGCAAGCTTGGGTTCGGCCTTTTGCTAGCTACAGAAGACCTGAGAAGTTGGATCGGAGTGATTATGTCTGAGCTGCTTGATGGCGAAGGCATTTGGATAGCGGTTGTAAATGCAATAAGTTAAACTTACCCGGAAAACGTTATATTTTCACTACCACTATCATCCCGTGGTTGGGGTGCTCATTTATGACAGTACTGATAGCTTGCTGCTTGTACAAGTAGTATATGTTGTGAAGTCCAGGGGTAAGGGATCGAGCCCATTGGGACCCTGCTGTTGTGTTAATTAATTGGCACTCTCCGTAGAAAGCGTCATCCGGAGGAGCCGTTGTCGAATCTATTCCTGGAGCCACATATATTACACACTCGTAGGGAGAAGAAAGAGGATTGTTGTAAATGTCCAAGAACGCTGTAACCAAGGTGTTATTAGCTTGAACGAAACTCACTCTTGGGGCAACAGGATAGACCGAGCTTGGGGGAGTGGCCCAGCTTAAAGTTGGATAGTCCCAAGAGTCTCCGAAGAAGTACACAGCTCTTGCATCGTACAAATTATACAAATTTGCAAGATAGACTTTCGGGAATCCTGAGCTTCCTGATCCAGAGACAACTCCGCCAAGTGAGATGGTGGAATTGCCAGCTGTGGTTGTGCGGATCACTCCCACCAATCTCTTTCCAGCCTCTCCCGATTTGTGAGGTATGCCATCTTTGTACCCTCTTGAGGGTGGCGTTGAATCGTTGACCCAAGGAGAGAAGTCTGCAGCCAGAACAGGAGTCAAAAGAGTTCCGGAGTTGTAAAGATATATGTCGTAGAGGGTGTTGGCAGCGAGAGAGCTGAGAGAGAAAGATGGTATTGTGATAGTATCAAACTTGAGAACGTACCACCTTGGATACAAACCACTGGGCTCATACAAAGCAATCTCATTTCCATTCCAAGGGTGCACATACAGGGTGCTTCCGCTTTGGTCTGAGGACGGTACAGCTGAAGTAGAACTGAGACTTAATCTCAAGTTCACAACATTCTTGACGGAATCTCCCAGAGCTTGAATAAGGGTTGCAGGAGTGACTGCAAGGGTGTTAGAAGTGAATTGCTTCACTTCTTCATTCGTGGCAATCTCAATAATGCCAGCTTGAGTTTCTGAGGCCAGAGGGAAGTTCTGTATCTGGCAAGATTCTCCTATGATGAGGTTGTTTTCTACAGTAAGATTGTCAACAACTAGGTTCGGGTAGTAGGTTGGAATGTCAACTCCGCCAAACGGATTTCCGATGTCTGCAACGCTCGTTACAGAGCCAGTTGCCAGATCTGTCAAACCAGCAGCACTTACGAAGTACCCTTCTTGGTTGAAGCCGGTTGCATACACCCTTCCGCCCAAGCTGTTGGTGAAGTAGTATGTAAACTGGTTTTGTACGGAGAGATCTCCTTGGTAGCTTGGGAGAGCCTTCGTGTAATTCAAGAAACCAGCCCACTCCCATGAGTGACCAAACATTCGAATTATGGTCGGTCTTCTGAACTCTATGGGCCAATTTGATAGCAGGGAAGCAGCTCCATCAGGCACATAGCCTTTCATGTCAACGTTCGATGCTGGGTTCAACTCCCTGTTTGCCGTCGTTGTTGGAGTCAAAATGTCTTCTGCTTCGGAAAGTGAGAAACCAATTCCGAGCAAGAACTGAAGAACCCCTCTATAATCCGTTGAAGAGGTGTACTGGGCTTTAATGAGAGGGTCGCTCACCCAACAAGTGGAAAGATTATAGCCGCAGTTTTGAGTGTACCCGTCTCCATCAGTATCGTTGTCGAAGTATACGGATGGAGCAAGGGTAGAGAAGTAGTCGTAAGCGTTGTAATCGCTTGGCATGTGAACGTACGACTGATTCCATTTGTACGTGTCAAACAGAGTGTCGGAGTTCTGAATCAAGCAAGTGTAGTGCTTATTCTGATATCTAACCGTATCTCCAGGTCTGTAGAACTTGCCTGCACCCCAAAGATTCGTAGCGTTTGATCTTTGAACAGTTATCTGTACCTTTTTCACCACCGGGTCATTTCCGATGGGGATCGGACCGGACTTGTTCACAAGCACCATGTCTTCTTCCGGAAGAAGGCTGTCAATGCCTCCTTCTGGACCAACAACTGTCTGAATTACATAGTCTCTGAGGGGAGTCCTTACGTTGTTGTCAGTATTTGTGACTATGAGTGAGTACCTTCTTTGGTCAACGGATCTGTTGTCAACCAGGCGTCGAATGTAGACCCTATTCCCCGCCAAATCCGGATTAATTCCGGATCCTGGTGTTTCTCCTGAGTCGCTTTCTAGGGGTACGGTGATTTCAATCTCATCTGGCTGAGAAGAATTCCAGGCGGAGGCTGTGAGAGGAGATCTCCAGTCTGGCCCGACAGGGTTTTCTACCCACAAGTAGCTTCCAGCCCGGAGAGAGTAATTCTTGGAGTTGAGTATCTCAGGGTTCCCTGGAGAAGAAGGAGAGTCAAGGAGAGGTTCAGTTAGGACAAGAGTGGTTGCATTGTTCGCTACACCGGAGTCAATCGTTCCAATGTAGATGGACACTACGTTGAGAGTTTGATCCGTCAAGTTTGTAGCAATGCTTATCGACCCAACATTCCAGTTTGTGTCTTGTGGGAAGGCTTCTGATCTATATCCCTCTGCCAAAGCTGCACAGCCACCGAAAGAGCTGTTTGAGTTGGTTATAGAGATCTCTCCGCCACTCTTCGCCCAATGGTGAATGCCCTGACCGATCGCAAAAACTGAAACTTCCTGAATGAATGCCCCATTTGAGGCTTTTATGTGGAAGCTCTTTTTCAGAGGGTCCATCCTGACATTGTTTGGATCCAAAGAGATGTAAGTGGAGTAGTTTGTGATTGTGTTGGTCCATGTTTTTGGACCGGTATTATACCTCTGCCAGCAAGTCAGGTCTTTTTGGATGCTTACCCCAGTGAACTGGGCTGTTACAATAGACCTGAATCCGGTGACATTTGAACCGTTGGCATCTATGCCGCACAATCCGTAAGAGGACCTGACAGAGCAGTTGAAGATATAAGGAGATGATCCGAATACTCCGTCTGTGTCCTCTTCAGGGGAACCCTGAGGGGCAGGGGCAACAATCTCAGTTTCTCCAGGAGCAACAATCTGATTTGGGGCGTCTTGGTCGAATACCGTTTGTACCTTGTTGTAGTAAGAGGTCAGATCTGAGTCTGAGACAAAAGAGAAACACTCCAATAGGTGGTGGCTTTGGTTGTGTCCCAGTTTGTCCTTAAAAGTGAAATTGAAGAAAAACGCTCCTCCAGTAACTCTAAGGATAGAAGCTCTGTCATCTTCAATGTCTCCTGTTCGATCTGGAACAAAGGTTGGACGTATGACCGTCTTCCTCAGGTCTTCCCCAATTACCGAAACTCCTCGTGGAAGGATTATGCCGCCAAAGCTCGAGCTGTTCATGGCTCTCAGGGCTTCCGCGGAAGGTGTTGTTCCATTTACCCAAGGGAGCACAGAGTTGCTTCCAAGAGCATTATCAATGATGTGTTCCCCTGTGGAGCACTTGATAACGAATCTGTCGAAGAGTTGAGAATCGCTGCCAAGAGCGATTTGAATCCTGGCAACTTCAAGAGCTGCTCTGGCAATAGTCTTAAAGGGTCTCTGGGGTGTGTAACCAGCAACTGTCATCTGGTTTGTGATTACCGGTGTCACTTCAGAGTTGTACACCCCTGTTACATACTCGTCAGATCCAATCTCAGGGTTCACATACAATGTGTAGGACCCTGTTAGCAACTCGCTACTTAGGTCTACTGGGCCGTAGCTAACCTGAGCCCACTCATCGTTTATACTGATGAAAAGGGTGTTATTTTCGGAGTTCCAGTACAAACTGCCCTCGGCAGCCTCATTATTGCCTGTCCCAATTACCGGTTCAGTGGCAGATTGAGGAACAATGGGCTTCAAGCTCATGGAAGTGGAGCCTTCAATAGAAAGCCCAAATCCTTTCTTAACCCAGAGCAGAGAGTTTGAGGTTCCGTTGAAAAGGAAAGCATCCGACTCTGGAGCATTTGGCCATGTGTAGGAGTTGAAAGCTCCTTGGTTATTTGTTTTGACCACCCCTGAGGCTGTCGTCGGATTGAAGGATATCGTACCGTCTGAAGCTATGGATACTCCCGGACCTTGCTTAACACCCTGGGGTTGTCCTGGGAGAACAGGACCTTGTCCGTTGTCTCCCATTAGCAATTGAGCTCTAGTTAGTCCCACTGATGAACATAAAGATTGTAATGATTTTTACCCCTCAGTTACTCAGGAGTCCCGCTTCATTTGCCAGGGATAGAACTATCCCAGGACCCCAACTCAAGAAGTTGGGCCCGTATATGCTCGGATTGCCACAGGAGATAAACTCGGAGTTGCCAATTACCCGCAAGTTTACAGTGGTTCCAGCAAGCGGGGGATCTCCGGAACCAATGAAGGTGATGACCGAATTCGATATCTGATAAGAGACACCAGGGATTTGTATCACGCCTCCAAGGCTTAAAATGAGATTGTCTTCTGTGACAGAGGAAGGATTGACAGGTTGTCCGTTGTATGTGAGCGGGAAGGAGACACTTGCACCATCAAACACAAGAGTGTCAAGAGAGTAGACCTTGACCGGGTAGATGGATCTCAGAGACCAGTAAGAACCGGAAGCAAAGACTCGTATGTCAGAGCTTGTATTTGCTGGGGGAGCCCCTGTAAAGTTAAAGATTATTGTCTCTGGAGACGGTCTTTCAATTGAATAGGAGAATGGAGACAGGGGACTGGTCGTTGACAAGGGAACTTGCATAACCCCTCCGAGGAACACGAATGTGTTGGAGGGTGTTATTTCGGTTGCAAGCAATCCTGTTATGTCTGATGGGGCAATAGCAGACAAATCCACCGTAAAGGAGGATCGGGAACCGTCAAATGGTTCAATGAATTTGAGAGTGAAGACTTTCAAAGTTTTCGAAGAATCAGCACTCGTGATAACCCTTACATTTGCAACCAGATCTTCCAGTGGAGAAGCAGAGAATTGTATTGAGTTGTTGACGATTACGTAATCTTCCAAAGGTACCTGAGCTACGCCCCCCACTGTGACAATCACTGATTCGGAAGACAACTGATCTTGAGGGATCGGTAGGCCAGACCTGCGAAGTTCGAATGACAAAGATGTTCCATTGAACTGGGTCGAAATATCGTCTGCGGAGAACACGGATACCTGGGAAGGGAATTCCACGTATTCTTGCTCTTCATACAACTGCTGATTGCCCTGATTAACAGTTGGAGAGGTTGGCTCAAAGTAAGTTGCAGTGAGAGCTTGTCTCTGAGGGCCGAATTGCACAATTTCTCCCTTGTCGTTGATTCCGGTAACAGTTAACTTGCCGCTCCACAAAGTGTACGCTTGGAAGTCAGCAGCCAACTTTCGAGTGATGTCGGTGGACTGGAATCTTGGTAAGCCTCTGGAGTAGTTGTAGTAACCCGAGAAGGTCCAAGTGTGGGTGTTTGCAATGATTGAGGAAGGTTGGTTGAATTCCAACGGCCATTTACCAGTCGAAATTGCATATCCATTGACGGGTAGTATAGAATTCAAGCTTTCTATGGACAACAACCTTTCTCCCCAATACTTTGGCTTGAGGTAAGGCAGCATAACATCATTGGCATATCCCATGATCTCAAAGAACCTGAGAACGGATCTCTTGGTGTTTGTCCAAGCTGGGTCGTAAAGATTTGCCTCTGGTAGAGAGTTTGTGGAACACACAATCACTTGGGTTTGCATGGGCCATGTGTAGCTCGTCCCGTTTTCCGGGATTGAGGAGGTGTAGGAGCTATTGTCAGGGGTTAAGCGGATGCCTCTAACTATTGAACCGTTTAACCCAATTACACGTATGTACTCATAAGACGCTCCAGACCTCAAAGCCAGGACGGATACTTTTTGTCTTGGGTTTGGAATACTTGTTGGAGACAATACTGAGAACTCAATGACTGCAGGCCTGTACCTTCTTGGCCCGCCTGTTTCAGTGGATAGTAAAGCCAGTTGCTCAGATTGAATTAGAGTGGTTGGGGTTACAGTGTATGTGGTCGGCCCATCTTCTGTAGAGGACAGACATATCCCGAGACTCGCCGAACTGTCATCTCCATCAAAGCAATCCTGAGTCGAGTAGGCAGGGTAGGGAGATGTGGCTCCTCTGAAATATACTTCTGAGGGGTACAGGGAAGCGTAAGGGTCTGGGCCATAAGTCCCCTGGAAAGCTCCAGAGACTATGTCTTGTCTTTCGGTGACACTTGAGTCAACGAAAGGGGAGTAGGGCTGATACGGTGCAAGAGAATAAGGACCAAATTCTCCGTTGAAGGTAGGAGTTTCTCCGTAGTATACGGAGCTCCACATATTGTTCTCCGCAACGTACCAGTTTCTTTCTTTGTGGGTGACGTATGTTCCAACCGGGTTTTTGAAGTTTGTCCCTTGGACCCAAGGCCTGCTGTAATCGGAGACTGTGACTGCCACGTAGTAACTCAGATCCTGGTTGGTATCTGCGAGAACGTAATTGAATTGGGGAGAAGAGGCTAAGCTTCCGGTCCCTACCGCGTCCACGGTGAAGACCCTTCCCCACCCTCCTGAAATACCAGGGTCAAACTGAACATTTGGTCTGATTAGATTGGATCCCAGTTGCTGACTCGTCTGGTTCAATCTCAAAACAAAGCCAACTTGAGGGGCAATGGAGTTGGGATTCGTGTTGCTCAGGTACAAAGTGTAGGCCCTGTCAAACTCTGGCCTCGGGTCTTTGAACCTTCTGATGTAAGGCACACCGAGCAATGGCAAAAGTGTCGGGTCATTTGGAATTGTGCTATCCGAAGCCCTGAGCCTGAGGCTTGCGAACCTGAGAGGGTCATCTAAACCTGTGACTACCGTGGGGCCTCCGTCCGTTGCGAAGAATCCTCTGTAAGTGCATTGTTCTGTTTCAACCCATAGAGCACTCCCGGGAGCGAGGGAATAAGGCAACAAGAACCCAGGAGAGAAGTCGGCACTCAGCTCAATGATTTGGACTTCAGGGTCTTCCGGGTCAAGGTATATGTTGAGGATCTTGGATCCGAGAGACAACACCTTTTTATTTTCTGGGTTCTCAGCCTGAGATTTGGTCAAAGCAAGAGGTCTCTGTACCCCTTCAAGAACGAAACCTTTGCAATTTTCATTGGCCCCTCCAGTGCTGTTTATGCCTTGGAATCCCTCTGATTTGAAGGACATGGAACCGAAGTTAGAAGTGCTGTTTGTCAGGTTACACAACCCCCCGTTCAAAGCCCACACCCCGATAGCGGTACCGATTGTATACACGGATTGCAATTGAGCATAGGCTCCATTTCTCACTCTGAACCCGAAGTGTCTGAAGTCCTCGTCGATGTCTACGATACCTATGTTCCTCTCTTCACCAGTTACAGTTTCGGACAGGTTTTTGTAGTAGTACCGTATGTTGTTAATTGGGGTGGAGTTGAGAAGAGACAACTGGCTCTCTGTCGACACATCAAACAAGCTCTCTGGTCTGTCTGTAGCTGGCAAAGAGAGGTATTGCGCTTGTGTAAGATTCCACCACTTCTGCTCAGACACGCCGTTCTCATTCACTAAAGTAGTATATATCTCGTACACAGAAGGGTCATTTTGCAGTGAAACTGCTGTGCACCCGTAAGCTGTTATAGACTTGAACCCTTCAACAACGTCCCCGTCAAAGTCTCCCCACACCATTCCATAGTCGGACCTTAGGGTGATGTCTTTCGCGTAAAAGGAAGAGTTCTTTGTTGTATTGGCATCTAAATTGCTTGGATATGGACTTGAGGTAGCACCAACGATCTCGTAGTCCCCTCTGCCAACCAAAGAAATACCATCAACGACTCTGCCACCGAAAAACTTAGAAAAAGCCCTCTGTACTTTGGTGTAAAAGATTCCAATTTCTTCCTTGCTTGCGTTGGTTACGGCTCTCAATCTGTGAGCAGATTTCAAGTCAAGCTTGAAGGTCATCTTCGAGTTGATGCTGTCTGGTAAAGTTGGCATCTCGGAGAAAGAAACGTATTCTCCGCTGGTTTCTGTTCCCTGCAAGCTTGAAGACAAGTATGTCTTGAATGGGGAAATTGGTATCGCGTAATAATACCCTGAGACAAAAGTTCCGGTGGATTGGTCTACTTCCGCATTAAGATCCACCCTCACAAGGTCGTTGAACTTGAGGCTGTGTGGCCTTCTGGTTTCAAACACAGACAAAGAGTTTGAGTCGGAAACACTCACAACCTCAGAAAAAGCCCTCTTGTCCGAAAATGTAAAGGTGTTAATATAGCTGTTACCAGACCCTTTCAGAATCGAGGAGATCCCTTCATTGCTGGATGTGTTGAGGGGGCTGTCTACCGGGTGTCTGTAAGAAGGTACATAGCTCGGAGACAAGATGCACTTTTTCAGGTCCATTCCGGCTATTGTGATTCCCGTTGGAAGAATCAGCCCTCCGCTCTCAGAGTTGAACTTTACGAGATCTGTGATTGTAACTTCCTGGTCTCCTGAGGAAAAGTCAACTGTGAAGTTGTCTATAGATTCTCCCCTCTCATTGTTCACTGCAATCAAAGAGGGAGCCAAGAATATCGTATATCTGTTGTTCTCTACGGTTTTGTCAAAACCAGCAAGCACGTTATTGATGTACTTCTTTGACACTTCTAGAATTGCCCTGTTGAGTGTCTGGAAAGGCAGGGTCTGTCCGTTGTTGTCTAACCTATCTGTTGAATAGCTGAACTCAGGAGCAACAAAAACGCAATTTTCCGTACCCCCAAGGAAAGGGGAAGCTACAGCTCGCCAAACTTTCTTCGCTTCCTCAATCGAACCGACATTCAGATTGCCCTTTGACAAGTCATACCAAGTCTCTCCACGAGAGGGGGATTCTAACGGTTTGGCGTAAGATATAGAAGTGGGTCCAACCTTGACCACCTCACCATTTGAGGTTTCAAAGAAAAGTCCGGGATCCTCATAATTAGTATTGAGAGCTAGTTCCCCGGGATCGATGTTTTCGTTTGTCGGTCTTTTGCCAAGGATACTAGACTTTTTGAGGATTATTTTGTCTGCCATTTTTTGTCTGCTAAAGAGCTTTACATGAGCACAAGGGTGCCCATATTACTTACCCTTTTCAGAGATACCTGCTGGCTTCCAAGGTTTCTTCGCTCACTTTGCCTTCCCTTGCTAATTTGTCTGCTGTATTGAAGGCTAGTGAAGCTTGCTCTTGTTTGTCCGGATCCCTACGAAGTCTCTTGTAGAGATCAATTAGCTCAATGTACTGTTTGTCAGATTCCATCGTATAGTGTGTTTATGATTTCCATTGCTTTTTGGTTGGTTAGTTTACCCCAAGCTCCCTTATTATAGAAGCTTTCGGCATTCCGTATACCAGAAGACATCACATCTGCTATCTCATTGTCAGACATGCCCATCTCCTTCATGGTCTTTTTGACCCTGTTCAGGTTTGAGTACATCTTTCTTAGATTCGCAGGTTGATCCTGATCTGGGTAAGAGAGTCCACTCAACGGGAGATTAGCTGCTTGCACGTCTTTGTTCAAGCCGCCAGTAACAACAGAGCCTCTGGGAAGCACCGATGTTTTGACAATTGCTGACAGAGCCTCTGACAAGGCAGCTCTAGGGTTGTCCTGAGCCAACCCGAAATCCACAAGCTTGCTGGTTCCTTTCAATGGGTCAACTATGACATTTCTGCCATGCAAATCGTTGTGAGCTATGCCCATCCTGTGAAGACGCGCTCGAGTTTCCCAGTATATGTCACCTGTTGTCTTTCCGGTGCGTTCTTTGAGGCCATTTGGAAGTAAGGGAGAGGAAATTTCGAAACCTTTGACCTTCTCCATTGCCACTCTGCCATAGAATGTGTCAATAGAGGCGAAAGTTTCAATCCTTCTTTTTGAATCAAGCTCCCCGCAGATGAGACGTGGCCCTATTCCGTTTTCTCCTGCTTTCTTCAAAATGTCTATCTCTTTCTTGCCAAGTTCTCCTCTCTTGACCACTACATCCCCGTCAAATAGGACACTTCCGAAACCGCCGCTCTTGCCGTTCTTCCCCCTACGCGAATTATTCTCCCAGTCGTAGTCGTCCTGAACCCCTTTGACAAACTTATCAGGGAAGAAGCTCTCGTCGAAATTCCTAGCTTTTCTCTTTGTCTCTCTCGTTAGAACTCCATCAGGTTTTTGAGTCTTTTTGAGACCCAAAGCCTCATCAAGAGAGTCCAACTCCCTCTGCAAAACCTTCTCCCTTTCCTGAGCTTTGGCTGTCCCCAACTTGGCATTTTTAGCTTTTTCTTTTCGAACCTCTTCCTTCCTTTGTTTGGCCCTTTCTATGAGACCTTCCACGTCGTTGCCTATTTCTTTCCGCTCAGAGTCCCCGAGGCGCAATGCCTTTGCTAGCCCCTGAACCTGAAGCTTCCTGGAGGGAGTGTTGATTGGGTCCTCTCCCTTGAGCATTCTTGACACATCATCTAAGACATCATCATTGGTGCTCTTCGCTGTCGGAAGAGACACATTGAAAAGACCATTGATGACACTCCTCAAAGACCGAGAGACAGGTCTTGGCAAAGAGGACCTACACGTTGAATTTCTTGCTATGCATGTTGAACCGCACACCTTACCTTTTATGCACCTTCTCTTCATTCCAGCTCCTCAGAAAGTGTCCGATTCGAGCATCTCCGCATATTCAAATGCAAGGGATTCCAAAGCAGCTATCCTGTCAGTCAAAGAACTCAGTTTTTCTGAGTAGGATACTTCTTGCCCAGCTGCTAATCTGTGTTCATCATCTTTCTTCCTTGCGAGATCCTGAACTACCATCTTCGCGTCAATGTCCTCCCTCTCTTTAACCAAATTCTTGATTTCTCTCATTTGATTTTGCAAAGCCTGGAAAGCTCCCCTCTGCCTCGACAGCTTCATCTTCTCCTGCAGAGCCTCAATCTGTTCGGAAAGCTCTCTGTGTTTTTGTCCCAACACTTCGTATTCGTTGAAGCTTGCTTTTAGAGTGGATACATGCTCTGGTTCCAAAATGGTGCCTTTTGCATAATCCGTAGGCTTGTAAACCGGTTTCCTTGAACTCATTGTTAGAAAAGGATTTAATTCATTTTACCCTTTTTCGGAGCTGCCTTGCCAGTGCCAGCCACAGATCCCCAAGATACCAGGATGGGTTTCCCTCCTTTGATGGCCCAACCAAACTTTTTTCCCGCTACCGACACAGGTTTGTTGTTCTGGACGGAGGAACCTTGCCCAGATGCTGTTTGTTTCAGCTTTCTCTCTTCATCCGTTTCTTCCCCAACTTGTTGGTTCCCGGAACTGTCGACTCTTCTGCACAAGCCCCAAATCATCTTAGTGCCAGGGGGACAAGGGGAACCTGCCGGAGGTTGTTGTACGGGCTGGGATGTAGCGAAATCCCATTCAAGAACGGTATAGTCTCTACCCTCTACCAATCCATCCACACAAGGTATGTCGAATTGTCCAATCATGTTTGTCTCTGCGTATATACGATCTTACCCTTACAAGTAATCAGAGCCCAATACAATTTCCCTTCTGACATTACCACTTTTCTTGATCTTCATGGCAGCCTTTAGAAATTCGTTGGCTTCTGGCCCCATGCCTACTCTCCTGGCTTGTTTGTACTTTGCCATCAAAAACATGTACTCTTTTTCTTCGTCGTTCATATCAGAAACCTCTTGAAATTTCACCACTTGACCTTGTCAGCCCAGTACGCACTTGAGGATGGTCCTTTCTCTATGTTCTTAGCGTGGCGGGCTTGAAAAGACTCTCTCCTGGCCTTGTACGCTTCGCTCTCTCCTTCCTTTTTCGGAGAACCCTTGACTCCTTGTTGACCGAACCTTTTTATCTCTTGAGTGCCGCCAGAAGAAACTTCTTCCTTCCCTCTGTAACAAGCCTTAACTATGTGAGATTTGGTCGGATGGTCAGGAGTTGCCTTAGGTTTGTTGCACTCAAGTTCGTCTTTGTTCACCCTTTCGTAAAACTCAGATATAACCTCTTCGGCTCTCTTAATTCTCTCCTTAAGCAACTCTGATTGCTCCTTGTGGAACTTGAATTTTTTGAGTATGAGATTGATCTCGGCTGCCGGCCCTGATCTACCCCCAAGCTTCTCATACTTCCTTTTGGCTTCTTTCATGGCTTCGTTATGCTCATCAAGCTCTCCTTTCATATTCTTGAGCTTTCTTGGGCTGATTTTGCCAAGTTGAGTTTGTGGTTTTGTAGGTTGACTCTCTCCTAGCCATTCCCTGGCCTGCTGTTTCGCTTTTTGGAGTGTTAAACCCTCCTTCTTTTGTTTGCCAACCGTCACAGTATATCGGGCCTGCTTACCGGGTTCTCTTATACCTCCCCCTCCAGTAAATGCATCCTCTGCCATTATAGAGCCAACATTGCGACCTTGGTCGTCTTTCACAGAAAACAGCCCAGTCTCCCTCCTTTGAATACTGACGGCGGACCCTTTGCGACAGGTGCCAGCGGTCCCATAGGTTGTTCCATCCGGGCGCTGGCATCTGGTAAACTCATGCACAGAAGCAAGAATGGAGGGGTTAATGCTTCCAAACATGGTTCAATCTCTGAAACTCAGGTAATCTGACACTGAGGAAAGGTTTTGCTTACTCATTGTAATCTTGGCTGCAACCCAGGGCTCCAAATTGTCTTCTGGGGTGATTTGGCTTAGAATTTGCATGATGTCTGAAGCCATTGCCCTCAACTCGGACATTGCCATTCGAGCATTCGGCTCAACCTCAACCTCATCCTCTTCATCTTCCCAATCCGAACCCCAGGCCTCATCCTCATCGTCATACCCACCCTCTTCTTCTTCAAGGTCATCCCCGAAGAACATGTTAGGGTTGGAGTATGCCGCCCGTGAAGCTAAGGCAGGGGCTACTACCATGTAGTCTACGGGGTTTTCTAGACCCTCTGAAAAGGACCTTAAAGAGTCCTCTGAAAAACTTCCCCACTGATTCATTTCTTTTTCCGTTTGAGATTTTTCCAAAGGTCTGCGTCAGCTTCTCTAGCTTTGCCAACCCCTGTTATGAAAGAGTTTACCCTTGCTAAGGCCCACTGTTGAGGAGCTACTCCGGGCCTGTGACCGGATCTCCAAGCAGCCATACCTCTGTTGTACACCTTTTTCAGTATGCTCAAGGGAATGCCAGATTTCTTAGACTTGTTCTCCAGAGCTTTGATCGAAGGCTTTTTCTTCTTCATCTCTGCAAACTTATCTTCAAAAGCTGCAGTGGCTTTGGACTTGGGAATGCTTTCATTCCTCTTTCTGAACCTTTTGTCTGATTCCCAATCTTTGTACAATTCTTTGGAGCTGACTTTGCCTTCAGAGGCTTTTTTCATGGTTCTTTGAACCTCTCTCTGAGCTATATTTTGCTCCTCCAAAGTTAACCCTTTCTTATAGCTATCCGGCAAGTTCCTCTCTATGTACTCCGTATTGAATCCTAGAGAGGCTACCCTGGCCCAATCATAGGGGTTTGAGCGCGTCATTAGGGTTCTTTATTTGTACTTTGTAGAATTCCATTTTCAGCTCTTCTACTTTTTCAGACAGCCTATAGAAATCTTCTTTCAAGACATACTTGGTAGGTAATTCAGCTCTGATGTCGTTGACTGCGTCCTGAACTTTCTGAACATGGAACAGCACCAGGTCGACTTTTTCCTTGCTTTCAGAGAAGATCTTGTCCTCTCGCTCCTTGGCCTCTTCTCTAACTTTTTCAACCCTTGTGGACCCTTGGCTTTGAAGCCAAAAAGCTCCCCCAACCCCGCTAGCTGCAGCGGTTATGATCAAAGATGCAATACCCAGTACAATTTCTGGTCCCATGACTCATTCCCTCCCTGGCAAACCAGATTTTCCTTCTTTCAATCTCTGCTTCACAGATTCTGGGAGACCTGACTCCCATCCGTTTTTCTTTGCGATGGCAATGATCTTTTTCATTACAAGGTCAGGGTTCTTGGCCCGCCCAACAGAAGACCAAGCGGCACTTACATCTTGAGGACTTGAGATTGGGAAAGACATGCCAGGGCCAGCAAAGTCTCCCTTGACTGAGCCTTTCTGCAATTCTTTTCTCTCCTCCACAGTCCACTCTCTGAATTCTGGAGTGGGTAAACCAGATTCCCCCTTACCAAGTCTCTCCTTGACGCTTTCTGGCAAACCAGATTCCCATCCGTACTTCTTGGCAATTTTTATGATATTCGCCATCACTTTGCGGGGGTCTTTTGCTCTCCCAACAGAAGTCCAAGCTGTTCCCACATCTTCTGGGCTAGCAATGGGGAAAGACATACCAGGACCAGCAAATTCTCCCTTCATTTCTCCGCTGTGGAGCTTCTCTCTCTTTTCGGAAGACCACTCTCGGAATTCTCGGTCGAGTTTGGCTTTACAGGAAGAGCATTTACACTTACCTGGCCCTTCACACTTTGAGGAACACCCTTCTTCGAACACCGCCTGAGGCATCGATAAGAGTTCTGAATCATCAGCAAACTTGTATTCTTGTTTCTTAATCTCACGGAAAGCAGCAGCCCTGGCCTTCTTTCTACTCATGATTTCTTTCATGACTTCAGGCCCTTCAGCATGCTCGTTCCGATTGCGGTTGATTAAGCCAGCCCTCTTTTCTCGGGCTTTACGATTCATCTCCAGGATCGACTCATTGTGGTAGGTTAGATTTCCGTCCTCATCCGTCCTCCACTTTTTGCCGGATTTGTTCATTTCTGCTAATTTGTCTGAAGAAATTGCTGTAGCAGCGTTGATAGCTCCCCCAACCCCTGGCAGAGTCACTGAAGAAAAGTTGAGGTTGGGTATGTCCATCACAGAGAATTTGGCTGTTAAGTTTTACCCTGTTACTTTAGGGGTTTGCTTCATTATTGTCTTGTTGTGGTGTTTCCTTGCGCTTTCTGCTTTGTCCTAGAGCTGTTACAGACCCTTGAGAAGCAGAAGGAACAAGCAATGCCAGCAAAGTGGCAAGTGCAACCTTGCCGGTCTCACTGAGAGAGGAAGCAGCGTTGTTACACACGAGAGTGACCTTTTCAGACTCTTTTGAGGACTGAATTGCCGAGTGGCAGGAGAACATTTGGTACCCCACGGTCACAAATTGAACCACGAAGATACTCACAAGAGCCCTAATCAGGAATGCTCTCTCATTGAACTGATTCAGCATCTGAGTAAAATTGAGTACCTAGGAGTTTACCCTCAAACCTCATCCATCAGTTCTGCGATGATGTTATCAATCTCAGAATCACCCCCTTCTGCTTCATCGGATGCGAGATCATCTTCAAGAATGTCAAGAAGATCTTCAAGCTCATCCACCGTTATGTCAATGTCAGCCTCATCTTCCATATCTTCTTCAAACTCATCGGATCGGGACTCAAGAATACCTTCTAGCAATAGCTCAAGTTCTTGATCTTCCTCGTCATATTCCTCCTCTTCTCCCTCAAGAATGTCATCAAGCAACAGCTCAAGTTCCTCCTCTGTGAGTTCCTCCTCTTCTTCACCTTGAGCTTGAATTACCAGGCTCTGGTTGGCTTGAAACAAAGGGTCATTTCCAGGGTTAGCCTTCCACAAGCCTGTGTGTTGAATCCAGGGAGAGGTATTGATGACGGTGTCAGTGGGTAACCCAGTGTATTCGTCGATCTCAATGTCCTCAGGGACTTGCAAACTCTGGGCGTAAGCCATCCTGAAAGCTTCAATGGATTCGGTGTCAAAATCCCCGTTGATTCTGTTAACCATGGTTGAGAAGTAAAGTTTCAGTGTAAACTTACCCTTTATCCCTCCATCCAGACATCTTTCCAGACACATCTTGCAAAAGCTTAGAGTTGCCTTGAAGGTTGCCTGTGGAACTTTCTTCAAAGGTGGGACTTACAGTCTCCGAAAGCTTGTCTAGCAATGCCCCGTGTTCTTTATTAACAGCCCTTCTACACACCCGGTCGGCTGACACGAGCAAGGGTCCGCAAGGCACAAGACCTTGACTTTCTATGGACAATTTGACATTCTTCGTCATGCGGATGTCCTATCTGGGTTGTGCCAAGTGTTCAGGTAGTCGGGATAATGAGAGTTCATTTTGCGTTCTAACCGAGGTTTAACATCTTCTTTGTTGCTTTCTCTCATCCCAGCAATAACTGCATCTCTCATTTTTCTAAGATCTTCTCTTGGAACGTTGCAATGAGGGCTGTCCCTGTAAGTGCGGAACCACCTGCAGACCTCGGAAGGGTCGTCTGACTGAAGCATCATGTTCCAAACAACGGTAGCCTGAGAATCCTTGAATATGCCGGATGGCAATCTGGCCTCCAGATCTTCTCTACTTGGGCGTTTGAAGCGTGTGTCTCTCCTCATGTTACAACAAATTGTCTAGGTTGGGGACAAATTCCCTCAGCACTTGAGACAAATCATCACCATATTCGCTACTCTTCTGCTTCTGCAGGGCGAGCCTTGCGCTATTATTTCCTCTCACCGACATTGCCTCCTCGTCGGTCAAAATGCGAGCTTTTCTTAGGTCTTCCAGTTGTCCAATAAGTTGTTGTTTTTTCGAGGGGTCGACTGCTGCCAAAGCAATGAGAACGGCAGTACTCGGTTTAACTTTGGTTCCTGGCAAGGTTGGGACTCCATTGTTCATGAAAGCTGGCTTGCCTCCCATCCTGTGGTCAAGGTCTCTGTCTTGGTGCTGCCAACCCACCCCTGCCGCTCTTATCAAGTACCTTACCTTGTCACCGTAAGACTCAACAAGTTTCTTGGTATTTGCAACTCTTTCCTCGGGCGTGATGCTTGACAAAGCTTGGGACAATTCTCCAGGAGCTTGAGCCTTCTTGCCTTTCGTCGCCGCCGCCGACTCCGTAGCCGGATTGTACACCTGGTTGTTGTACTCTTCCCTTCCCATTTTCTGATACTTTTCAAGGGATTGTTTCCACTTGGTAAAGTTGTCATCGGCTCCAGCCTTCTGGTTGTTTGGTTGAGCGGCTGCCCAGAGGAGGTTCCTTGGCTGGTCTCCGCCACCACCTTTCGCCAAAGCGTGTGCAAACGCCACCATGTGTTCCGGTTCGGCATTTCTGATGTCAATTGGCTTCCCAGTGTAGGGGTCTAGCCCACCTTGTTCCATCCATCTTTTGACAAGGAACACACCCCTTGCTTTTGTCGGCTTACTTGAAAAGGTCGGATTACCTTTCTCGTCGTCCCCCGCATACATTACGCCTTCGCCCTTCACAGCCCCAGCTTTGTCAATCGCAGATCTAACCTTTGCTGGCAACATGTTGTAGGCTGCTACAGCTACGGAGTCAGAGATTTCATTTTTGAGGTATTCATTTTTGATGAGATCTCCCATACCTCCCTTTGCAGAAGGGTCAAACTTTCCTTCTTTTGAGAAAGAGGCCTGGTAAGCCTTCTCAAGGCTCTCCAGCTTCCCTGGCTTCAAAGCTGCTTCAATTTCATCGAAACTCATGACCCTTGGGGCATTCCTGTCTTGCCCGGGAGTTACGATCGTGCTGATGAGGAGGTTGGCAACTGAGTCAAGCTCTGTGTCCGAGGTTTTACCGGTATCAACCAGTTTCTTGAACAAGTCAAAAGCTTTCTGTTGGGAAGGCTCAATGTCCTTCAACTTTGAGACCACTTCTTCAGCAGTTCCTTCCGACACTGAGCCTTGCTCCACCCGCTCAGACAGCAATTTAGAAACTTTTGAGATTGCCAAGCCTAAGGAAGGTGGCAAATCTACCACACATTGATTGTTACGGTATATGCATGTAGCTCCGCAAGACTTCCCCTTGGTGCACTTGTCTTTTGAAGAAGGACTTTGGAAGTCGAACCAATGAACCATTTTTGCACGCATCAATACAAAAGTTTACCCTTTCACAAATTAAGAGAGTCGGGTAAAAACAGGGCAGAGTTGTCCTTAAGCTATGAAAGACAAAGGCAACAGCCAATCAGATGGGGGTGATTTTGATGGTTTGATCCTCTTAAGCAACGAAGTATACAAAACGGTATCCACTGTTGTCAACAACCCCACCCATCAAATGCTAACAAGTAAAGAAAAACGCAAAGCTCGCAGATCCTCGGAAGACTACGTTCCTTCCTCAAGAGGGATGGACATCAACTCCTTCCTGCCAAGAACGAGAAGGCAGAGCAATCTATGGGATACCATAGACAATAACACAGTGACCATAGCCATCGGATCTAGCGGTACAGGGAAGACTCTTGTTTCCCTGTGGTATGCCCTTCACCACCTGAGCCTGGGGCACTTCAGAAACGTGTACTACATCAGGAGTGATGTGGGAGTGGCCCACCAGAGGGGTAGAGGAGCCTTGCCAGGCTCTATGGAAGAAAAGATGGCTCCTCTTGTTGCCCCCTTGATGGACAATCTGTCTATCATTATGAGGTCTAACGGGGCTGCCGAGTACCTGATGTCGAAAAAGGTGATTCAACCATTGTTGTTGGAAGACATTCGCGGCAGAAGCTTAAATGACTCCTTCATCATTTTCGATGAAGCTCAGAACTCCACAAAAGAGCAAACTAAAGCTGTCCTAACTAGAACTGGAGAAAGATCTAAGATTGTAGTAACCGGTGACACTCGCCAGGTTGACTTGAACGTATTCAACCATGACTCTGGGTTGCTAGATGCTTATCACAGGTTGTCTCAGATCCCCGGTATTGGAACTCTTCAGTTTCTCCCAGAGGATATAGTTCGCAACGGCATCATAACGGATATCTTAAATGCTTACGAAAGCTGAAATGAAAGGAGGGCTTACCACCCTCCTTTTTCTTTGCTACATGTGCCACCACTCGAGTAGTTCAGCTGCCGTTTGAATATGCTCAGAGCAGATGCTCTGCATAGTCGTCGAAACCGTTTTGTCCGCCACACCATTTATCGTATCTTTCTTTGCCAAGGACTTGTGACCTGTTCAAGTATGAGTCCGCTTTCGGGCTCGTGATTAAACAAGTTGTGCCATGGTCCTCGTACATCAACTTGGGCACTGTGTCTGTTTGGGAAATCGCCATTTTGCTCCGTTTATTGAAAAATAACGAAACTTTTATGAAGGAGGTTCCATCTCCTTAGAATGATTCGTAACCCAGGGATCTGCGGCTTCTTGGGGAATACGACAATGAGCTAAAGTCCGGGTCGTTGAGGAAGGAATCCGAACCCAAGCCTCGCGTTCTCCGGCCTGAGACTGGAGAGGGTCTATTCAGAGTATAGCTTGACAGTGGCCTCCGGTAATCTCCGCTCTCTCCCTGAGGGAGCCCCCTGCCTGCCGAATCGATCTTGAGGGAGTAGTACATGAGAGACCAAACGCAAGCATCCACAGAGTCGTCGTGTCTCACATATGGGAAAGAAGTTAGTTCTTTGACAAACGCATCAGTCCATAAACCGCGAACAATCTTTACTCTTCCGCTTTCAAGAAGGGGGGACACAACTTGCAACCTAACAGATTTGGATCTGTTGCCTGGCTTCATTTCCTCAATTGGAATGCGGGTCTCTCTCTTCAAAACTTGAATGAGCGATTGACCAGAAGCTGCTTTTTCTATACACAGAACCTTCGCCTTGTAGAAACTTTGTTGTTGCTTGACTCCTTCAAGAAGATCAGGGAAATCCCATCTCCCCTTCACTATGTCTCGGATGTAGACGGTCTCTGGTGACCTTTTGTTGATACCTGCGACACAAATCACACTCTCATCGGCCTGCTCTTCCTCAGAAAATGCGCAGTCAATTCCGAACCAAATGAGATCGAGTTCTGGGCATTCTTCCTCTTCTATGACATCAATCCAAGAGTTTTTAACAATCTGGCCTTCAGCAGCTACAGGAACACCCTGATACAAGGCTGCAAATTTGAAGGATCCCATGATCTTCTTCTGGGATTCTAGCATAGGGACCGAGAAAGTCGGGTTGCTTGGCCAATGCGACTCTCCGATCTTTCTGCCCAGCGGATCATTCCCAGGGTCTTCGCACAACCCTGCAATGTTGATCCACCTCCAACCAAAGGGGTTGGATTCCTCGTCGTAGAGACCATCCTTCTCCATAAGGATACCGTGAAGGTCCTTTTCGTGGAAACGGGTGGCAATAACCATCTGGCAATAGTGGTTCGTCCTTCTCGTAGAGGCCTGTTCTTGCCACCAGCTTTCCAAGTTGTCTAATGCCTGTTTGGAGTCTGAAGATTTCAAAGGGTCATCGATAATCATGGCCCCAACTCCCGGAGATTCCATGTCTGTGGTGCCTGCAGTGAATCCAGTGAGAACACCCCCAACCGAAGTAGCAAGGATGTATCCTCCACCTAACAAGTCGTATTTGGAATCCGGAGAGAAACCGGACCATTCCGGAAAGACCCTTTTGAACTCTTTAGACTTCATCATAGCCACAGATTCCCTGTGGAACTTACCGGACAAGGTGGCCCCGTAAGAAGCAACGATATGCTGAGTCCTTTCGTCTCTCCCAAGCAACCAAGCTAAGAACATCGAAGCAAGCATGGACTTGCCTGATCTAGGAGGGCAAGATACAATGAGTCTATTGTACCTTCTATTTGCCACATCCTCAAAAGCTGAACCAATGATCTCATGGAAGTCTGCAACCTGGAGATCTCCGTTTTTCATGATATCAGAGAAAGCGAGGAAGCAATTCCTTGCTGCCTTGTATCTGTACTCCCGAACGATAGACTTCGGAGCTTCCATGATCATGAGCTCCCTGATTCCCCTCTGGTACTCTCTCCAAGAGGAAAACTCTTCAAGTTGGGAGGAGTGAGTTATGACGGGTCTGCTGAAATCCATTTCAAGAATTCTGGTCTAGCTTTTTGAGCAATTTTTCGACTGTCGGATTGTACTCCTTTGCTAGAGATTTCTCCTTCTCACTCTCAGGATCCGAGAGGCTTACTATATCGGCAACCAAGTCTCTGTGGGCCTTAACGGCAGAGTTAAAGACCGTAACGAGGTCTCGGGTTCCGCACTCGCGGATTTGATCCTGCAAAAGTTCCAAGGAGTCCTCAGCAATCTGAAGAGCCTTCGTAGCCAGTTCCTCTTTCTGCTTGAGGATCTTTTCATTCGTTTCTTTCATCTCATTCTCCTGTTACAAGAGCTGCAACCTTGATAAGGATTGCCTATAGTTCGTATACTGTGAATTTGTTTCAATATCTTGTTTGCAAGACTCGGGTCGTTGTTTCGAATTGCTTGGTGGTACAGATTCCAGAGTTCTTGGGGAGACATAGATCAACACAAAGGGGTAGGACTGTCTCTTCCTTCGCAAGGCAAACAACCCAGCTTCCACAGGGAGTTTATGGAAACTTTCTCAAAAGAGTTGTCCATCAACCAACCTTTACCCTGAGGAGATCTAACAACTAAGTAAAACCTCCCAGTCGGAGTTTGTATGAAAACATCCGTCTTAATTCCTATCAGTGTTCCTCCCATCAAACTGGATTTAGGGGAGGTGGGATTCATAGGATCCGTGTACAGATTCTGCAGTGCTCCTTGAACAACAGCGAATTCCCCTGACTGGAACCCTGAGGAGAAGGTGGAATCTAGAACACTTCCGGAATCGATTGTCCCTGTGAGTGCCCCCTTGACAGTGTTTCTCCAAAGTTCAAGGGCGTACTTCACAAGTTTCTTTCCAGTTGGGGAATATAGGACCTCTTTGATTGGAGTTTTGCAATCCCCTTGAAACATTGTCACAACAAGCTTGCCGTCCTCTGTGTAGCTGTTTGTGCTGAGTAGACAAATTGGTTGAGATAGAGGGTCTTCTGCGAAAATCTCTTCGGGGTCACAAACAAATACCCAATTCCCTGTTTGAGTGATTTCGTTGCTCCATTTAATTCCAGAAGGGCGAGTGAACTCCTCATCACCTTCTTCCGTCCCCGGATACCAAGGTACGTAAATGTCTCCGCTTGATTCTTCAACGACGCCCCCAAGGGGAAGAGAAGTTGCTAACTTGTGGCCGGGGAAGATCTCCCTACAATTCCCTCTCTGCACACATGGATCCAGGGCTATAAATGGCAAAACTTCCTCAATGACAACTGTGTAGTTCTGGGTGTATGTGTACTGGGATTGCTCTGTTATTCCAGCGAATTGGGAGGAGACACAGTGGAACGGTTCTAAAACTTGGACAAAGGACCCTGAAGGGGAACCTCCGGAAATTGTTATTTCCGCCGCTGTAATGAGTTGAATTGCAAAGTCATGGCCGGAGCTTGACAGGTAGTTCTGACAAGAAAAGTTGAGCTCAAAGTAGAGAGTTTTCTCGTATATGAGAGGGTTCCTGTTTTTTAGTACCGAGGAAGAATTGGTGTATCTAACAACAATGTTGTTAGTTTGCTCCACGACTCCTTCGTTATCCGCTGCATCGGCAAGCCTTAAGACATTCACCCCGAGTGGAATCAGAGGAGACGCAATGAGGGCGTCACACAGGTACTGTTCAATTCTTGTGATTGTTGAGAGTTCCAAGTTTGTTTAGGGGTACGTAAGGTCAGATCCACCGAGATATGTGCCACCGGAGTCACTCGGGTAAGAGAGATCGAGAGCACCCCCGAGGTCTTCGAAGTTTCTGGGAGTAATCCAGTTGGGAAATTCGGAATTTTGTCCAACAGAACCGAATCCAACCCTGTAGTCAGGGGCTTGGTCTCCTCCCATATCTGTCACCCACCCTGAAAAACCTTTGCCGGACATGGCATTGTACCTTTGAGGCACTCTCCACGTCCTCATGATGCCCTGTTTTGTATCGATAGCTGACAATCCGTGGCCCGCTCGGATCGCTGTCATTTGCCTTTCAGCATCAAGTTGCTTCAACGCTTCCACGTAGTCTTTGGAAACATCTTCCCTTCTTCGGATGGTATCCAAATAGTATCGAGCGATGATCAGAGCAGTTCTTCTGCGGCTGCTTGTTATCAAAACTTTCCCTGCCTTTCCCGACTGCTCAATGTACGAGTCGATGAGAGCATTAGCGTCCTCGATTGCCATACGCAGCTTGGCAACATTCACGCTCGTGGCACTTGCATCATCTATGTTCGTAAGTTGAATGGCTTCTTTCAGGCCGTAAGCAAGTATGAAATCATCCGGGGAAGCATTCTTCGGATCTGCAGATCTGTTCTGATACGGAAACCCGTATCCACCGATGGTTTCTCCGAGGTTAGAATTATTTCGAGTCCCGTCTGTGTCCTCGTTGGAGGCTAGAGAGTTGAGAACAGAAACCCTGTAGAAGGCTCTTACGGCGTTTCTTTTCTTTACCACGCTGTCAGATCCCGGGGGAACTGGCGCTCTCATACATATTTCAAGGTCTAGGGGAGGTTCATAGGTAACAAACACCTCATCAAGATGGGAGAGGCTGGTGTCCAGAACCAGAGAGACTATCGTATCTGAAGCGTAAGAGACTGAAGTGACCCCGTACTGTCCGTAATTGATCGTGAAGGAAGTAGATGGTACTGCCACCCTGTTGTCCAAAGGAGAGTCAAAATACAGTGACACTCCCGTGGGGGAAGCTAGCACTGCTTGTTTCATTCTTGGGACTGCCATAGGTCTTAATTCCTAACTAAATAGCTATCGTCGTCATTTGAAAGGGGAATGAAGGCTTCTGAAACCCAGAAAGCTCTAGCTTCATTTCTAACTCTTATAAGGTTCCCTTCTGAGGAAGGGTAGAGACAGTTCCCCATGTACTGGACGGCCAACCTCAAGGGCCACTCATCCCTCCAATTACATTCCCAGTTGTCTATAGTAATGAGTTTACCCTCAAGAGTGTAATCAATTCTAGAGACTATCTCTCCACCCTCATGGTCAACGGGGTAATCAAAAGTCTGTGAGACACTCTCATACCTCACATGGGAGTATTTGCCGAGAATATACCTTAAACTGGTAGATCCCTCGTCAAGGTACAAGAAATCCTGGAATATAAAATTCCTATCTGAGTAAACACTCGGTCGTCGAATCGCCATGGTTACAAGCTGCTAGTACTAAGAAACTTCCGCTCTGAGTTGAGATCCAGGTGGGAATATACTCCCTTCCGTCAACCTCAACTCTTTTCGTGCCGAGGACACCCTCAACGGACACATCATTCTTGCAAGTTACAGGAACATCTATGGACAACCCTTCTGGAGTGAACAGCGATTTTCCTACCCTGATTGAAACTTGAGCGTTTATGTTCTTCGCATACAAAGATTGATAAACAGACAAGTCTTTAACAACTCCCAGGGAGTCATAAAAGACAGGTGCCAGAGGATTTGTAACGCTCTGGCCAAAACCAGGAGCATTTAGAAAACCTGGGTTGTAATCTTCCGTAAAAGTGATTGACATTCTACAATTTCAGTGCGCTTTTTATAGAAGGGTAGATGGTCTTTATTGTCCCTTCGACGTTGGATAGAGATGATATAACAAACTGGGTTGCCGCAGGTATGTAAGAGTTGAGTGTTGACAGAGCTGCATTTGCCAAGGCATTGACTGGGTTGCTGGCGACAGAGGAGGAACTTTGCAAGACCTGCTGAGCTGTTTCTATGGCTGTTTGCGCATTGGCAAATCCCGGTACTGTCTCCACGGCAGCTTGAATGCTCGGGGCATACGTAGAGATGAAGCCAGCCGGAATGTCGCTGATGAAGCCAGAGTTTCGGACGACAGATAGAGCTGAGTTCTGGTCCAAAAGAGGACCGGTAATGGGTGTTCTCCCTTGTATAGAAGACATGGGTGGTGGGTTCCAACTAGCGGCACTCCCCCAAGGGTTGCCAGCTGGTCCTGTGAAGTAACCCGAAGCTTTCTTCATCTCTTGGTGGCTCGTTACAAAAACGTGATCGTAGCTGGCTCCTACGTATCCGGGGCTTGGTCTGTTTCCAGAGGAGTCAACTTGAGAGGTCACGTCATTGCCGCCGGCATGTCCATGCGCCAAATCTGAGTGTCTGACCCAAATGTACTGATTGTTGCGGGACAAGCAAACACATACCCAATCGGAGTTCATTGGCCCACCTTCCTCAATTACCATGCACCCAAGGTTTTCCTTGCAAGGAGGAGGCAAATTGCCTGCCTTGTACACCGGCAACCTTGTCATGGAGCTGTTGCTGGGGAACTCCAATGACTTTGCGGAGCTTTCGGTGAGTACCTGAGGGTCATACAACACGTCTTGCAAAATAGCGTACTGATATTGGCCATTTGAAAGAATCACATTGACCCTCTTTCCAACCAATCCCTCTGGTTGTTTTCCTTTGAAAGAGGGGGAAACGTCAATCCAGTGGGAATAAGATTCCTCGCCCGTTCTGGAAAGAGAGAATTGCCCAGACCCTTCAAACTGGGGGATGTCCTTTGGGTTCATGGCGTCAAAGAGTACTCTGACTCTGCCTCTCTCCTGAGGATCGTTGACATCGACCACGGTTGCTCTAACCGTCCCTCTTGCCACTCCCGGAAATCTGGCATTCAGGTTGTCTAGAGACTTCTGAGTCTCCGCCAACATGCGCACCAGCGGTATGTTTCTCAAGCTTCTTGCCATTACCTAACGAACCTTGGTATGTTTCTCGGTGTTCTCCTTTTGGGTTTGACCTTAGGTTGTCTTTTCTCAGTGATAACAGGTTCTGGGTCGGGGTCGGGGGCCGTCGGCTCTGGTGCAACAACTTCTGCAACCAATGGGATTGGTTCGCATACAGACTCAGGTTCCACCAAAGCCACATCCTCAGAAACTAAAGGAGTCTCAAAATTCCCGTCTTCCAGATTTTCCACTCTCCTTCTCCTTGGCATATGCGATAGTAGCTAACTCCAAGATTTTACCCGATTTCGAACACAGCTTCTCCGGCTGCCGACAAGTCCGAGCAGAAAAATGCGTATCCTACAACATACTTATTACTCTGAATCTCTTCGAGTTCCCTACTCAGTATGCAAGTTTTTGGAACTTTGTACATGCTCGCGTCCCACAAGGGGGGACTCATTTCCTCAAGAGAGCCTAATTCTAGATCAGCGGACAGGTGACCGGTTAGCTCGGAACAAGGGTTTTTTCGGTAGTACTTACCTTCCCACTCACCGTAGCCCTTGCCTACCGGCGAAGAAATATCCGCTCTTCTGTTATGGAAAGGATCGTAACTCTCTATCCGACCCGGATCAAAAGTGTTTATAGAATTACTGAAGTCAGTGTGCACGATTGATTTTTCAAATTCGTCGTCATAGTGATGATCCGGAGTTATTGAAGAGTACAAGAACGATTCCTCATATATGTTGAGAATGGTGGAGTTGTCATTCTGGTTAGCCACCACTTCTTCATACAAGTATGGTTTTTCTTCTTGCGGAGGACAAATTTCTTGAACAGCGTGGCTAGAGGAACCCCAGTATCCGAAATTCTGACACACAAGATTAACTTTCTGCCACTCGCTACCATCTCTCTTGTAATCCAATGGCAATCTAACAAAGTATCTGTCCCACTCCTCATTGCCAGGACCAGAATTTTCATCCGCCAGAAGTTGATTCGGATAACTCAAAGAGTTAAAAGTGTTTGTGCTTTCCACACAGAACAGGCTTTCGTTTTTCTTCACTCTTAACAACTGCTCTGCATTGAGAACATTAGGCAGGGCTGAGTATACCAAACCGCTGAATACCAAGTCACTGATGTCGCAGGAGAAGGAGGATGTCAAAGAATCTGACACGGACACAACCGGGAAATTGAATTTGCCCTCAGGTTCTCTCGGAGTGTAGTGAAAAGACAGACTACCTGGAACAGATACTTCATATCTGAACACAAAGTTGTTTTCTATGTAATCAACCCCTTCATTCAGAAGATTCCCGTTACAATACAGCAAGAGCGCGGAGTAATTCAATTCTCTTGCAGGATCCGCTGAAACTTCTCCCGTGTTCACATTTACCCAATCTCCGACGAGTTCCCACATTGAACTTAGAGGGTTAAACTCCCATCTGTTGTAGTAAAATATCAAGCACTCTCTATTATCAATATCTCCGTTATTGAAATCCCAGTACATTTCCCCATCGACAGGAGTCCCGTACAACTGAGTGTCGCCCACATACTTAAGGTGTGGCGGAAGTTGTAAAAACCATTTTCCGGAGCCCAGAGATTTGGACACGTAGGCCTTGTAAGCTCCTCCAACCGTTACACGCAAGTTTTCAATCACGTAATTTGAGCCAGAATTTGACAAGCCTTCGGCGTCTACAATCTCGACCCTGGTATAAGGTGGCAAAAACAAAGAGTCAGCATTGAAAGAAGTTACATCGGCATAAGAGAAGTCGATGGCAACCCAACCTCTTTTCTCTTCTGACTTGTAAGCAACCACGTTTCCCTGGCCGCTCAAGGAACCGGTTATGCCAAACAGCTTAGAATCCTGATTCATTCCGTTGCAGTTGAGAATCCTTGCAACTTTTCCGTACTCAAGGGATCCCTCAACGGACAAGAAGGCAGCAACGTTCGCGAATTCATAGTCAACGGGTTGACTCTGTTCTAGACCTTCCGGATACTCACACTCGACCCACGGGTCACAATTGAACACTCTTTTCGGATGTATCAAAAGTTTCTCACTCTGGGGGTCCCACCATAGTTGGTTGTCTTGCAAAACCGGAGGTGGAGTTGTCCCCACCTGAGTCGTTTGCTGATAAACCAAATTGAGTAATTTGTCAAACTCAATCTCTCTGTGGATGTCCTGAAGTTGTACGGATTCAGTGCTATACCCGTGCAAGGACAGAGCATCAAAGGAAAAGTGCAATGGCAGGACGCCTCCTTTGTTGCCCCATACACCCTTAAAGTTGTCTATCAGCTCCTTATCAACCCAGTCCGAAGGGTCTGACCAAGGATTCAGTGTCACATCAAGGGAAACACTGCCATACTGCAGTTCTCCTTGTGTTGAGGACACGGAAGGAATGTCCAAGTACCACAATGAACGGTCAAAGTCATACACAGGAGGGAACTCTCCCACATTCTGCACTAGCAAGGAAAGGGGAAGATCGAAGTAACACCTTGATCCGATGTACAGTACATTGTAAGCCATAGGTTGAAGCTCTTCAATGTCGTGCACCGGGTACAGTGTCAAGGTTGTTTCCCCAACCTTGCAGTGGAACGAGTAGTCTCCTGAGATTCCCACCTCTCTTCTTACAAAGGGGTTGGGAAGAGAAGAAACGCTGATGAATTTCAGCTGTTCCCCACTTGCCAAGTCTTCAAGGAACTGCTCGCTCAGAGATTCGAAGAAAATCTCAGTCGTGTCTCCTACTTTCAGGTACTGAGAGGGAGAGTAAGAATAACTTCCCAGGTAGAGAGTGTCTGCGTTTGAAAGATGGCTGTTCCCCTTGACAAGTACGGAATTGCTAAAGTTCCTCACTTCAACTATCTCTAGGATCTCGTAAGAGTTGTAGACTCCGAAAGAACCGCCCAATAGTTGTCTCTTTTGGTCAACCGTCTCTGGCAGTTTGCCCCAATAGTTGTCTCCACTCCAGCCGAGTAATTGGGCTACCCAGTCCAATTGTGAGTCCACTCTCAAAGTCACATCTGTCACTTGAGAGGTTTGCTCACTGGTCAAGAAGCTACTAATGTCTCCCCTTTTCTCAAAGTCTTCAATGTTAAATTGTGGGGTATGTACTGTCATTGTAGGAAAGGGTTATGTAAGTTCAATTCCAAATGGAGGCAGGCTTAGGTATTCTTGCTTCATACTCAATGTTGGGCTCATCCACTGTTTGTCATAGTGAAGGACTTGGTCGTACAAGCCAATGAGATTGCTATCCCAAAAAGAGGTTAACCAATCAGCAATCGGTTCGTATTTTGTGTGAACTACATCTCTCACATCACTCAAAGATTGGACAGTGAAGGATGAGTCTATGTCTACGAGAGCTAACTTGCACATGACCAGTGGGACTTTGTTGCCCTCTTCGGTAACTATCTCGTTTGGAACTGCATTGGCGGGGTATGCTACAAGACTATACTTGGTGACGCTCACCGCTGGGGGGCTCAGGGTGGAAATCACTCCAGAAACATATATGTTGTTAATTGACACTGAAGAATCTTCCCATTCAACTCTCCAACCATTCCCACTTACTGGACTGTCAAACTGGAAGCTAAACAGTTGACCAAGATTGTCTTCCTCAATGTCTGCAGAAGAAACGTATTGCCAAGAAGAGTCTTCGCAGTAACCGGAAGAACCCGTGCTTTTGCAAATTAGTTGGTACAATAAAGCTTTACCGTAACTTCTTGAGTTGGGTGGGCACCGAAGGGTGATTGTATTCAGAGAGTATGAATAAGGAGTTTCCCAAGACAGGTAGGCATTTCCTGTGTGTGAAGGAAATACGTTGTCGTAGTTTGACCAGTACTTCTCGCTGTCTCCCAAGAAAGCGTAGCCCGGAGAATACCTCCACCCGGTCACAGCATCTGTGCTACTCAGTATGTTCATTTCCTGCCCATTCAGAGAAAAGTTTTCAACTGAGTAGGAGTATGTTTGGGGAGAATTGTCGTAGTACAGTTGATATCCTATAACGTACTTTGCAGACCCAATGCCAACTTGTTCAAGGTCTATGATCACAGGTGAAGTCTTCACCGAGCCGAATTGCCAGACAATCGTCCCTTCTTGAACTGTCAGAAACTTGCCGTTCCCAGAGGATTCAACAACCATGGAAGTTGAGCCAGTTAGTCCCTCTCCCACAGGTATGAAACAATACGCTTTCCCCGGATCGTAACCGAACTCTAGCTTGTAAGATTGAGAAGCCGCCGGCAACCGATTGTAAATCGGCCTCCCACTTTCCTTCCACTCAGTTGGAATCGGAGTCAGGTTGAGAGCTTCCGTGTACTGGCGTGACAGGTATGTTCCAGGATTCTGGGTGGAGGTTACAACAATTTTTTGAGTGCCTCCGTCTAAGGGAATCATCGTGCTCACAGAGAAAGAGTGCCAATTCCGTAGTCTGGCGGTGACAGAACTGAGGTTGTACCCGTGAACCAAGAAAGTTCAGGGGTTGAGGAAGCTGACTCGGTGTTTTCCCAGACATACACAACTTTTTGTTCCGAAGATGGCAATGAAGTTTGTCTTGAAGAATTTTTAGGTATCAAAGTTACACTCGTAGGGCCAAGCTTGATTGATGAAGTGTCTCCGTCGTACTGAGGTAGGATGGGCTCATCACAAGAATAACTTGACACGTATCTCAGGAGATTTCCAGAGAATTCCTGATACCTGGGACTGTTTACCTGGGTTCCAGTGTTGGACCAGTTGGTAACTTCCTGAGTGGGGGTGAATCCCTTCATGACTCTGTAAAGGTCTCTGCCACCTCTGTCTTCTATGGTGTCCTCAGCGTAGTTGGCATAGGCGGGGTTAAAGAAAGGTATGTACCTCTCGGCTTCTCCTGTTGTTTTAGGGGTGTTGTCTTCAGTGAACACATTATTTTTGTAGTAAACCTCAAAGTCAAACAGAGGTGTTACAGCTTCATTCGCGAGATACACTTGAGTTCTACCTCCACCTCTAAATAGTGTCCTGTCCCCTTTAAAGAAAGTGAACATCCTAACTGGTTGGTAGATTGGATTATCAGACACAGGGTTTATACTTGTAACCTCAACGGCAAGGTCCTGATCGGAATTACCAAGATCAACTCCCGAGATAGTCAAATTGTCCAGATACCGGTACTTCTGCCCTCTGTTATTTGGCTGGATGTCCGTTACAACTCCGCCAGAGACAAATACGTTTGCAGTACCTCCAATCCCATCTCCACCGGACAGCGGAACATTGATGTATGTTCCATTTACGAATGTGAATCCCGAACCAACTGTTCTCAGGGAACCTATTTGCCCAGAAAAGCTCTCTGATAGGTTGGTGTTGAATTGGTTGTACAACTCTTCGGTAGGGGTGACATTAATTATCTCGGGAACTAGAGCTGGATCGGTTGACCTTGGTGTGAAGTACTCTGAAGCAATGAAGTACTCTGGGTTTGAGGAAACGTCTCTCCTGTACTCAAGATATTGACCTGCTTGAAATCTGGGTTTGTATTGGTACACGGGCAGGCCTTCGTTGCCATCGAAAACAGTGATTTCTTGAATGATGCCTTGTTCCTTCAAGCTCTCAAAGTATTCGCTAACGCTACTTGAATCAGGGTTGTATACGAATGTTGAAAGTACATACGCGTACTTGACAACCCCTCCTTTTGTGACATCTACGTAGAAGTAGTTGGGGTCTAGAACCTCATCTGGTCCGGAACCGATTTGAGGTGTATACACCCAAGAACCAACGGTGTAGGTCATATCTGGGTTGAGAACTAACGGTTCTACGGGGTCCCCTAAATTGGAAGCTACGTTTGCTCCTTCGATGTCATTTGTGGAACTTTGGAGAACAAAATTCTTTGAAACCAACCACACCAAAGACCCCGGTCTCTTCTCCAAAGATACTTCCGCCGGACTAGCTGGTATGAACTCTCCTTCGGAATAGTCATACTGAATGATCTCGGGGTTTAGGAAACCGCTCACTGTGTTGGCGTATGTATTACCCACAACCCAAGGGCTGTAATCCTTGAGTTCAGATATCTTGCCAGAGTCTATCAACGATATGACGTCCCCGGGAGAGTTCACTGTGACATTGTCTAATATAACGTGAAGCCCCTCTTCTGCAGGATCCAATCCCCCGTCGTAGTAAACTACCTCTCCTGTTTTGTACGAGCCCGATCCGAGATTTTGAATCTGTTTGAGGCTCAAGTTGCCGTACAAAGTTTGATCAAATTTGTCTGACGAGTAGGGGGTGAAACTAATCTCAACCGGATAGAAGGTTGGGTTCGGGTCGTCTTTTCTAACTAAGTCTCTAAGGTTCAGTAGGAAGTCTTTGGGAGCGAATTCCAGTACTCTTGTGTAGGTTGCGCACTCTTTTGTTAGGAAGTTTGGTGTGTTGTAAGCTTGGGAGCTCACAATGTGTGGGTTTGTGTATCTGTAGTTGGTGTCGAAAGTTGAGTAAAAAGCTGAGTCAACGTCTCCGGGTGAAGGGTCGAGAGTTGCAGGGAAGACAGACCCTGGTTGAAATATGCTAAAGAGTCTATCTCGGAAATTCAAAGAAGCTTCTCGGAAATTCTTGCCCCACACTCCGTTACTTTCTATCTCAAGAGAAATGTTGTATTGTACACCGGTGAGTGTTATTGGATAGAGGTGCCCTTGAGTGCCGATTGGCACAGAGTAGTTGATGGCTGTTTGTCCAGACTCAAGTTGGGTTTCGGTGAGTTCCACTCCATTGGGCCCAAGGACGAAGAAAGATACTTGTCCGTTTGACACAGAACTTGCGCTTCCGTATCTACTTGACCTGTTAGGTTGCACAGTGGTGAGAGTGCCTTGTCCGTACAAATTCGTGAAAAAGTCCTGCCAATCGGATTCACTAACAGGGTTCCTGCGCCTAATGAGAGAGAAAAATCTTTCCTTAACCTCTTCGTAAGTTTCAACATCACTTCCGCCAACAGCCGGTAACAAATTGGTTACCGAGGACTCAGGTACGTTGCTGGTGGAAGAAACTGTGATTGTATTGGCAGCCACATTGTAGGAGCTTCCAACGTACCTTGAGTAAACAAGGAGTTTTCCTGTGGTACCTCCTGCAGGGATTGTCAGGTCTTGAGAAGAAACAAATTCATAACTTTCTCCGCCGGTCAGCTGGGAGTTGGTCGAAAAGACAGAGCCAGATGGGAAGAGCGTTGATACGTTTCTTGGAGGAACAGTAACTGTAAGCTCTGCAGAGGAGGGTGTTCCCACTCTTCTCATTGCCCCGAGGAAGGGGCCTATCCACTCAATCAGTATTTTTTCGGGAAGCTGGTTTGCCCAGAAGAGAAACTCCCCCTGAGCAAATGCCTGACCTTCCAACAAAGCTGCCAGGGGATTGCCAGCACTGAAATCGTTGAGTGTGCCGTTTGAAGCCTCATATGCTACTTGGGCAGCTCTCTGTACTAAAGCTGCCTCATTCCGAGGATCTATTGATACCGGAGGTAAAGGTGCGTATCTTGCCATATTTATCAGTAGATCCCATTGTCAACAACAAGGTTGTCAAATTGGTCTAGTACGATTCTCTTTGTCATGAGGTCAGAGTCGGACAAAGACGCGAACTTTTGAGATATTGAAGAGGGGTTGATCCCGTTGGCGTAGTTGTACTTGATGTTCGTGAGATAGCTACGGGGAGCGTTAACACCGTTTTGAGCATCGACTGTGGGATTTTGTGCAGGGTCAAACCCAAAGGACCATAACCCTGTAACTACCTTGGACCCTGAAATTGGGGATCCGGAAATAAAAGTACCGTTAGGAGCTAAATTCGGTTGGCTAGTGCCAAGTGTGACGTACCTTGTGTCTAGTCCATTAGAACCTTTAGTTACAAGAGATTCCAACCCAAGAGGATCAAAGTGCCAGTCCAGGTCCTGACCGTCAAAGTATAACTTTTTCGCCCCATTGAGCCACTTGCTGGTTACTACAACCGCATGTCCAAAAGTAGTCTTCATTAACGCTCCTGCTACCAGTTACGGTTATACCCTTAAACAAAAAGAGCCCCGCAATGCGAGGCTCGATGAACAATTGTATTAACGAATCAAGTTCTGTCCCAAGAGTTGACTGTGAACTCAACTTCAATCTCCTGAACATCTCCGCTTTCGCGGTCTACTTCAGCAGTGTTGATGGAGACGAATCTGCACCCGTAGCAGGTGTATTCTCCTCCAGTTGGAGCTGAGCCGTTGCCTATGCAATCTCTTGGAGTCACAGTGATAGTGATTTCCTGGCAGTTGTACTGAAGCCAAAAGACTTCTAACTGTTTGTAGATTGTAGGGTCGTAAGGGGCAGTCAAGGTGACGTTGTCAGCTGTCCTGGGCCCTGTGACTTTGTACAATCTGTTTCCAGTCCCATTTGCATAGGTGCTATCATCTGAGGAGTCCTTAATTCCGCTGAATTTTGTGAAAACAGCGATCAAGGTTGGCCCTCCGGGAGCCACAAAGGACACCTCGTATTGAGCCTTTGTAATCGGTCTAAGAAAAGCCATTTAAGTACCTCCTTGTGTGTCCTTCCCAATCAGGAAAGGATGTCGGAGATCATAGCGCCTGAACCGATGAGTCCGCTGGCACCGAGGCCAACCAAGTTAACCACTCGCTCAATTGTGATCTCAGCACGAACCACTCTACGCTCACGAATGTAGTACTCAGGGCGTACGGAAGGTGTGCCAGTCAACTGATAGGTGTATGCGAAAGCTGGGGTTGCAGCGTTTGCTCCACCTGCAGGCATGATCGAGTCGGAAGGACCGCTTGGGCTGTAGAACAGAAGGATTCCGTTGCTTGGGAACACAGGCTTCAGAGAACCGTCTACATCCAGGTATCTGCCCTCAGCAACACGCAGACCTCTCTCAAGACCGAAGTAACGTGCGAGCACGTCAGTGTCGATCGAGTCGGCGCTGGTGTACTTGATACGATCAAGGATAGTGGTGTTGGTCAACAGTTGGTCAAAGACAGCTGTTCCAAGGACGCAAGAGTTGGGGCGGATGCCGATCTGGTTAGCGACGGAACGCTTGAGAGCCAAGACGTCTTCGATTGGGTTGGCAGAAACGTTGGACCATGCGCCAGGGCCGGTAAAGTTGTTACCGTAGGCAGTGTTGAAGCTAGTCCAAGTTTGGAATCCGAGACCGGTCTGAGTGCTGGCTCCGGTGTTTGGCTCGTAGGGGTTGTAAGAACCGGTAACTGTGATAGCTTGAGCAACAGTGTACTCATAGCTATTCATCAGCCTGGACATTGCGTTTCTGGTTTCGATCGCCCTCAGGTCAACCTGTGCAGGTCCCTCTCCCGCGTTCTCAATTACCTCTTCAGGGAGTTCCCAAGCCACAACTTCCTGTTCCAGAGCGTAGGGCTCAGAGTCGTAACGGCTCTGTACGTAAGGAATGTTGGCTCCGTAGGAACGACGGAAGTCGCTAACTGCGAACTGCTCCTTTCCAAAGCGGAGGATGCGGCCAGCACGAGTTGGGGTGTCCACAACAGGTGCAATGAAGTTTGCAATGTTGGTTGAGGGAAGGTTGAAACCTTGTGCAAGCGTAGTTAGAATCGGATCTACGCCAGCATAGGTTTGCTGGAGATTCATCATAACGATGTACCGTAAAATTAAAGTGACTTCAAAGATTGGTTTCCCAATCTGACTCTTTTTCAAGAATCACAAAGATTATACCCCAATTTTTCAGGCAATAAAAAACCCCGGAGTGGAATCCGGGGCTTGAGCGAAACTGTAAATCAGATCACTTAAAAGAAACAAGGACGTACTGGTTGGGTCCGATGTCAATGATGTCTCGGATGAGTGGGGTGGTACCGCCAGATGTAACGGCATTTGCACCGTCGGAAGCCAGACCGTAGTTGTTGATTCTCAGTTGGGTGTTGAGGTCGGCAGCTTCGAACTTAGCTGTCGAGTCAACCTTAACAAGCAAAGATCCGGAAGTAGCTACGGTAACTTGTCGAGCGGTGTAAGGCTGCTCGGTGGAAGTTGGGATGTAGATTTGGCTAACTCCAACAGCGGCATAAGCAGGAGTGGCAAGGTCGGCGGGCAAGCAGACCTGGTTGGAACCGGCGTAACCGGCGGGAACAACAACTGAAAACTCAGGGATGTCCACAGTGCCGACGGTGGTTCCTTTTGCAACTGCCCTTGGTGAAGCAGCTTGAGAATTGGAAGCAGCTTGCCAAGTTTCAGAATACCTGATGTACTGCTTTCCGTAGATGGGCTCGATGTTCAGTGACATAATATTGTCTAGTAAGGTTTGCGTTTATTGTTTTCTCTAGGAATGGTTTTTCACCTAGCTAAGTTACTAATGTTTACCCTATCTGTATTCAATTCGGCAGCGGCACCGGTCATAGCAGCGGCACTCTCTGCCCGGCATAGGTAGGGATCCTAGTGTCTGCCACCCGAGAGAGGAAAAGTGCTTACAGTCTTCGCAAGTCTTTTGATCAAGCACTGCAATCCTCCTCATTTCTTTATAACCTTGGTCACTCTTGTTGAAAAAGTTTCCGAGTTGAAAGAAAGAATAGGTAGGTGTAGAGAGATATCTCATGACTCGAGAAAGCAGCCCTCCCCATGACATCCTTTTTGGGGAGCTTTCCTCGAAATCTGTGTCTCCCTCCCTAGGCTCAATCAGACCAAGTTCAAGTGAGATTTGAGTTTGGCTCAAAAAAGTATGCAAGGGTGGCAGCATGTCCCCGATGATTATGGGCCAGCTTTTGTCAAGAACCCTTTGAGAGTTGTCGGAAGAGCCGAGAATTGCTGAGGCGAGAGCAGATATAATACTCTGCTCTACCAAAGACCTCTCGTATTCTTCCCACCTTATCCTGCCATCCCTCAGATTACCAACAATCTCCTTAGATTGTCCTTCCATCATTTCCTCGAGTTTGTTCAAACTCTGAGTCTTTTTGGCCAAGTCTTGAGCCTGAGAGAAAAGATCTCCCTTCCTCTTCGTCACCTGAGCAACTAAGGAAAGGAGATCCATTCACTTGTTTCCGTTGTTCCAGAGGCAAATCTTGATAGCCTCAACATAATCAGCGGCTTCCCCATTAGCAACCATCTTGAGCGCCTTCTCATGTGGATCCATCTCTTCTGGTTCCTCTGGGATAGAAGCCTCTGAGACAACTTCGCCGAAATAAACCATGTTTGGCAATCTTCGAAGCATCTCAAACAACCTTGAGGTTGGGGTTTCACCTTCTGAGAAGTTAAGAGTCCCAAATTCGAGACCTTCGCAGTAGTTCTGAAGCTCTCTTTGAGGGATGATCCCATCAGTGAGCTTGCCTTCCACGTACAAACTGTCAATGAACTCGGCAATTTTTTCTTTGCGAGCTCTGATCTTGTGCTCCTCGTATTCTCTTCTCAGCTTGTCATTTTCGGCCTTGAGAGACTTCAATTCCTCAAACATGGCTTCCGGATACCCGACTGGCTTGGCTTGAGACATAGACCCCATGCCACAGAACTCTTCGGTCTCGGAGAATTCCTCCTCTTCTGCAATCTGAGCCATAACGGAATCCACCAGAGCTTCGATGTCTTCCTCCGAGAAGTCTTCTCCTTCCTCTTCTCCTTCCTCTTCCTCCTCCATCACAGGGGATCTTTGCCCATAGGTGGAACCTTTACCGGTCTTTGACAGAGTGTCTTTGACTCTCTCTTTGTGCTCCAGGGAAGCCTCTTCTCCGGATCGCTGGCGAATGATTCTTACCTTGTCGCTTTCGGTTGCGTTTTCGAGGTCAACAGCCAGCTCCATGGTATCAGGATCTTCCTCAGATCGATCAGGGAACTCGGTAGGACCGTCGTCTCTGCCTCTTGGGTCTGTACCATCAGAAACTTTAGCCTTCCTTGGGGTATCAGTCAGACCGTCAGCGTCTCCTTCAGCGAAATCTCCAATTGGACCTCCCTTAACCGGTGCTCTTTCGTCACCGGAGGACTGGTGAATGACCCGAGCAACTTTGTTGCCCTTTGTGCTTTCAAGGGGCACAGCAATGTCCTCATCATGGGGCTCTTCCTCCATGTCCTCCGAGACCTCTGTGGGACCACCGTCTCTACCATGAGGTTCCTTGCCTTCTGAAGTCCCAGCATCTCTGGCAAATCCCTCATTCCCGACATTGTATTGATCGGAATTTGTTGCTCTCATTCTGGCTTCGGGTTGGTCGGCCCAACGTGCCTCTTCATCCCCTCCGTCTTCCGTGTCTCTGCCAATGCTCGCTCTGCTTACCTCTTCTTCAGAGTTGCGAGCTGTGTTTTTTCTATCCTGGTCTTGTCTGCCAGAATCCTTGGAAACATTGGTTCTGCCGTCAGATTCACCCTTGCCAATTTTCTGCCTGTCACCGAAACTGTCATCCTTGGACCTTCCAGTCAGACCCCTTCCAGCCACGTCCTCCATTCTTTCTGGCTCATGGGTGCCGAACTTAACCTTGCCACCTTCTACTGTTTTATGAGAAACTCTCTCAGAAAACTCGTCCTCAATTTCATCGAGTTGGGACAGCAGGGAATCTACAAGGTTGTCAATGTCATCTTCGGAGAATTCCCCGTCTTCTTGTTCCATGTCCATGTCCATCTCACTCTCGACCTTTTTCTTCGGCTTGCTCTTCGCTCTGAGCTTGTGAGACTTTGCCTTAGGCTTAGGCTCTGCGGGGACTTCCTCAAACACCTCTTCAACAACCTGAACTTCGTGTCCGTGAGCTCCTTTGGCTGTTTTGCGTTCTGTCCTCTCCTCGTACTGGTCGTCTGGAAGCATGGTTTCCATGTTAGCTGTGGTCTGGGCGGATTCTGAAGCTTCAGATCCTTCTCGCCCCATTTTCTTTTTCATTTCAAGAAAGTTTTGGTAAGGGTTTTCTGGGGCGGAGCTGTCCGCCTCGGGAATTGTTTCTTCTGGAGATACATCTGTCTCTTGCTGTGTTTCCTGGTTTTCCTTGAGTTCCGACAAAGACGACGAGATGTCTCCCCTTATCAACTCAAGTTTCTCTCTCAGAGTCTCCAAAGGTCCTTTATCGGCCACCAAAGAAGGTCCTAATTCTTTGTCAAATAACTGATCAGGAGTCAAGTTTGTGGCAAAGTTGAACACTCCTTCTTCTTCTGAGAAGGAGAAAGGTTCCAGCCCTTTAACGGCTGGGGGAGCAGCTCCAAGTAAGGCCAAATGTCTGGCGCTCCATTGACCTTTGTGAGGGTTGATGCCCGACTCAGGCGAGTAGAAGGATATAGAAACTTTTTTGTAGTGGCCATTTTTCACCAGATCTTTAGCAGTATCCGTGAAATCTACATCGGCGTAGAGGTCATCTCCCCTTCTTTCAAAACCTTTGATCCACCCATATGAGGGTATACCGTCACTGTCACCAGAATGACCTATGACTAAAGGTGCTTCGTGAACATCAGGGTCGTAGGAATCAACAACCTCTTGCAGATCTTCACGAGAAAAGTGTCTTTCTACCCCATTGGCAGAAGTTTGGGGGCCTGACTTAAATACATGCAAACGTTTTGTAAACACTTTTTACATCATAGCGATAGTATTTTTTACCCTTATCTCAGTCACTCTTCTTCAACAGGAGCTTCTGACTCTGACTCTGTTTCTTCAGCTCCGAAGATGGAATCGTAAAGGTCTTGTTCTTCTTGGGGGATGTCGTTCTGTGCCTCTTCCCCTACTTCTGACTCATCCCCGAATATGGACTTGTAAAGGTCTTCCCCTTCACCCACTCCGGAAACTTCCTCCTCCCCACTAATTTTGTCAGGTTCAATCTCAACTTCCTCCTCAAGCTCAACCCTGAAGTGCCTTTCTATCCACTCTTTCTTGGGTTTGAAGCCAGAGTTTATCATGACAGAAACATCCGACATGGAGAGATTGGATTCCTCGATCCTAAACTCTCTTTTCAAGGTGGGAGCAACCACATCAGCACCGTAGTTCAGATCTACAATCCAGCGGACAAGAGTCCGGGTTAGAAGCTGAGAAGTGATCTCGGATATCTCAGAAGCTTTAACAACTCTTACAACGTTTGCAACCTGAGAAGAAGCTCGAGATCCAGCCTCTGCCTGGCCAGCTTCATTCTCACCGCATATGAGTAGGCTGATTTCCTTATCAATGTAATCGATCAAGTTTTTGAACACGTCTGGAGAGCCCGTTGGGTTGATGGAATCCAGAGTGAAACCTTCGGGGAGAACTAGGGATGTTTCCTGGGACAAGTTAGATATGTGGTTCCAAATCTTGTCAACTTCTTCCGGGGAAGCACTGAGAGGAGCAGTTGCTACGGTCGTTGGGGTAGCGTATCGGTCTCCATACAGAACGTATGACTCGATTGCCCTCCTTCTGAATTTCACAAGAGGGTAGAGTATTCTTCCTAATCCCGATCCGTACGGATCCCCATTGTGGAAGACCCAGTGCCTGTTAACAATGAATTTTCTTGCAGGTAGCTCAACACCCTCAAACATTCGGTTGAAGGTTAGGCATCTCATCGTAAAACCAGTTTGAGACTCTTGGCTTTCTTGAAAGACGAATCTCCTTTGGTCTCTGACGCGAATGTCATAGGGAACGACTCCCCTCTTCGATTTCTTCCACATTACCTCTGCGACGCTGTATCCCATGATCGCCGCTTCGCACAAACCTTTGTATAGTTCATCTATGGGCAGCTCTTCTAGAACTTCAGCAACGAAATCCCTGATGGCCAAGTCGCCTGGTTTCTGACTGTATTCCTCAACATACCAAGGTCTAGAGGTTATTTCTTGAACAAGTTTTGCAAAGGAAGATTGAACGTGTTCGTCAAAAAACAACCTTTGATAAACTGACAGGGCTCTGTTTCCACCCTTTGCAATCAGCAGATCATCGCTTGGTCTGACTATGGTGTTTCCTGACCCTGTAAAAGGGGAGGAGCTACCGAACATGTAAATGCTCGATAGATTATACGGGTCCGATACGTAAGAGGCTATCTCTCCGGAAGGAACTGGTACTGTCTTGAATCTTTGGGGCACTACTGTTCTCCCTCTATAGTTGATTTTCCATAGTAGATCTTACCCGAAGCCATCAACCCATCAAGGAGTACTCTAAAGGAGGCTGCGGGGTTCCATCCACTTCGTAAAGTATTCTAACTTTGTACACACCCTCCTCTCCGCCTGTCAACCAATCTCCCTCAACAGTCAAGGAGGTCAAACCGCTAACATTCTCTCTTATGGAATTTTGGAACTCGGAATTTATAAGCCCAGGGTTGATGATTTCCAGGGTGTGATCTCCAACTCCGTAGTCGGCTCTCATGACTCGTTCAAAAAACCGTGTGTCTATCACACTTCTTATCTCTTGAGCCTTAAGATCATAGTCTGTACTCACAGCTAGATTGCCATTTTCCACCGTTAGAGGGTACTTGATCCCTCTGATTGAAGGTGAGGAAGTAGTGGGACCGTTCACTTTCTTATGAAGTCTAAGTTGGCTTGGCTGAGGTTTCTCAGCCTCTTGTTGATGTCTTGTGTTGGCAGTTTACTGCGCATGATCTTCGCCTTTTCTATTTTCATGTCCTCCTTTGACAGAGTCCTGTACAATTTCGGGTCCAGGAGGTCTTCTTCCCCACTGAGCAAAGAGAGGCAAAACGCATCCAAGGATGCGCCCTGCCTCATTGCTCTTTCCGACAGTTGCTGAAAGAAAGACTCTGACACTTGTAGTTTGATTTCTCTATCCATTTCAGAAGGTATTGTTTGACAAGCCTTGAGAATTCAGCTCTTTGCTCATTTGTCCGACGGACACTCTGATCTGTTCAACTTCCATTCTCTCCAAAGTTGGAGCGGGAACATCAAACACCTTGACCATGACAACACCGTTCTCCAGGGTCTCTGGAGTGTTGATCCTGTCGTCGCATATCACTTGGAATGCGTCAGAAGGTCTGGCTCCAAACAAAGCCCCAGCTCTCCAAAGTTGGCTCAGAACACTGTTACCAATGCTCACAATCTGGTTGTAGACCAGGCCGAATCCGTCCACAATGGAGAAAATCTGGCTGTCATATGCGTTCCTAAGAGAACCGTATACAACGTTTTGAATGACCCTGGTGTTAACAAATTGGAACTTCCTTTGGTTCTCGTCCATCTTGTTGATGCGAGTTCTTCCGCCCCAAATGAACACTGCCGTGTTCGGGTAGCCAGGTAGAGTTCTAACAGCGTTGCAACCGTCTGGGTTCAACAGGTTTTGCTGAGCAGAATTGATTGGGATCTGTGTTCCTACAGCGTCTGCAAGCTGGTACTTGACACCGGCAGGTGGGAACTGGAACCCTTCTGCTCTGTATCGCCTGAGCGCTACTCCAGCAACGTAAGGTGAGGGTGGAATGAATTGGTTTGAGGCATTCAGAACGTAAGGACCGTAGAAGGCAATGAAACCGAAAGCGTTAAAGTAACGCTGGCTGTCTTCGTAAAGTCTATTGTCGTTGTCTACACCAGCTTCCACAAACTCAGCTTGGGGTTCACCATTGAACCCAACTCCTCTGAGAGCGTTGTCCATTATTTCTGTGGAAGTAATGGCGTCAAATCTCCAAAGGTTGCTTGGAGGAGTTTGCTCGGAGGTAAGAGAGATTTCAACCTGAGCACCTAGGCATACCTTGGAAGCAGAAGTGAGGTCTCCTCCAAGAGCTTGGGCTTTGATGACAGTCCAATTATAGTTAGAACCGTCGAAAGTAACCACGATTCTGTCTCCTTGAACAACGTCTGTGGTGCCATCAGGGGCTTTACCGTCGTTGTCCACAATTTCGAAATAGACGCCTTCGAGCTTGGAAATCAGGTTCTGAATGTCGGCTCCAGTATCACCAATATCGAGCAATTGGTTGGAGTAGACAGACAGGGTTCCACTCAAGGCACCGGCACCGTCAGGATCATAGTTACCACCATAGATGGGGTCAATCACAGGTACGATGTAAGCTTCCGTGCTGAACTTTTGCTCAACTGTTGGTGTGCAGATGAAGTTTTCAACGGCTGAAGTGGTGCTTCCGGCCTCAACCAGAGATAGCTCAGGCAACCAGTTGGCCTCAGCAGTTTCTCCATAAGGGAAGATCTGATTTTTGCCAACTACTACAGAGCTATTATTGAGATAGAGGGAAACTCCAACTCCCGCTGTTGCGTTGTTATTTGACTTTGTTGCTTCTTCTACAATGGTTCCGCTGGCCAAACCATACTTCCTACCCCTAATCATGGCAAAGGTGGAAACTTCGGCCATAGAAGTTGCGGTCAGACTTCCCCCTGTGACAGAAGAGTAAAGAATTGTTGGATTGCTGGAAAGAGTTCCAGACACAAACTCAACATAGTTCCCTGCCAAGTAGTTAGAGAACGAGGAGGCAAGAAGGATGGAGTCTTCATCAAGGACCTTCACATAGTAAGGGTGAAGACCGTTTACAGAAGAAGCTTTGAACAATACCTGGCTATCCTTGGTTACAGGCTGAGTGAAGAACACCTTTTGACCGTTTTGCAAGGTGTGGGAGACGCAATTGAACTTCCAGTATTGCTTAGAACCCAAGGTGTAGGCTTCCATGTACAGGTCGCTGTTTGGATCCAAGATCGTTCTGCTTACAAAACCAAGGCGGAAATCCTTAGTAGAGTCCTGAAGAGTGCCTGGCAAGTGAACTGTGTTCACGAACTGAGAAGAACCAGAGATGTTTTGGATCAAGTTGGACTCTTGACCGTTGATATCAATCTGATTCATCAGATCCCAAGCTGGACTTCCGTAGGAGGCAAGGACAGTCGTGCCTGCCGGGGATCCCACGCTGTAGGCTCCCATGGGCAGAGAGGCCATCAGATCGCTACCACCTGCAGCAACAACTTCAGCATACACCGCAGAAGCTTCAGCAGCTGTCTCAGTTATGTAGACAATTTGAGAAGATCCGTTGGAAGGATACGGTCCGTAAAGAGCTTGATTGAAGGGTGGTGCAACAATGTAAGCGACATCTCCAAGCGCAGTAAAGTCTGCACCGGCTGCTTCCAAAGTGACTTCCATGATCTGGAACTCAGCAGGCCAAACGTCAGAAGAGGAAATCTGGAATTGACCGATGCTGGAAGCCATGGTGGTCGTGACTGTGAACACACCATTGTCAATGGCCCCAACCTTCTCATCCGCAGCTACTTCCTCCACTGATTGCTGTACAGCAACCTTAGGATCTGAACCGCTGATGATTGGTTGGTACCTCAGTTTGTCGTAAGTAACCCCAACTCCGGTCCATTCGTAGATTGCGTTATCTACGAGATACTTAAGCCCGGTAACAAGGTCAGCTGCAGGTTTGTGAGGAGCGAACTCCTTGTACTTGTTCAAGTCCGTTACAAAGAAGGGACCGGGATCAGCCAGAGCTATCCACTTGTAGTTATTGCTTTGGCAATGAGCAGCAGCAGCAGCTCCAATGGCGGATCTACCTGCGGCATCAAACTGAGCGTATGCAGTTGGTGTGATCAAATACCCCTGATTCTGTTGGCCGTCGAAGGCAGTGTTAATGCACTGGATGTAGTCCTGATATACCCTTTCCAGATTGTTTGACATGCCCACGATGTTCTGAACATCGTAGGAATTGTTCATGATTACACTGTATGAACCGACAACATTCTGCTGGTTAACCACAGATACCGAGCCACCGTAAGAGGAAGCTGCAATAGTGATGAAACCGCTTTCAGAGGTTGAAGTAGGATCCAGATCAACCACGAGACCGAAATCTCTAACGTAGATAGAGCTGCTAACGCTTGGGTTGCTTTCGATAGCTGCCGCAATTGCTGTTACGACGGCTTTCGAAATCTTTCTGTTATTGACAGCGTCCCCAGCGATGTAATCCACTGGGATGGTAACCGGGACACCAAGCCATTCTCCTGAAGAGCTGTAACCAGTGGACCCATCTCCCGCTACAAGCTTCAGACCATTCAGGATAAGCTGTGCATAAACAATGTCACCAGCTTCGAAGTTTGTTGGCAATCCGGAGTTGTTGAGTTTGGTCCCGGAAGGCAGGAATTCGATTTCGGAGATTTGGTTAGGTGTACCAACTCTAACGACTCTCAAATCTCCGACTTGAGCATTTTGGTAGAAGGAATTAACGCAGTTGTAGCTGAGAAGAGGGATGCGGGACTCAGGTACCACACCACCGACCAAAGCCTTATAGTCCTGCAGAGAGGTGATTGCTACAGGAGTATTGAAAGGAAACACTGTGACAGGCACAGATTCTTCTGCTTCCACAAGCATATACACAGTGCTAAAGGAAGAAATACCAGCAGAAGCTATGTTTCCAACTGTTTCATTGATGTAGGTTCCGGGAGCTCCAGGTGTAGCTCCAAAGGAGAAAGTTGCCATTTAGTTAAGGTCCTTATTTTCCTACCCATTGTGCTGGTAAGGACATTTCCAACGGTGGTGCCCGCAGGCCAATGAGTCGGTTAGACGCTTGATTTTTACCCTACTCCTAAGACAACTGTTTCGATGTTTGCACTACACCGTTAATTTCCTCAACGTGAGACAAAGCGTATGATCCGTACTTTGAGAGTGCCTGGTAATACTCTTGAGCGTTGGAATAAGGATAGTAAGTGTCATCAGCGCTGTACTGCCCAGTATCTACAGACACTGTAATGGATGACTGGGTTAGGCCAGATGAGGGGAGTCCGGAGTTGTCTGGTTCTTTGAGTATTGAACCTGGGACTGGCATCTTTGTAATGTCCCAGAAAGGATTGGCTTCCAATACCTCTCTGTAGGAGGTAGAGTCGGAGAAAAACACGAACCCCAACTTACCCCAACTACTTCCGGACTGAAGAACGAAATTGTTCACCTATTGATTCTTTGAGAGCGTGCCAAAAGTCTGGCTCCAATTTCAGTTCCTCTGCTCAGAGGGAATCCTTTTTCCTTGGCAACCTCTACAACTTCTTTGTCAAGCTGAGGGCTGGGGACGAATGGGTTTTCCTCATCAGAGTCAGTTTTTCTCGAAAGTTTGTCATGCATCGTTGCTTGAATCTTCTCAACGCTGATGTCTTGGAGAACTGGAGAGGTCTCTTCTTTTTCCTCTTCCACAACTTCAGACTCGGTCTTGGGGAGTTCTTGCATGGTTTCCTCTACTTCTGGGGTTTCTGATTGTGAGGGGGAATTTCTGCGTCTTGACATTGAATACCTACTTGAGAATGTGTTTTATGGCTATCCGCGATAGGATATCCAAGGAAGCGTTTGACACGCCCATCCAGGGTCTGGCTGGCATCTTGGTAGTACCGAACTGATGATACATACCGACTGGGGAAGTTACAACATTAAACCTGTTGCCCTTGTTTTCTATGGTCGCTTGCTCTAACATTTTTCCCGTAACTCTCAGCATTGGCAAGGAACCGTAATTCCTTCTTTTCCACTTTGAGTACGCGGGGGAGAGAGCCTTCCAAGGTTTACCCTTATAGTCAGTTTCAGCAGTCCAGTTCTTGCGATTTTCCAGCAACAACATTGCTGGCCATGCAGCCTTGGTTTTCGACCACCAGTTTAAGTTAATGATCTTGGAGCTTTTGGGGCTCATTTTGATAGAAATCATTTCTTCCTCGGCTTCTTTGCAGCATCTTTTTGTTTTTCTACAAACTTCTCATTGATGCTGATCATCAGCTTAACCTTGCTCATGGGTTGGTCTTCTAACCAGTCTATTGATTGATCCCATCTTTGCTTACACAAATGAAAGGCCACCTCTAGCCAATTTTCCACGGAAAAGATGCTATCGGAAAAAATGTTGTCCACCATCCAATTCGTCAAGGCTCTGAAAGTCCTGGAAGACACTCTTTCAAGTATTTCAGGGTTGCTAAGCAACCTGAGAAGCAGAGGCATGTAGTTTCCGTTCTGCGTTCTTATCAACTGTGCCAGGTAGAAGTCTTTGGGTCTAACCTCTCTGATTATGAATGGGCCGTGGCCGTTTACGAAAACTTTATAGGAAAAGTCTTCGTTATCCGTAGCTATTACTTTGGGTCTTTCAGATCTTCACCATTGGCCTTAGCAACAAGTTCAGAGATGGCTTTGATGTCTCTGACACCCATATTTTCAATTTCTTCGTAAGACAGAGAATTGGGACCTACATTGAGTCTTTCAATAATGTGAAAACTCCTTCGGGTGTCTTTCATATCCCCAAGTTCCTCTTCCATATATACCAGATCTTTCCCTGTCATTTCCCTGATCGTGATTGAGGTTCCGTTTCTCAGAGTTACACTGAAAGTTTCAAGCTCTGGGTAGGAGAAGTCATCAGGATTGCCGTCTGTTGGGGCCTGAGGGTTGTTGACTGTTCGCATAGTTTAGTTGATGAATGCTAGTCGATTTTTACCCTTAGCTCGTGCAGTTTGGCTTCAACCTCAGGGTTGGAGAATCCGGCAGGGAGGGAGAGAGCCAAGGTATTTGCCTCCCTCCAACTCATCAGTGCCTCTGATCTGTCTCCAACGTTCAATCTATCCTCAACATCTTGCAACCAAGACTGTATGACTTCCATTCTGAATTCAGGGTCTTTGGGCAAGGGAAAGGGCATGTTACATAGCCCCCAAAATGGACTCCACCCTTTTCCTGGAGTAGTACTCTTGGTTGTAATAGCAATCAACAGAATGAGAAACTCCTGTCCACTTTACTTCGGGAATGATAGCCCACCAAAAGTTGCTTGTTTTGCTGTTTCTTAGTCCTTTGAATACCCCGAGGGTGAAGCTTCTTTGTGTCTCTTTTGTCATTTAAATCAAACCTTGTGAAATGGCTCTGTATCTTGTTGTTAGTTTGTCTATAGCACCGATCTCAGATAGCTCCATCATTGAAAACTCTTCTCCATTCGGTTCCTCATTACCTTTCGGGTTTGAAGGAGAGACGGTGGATTCCCTTGGGGATTTGCGAATCTTGCTATCTATTGCTACGGAGGAGAAATAAGATCTGCTCAAGGGCAGTTCAGGGATCCCGACACGACTGTGAAACAAGCTCCAAGTGTACATGTGTGCAATCTGAAACAGAACAGCGAACTGTTGGGAGTATTTCTCAGGGGTCATGAACCACACTTCATCGTGGATGCTAATGATGAATCTGCATGGGATTTTGTATTCCTCTGACAGCCAGTGAACTGCAGTCAGCATGATCGATAAGATCTCGGCGCCAGAAGATTGAATCGTCCAGTTAACTCTACCCGTCTTAAAGTCGTCTCCAACAGCAGAAGGTCTCATGGCTGTGGAGATCTTTGTGCCCAGACAGGGCAGGGTTGGGACTTTGCTTCTCATGGCAATTTCTTCCATGTAGTTGAAACAACCGGAATCCGTTCCCCCTTCATATAACCCGCCTTGTAACTGGCCTTTCTTTGAGGAAAGAGCTTTGAAAGCGAAGTTTTTGACCTGAGAAGGAGACTTTTCTGGGTAGATCTTTCGGATGTAAGTTTGAATGGCTCGGGCACCTCCCCCATACAATACAGTGAATCCCACAATCTTCGCAAGATCCCTTGCCTTTGCGATTTCCTTATACCTCTCCTTAGAGATGGGGGTCAGAGTTGACTTGTCCTCAGACAGTTCGCAAACCCCTTTGTGAGAATCCCAAACAATGCCTTGATAGAGCTCGGGCATGATGGCTCTGGCCAGAGCAGTGTGAGGGTCTGTCCCAAGCTCTTTCGCCCCGCTCAGAACGTTATATCCGAAGGGGGAGCAACCAATGTGTCCCCCTTCCCACTTGTCACTGTAGATGGCTGCGATATTTAGCTCTTGAGCGTCAAAGTCAGCCCCGACAATCTTCCAGCCTTCTGGAGCAGTGATCCTTGACTTAAGCTCAGTCCCAATCCGGTTCGGCTTTGTGGAACACATTGTAACCATCAAGGCTTCCACGGTTCTTCGAGTCACTGTTCCATGGCATAGAATCTCTGGCAAGGTAACAAGAGCATCTTTGCCATAGGGGTTCTCGCTCTTGAGGAAAATCCGATCCATGACCCTGCTTCTCACAGATGTCCAATAGGAGGTGGCTGAAGAGATTTCAAGTGCTCTTTTTGCTTCAGGAAGGTCGCTGCTGAGCCTTCCGACATTCATGTCTTCGATGAAATCTTTGGTAAGCAAACCTCCCACATTTTCCCCTGTACCTTTGGGGTGAGGGACTTTGGAGATTGAGCCTTCTTCTTCGTTCCAGTAGCACCACCCAGAACCTTCCACAAACTGCAAAGGTTGGCCTTCCCACTTGAGCTTGAGTAGCAGGTGTGCAATCCTGCTCTTGACCCCAATGGGGGTGTTAGGGTCCTTGGAGAAAGGGCGTATCCAGTTGGGCACATTGGCATATTTGCCTTTGGTGGAGGCCACTGTCCAATCAAGTTGTGAAAACCAGGGATCTTTCTTCACCCATTCGTCTCTCTCGGATTCTGTTGAAAGTTCCTGCCACTCTTCATAGCAAGAGTATAGCAAGTCTTTGCAAATCCGACTCATCTCCTCGTTGTGCTCTTGGAAAACTCTCTCGGTGTTTGCAATCCAATCCGTCCATTCGTCGATGAGAGGTACGACAGAACCATTCAAGTAGTAGTGGCCACAAAGAGCCACGGGAGAAGGAGTGCTGTCTCTGTATTTGGGCCACAAGGCTTGAAAGAGTTCTGCCGTATATAGAGCGTCCTTGACAGCGTAGTCAACGGCTTTGCCAAGCATTGAAGTAATCTGGGAGATATGTGTCGCTCTTACGAACACATCTCTCACAGCTTTGTCTTCAGACCCAAGAGGTTGAGCACTGCTGTCCCCAAAGAATTTCTTAACCTCGTATACGTGGAAGTTGTAGCATTGAACAAGGCTATTGGTTGCTCCCTTCTCTAGCCACTTAGGTGCGTATCTGAGCTTTCTCTTTTCCTCTTCGGTCAAGTTTTCTGGGTCCTTGGCAGCCAAAACGTAGAGCCACCTTTGTCCGGAAGCCAATCCTGAAACTCCGACATGGGCAGACAAGGTGTCAAAATAGAAGTTTTCTGGTCTGGTATTGTTAAGATTGTATCCTTCCTGAGCCCTCACTCTGTCGTACGACACATTGTGTCCAACGATGAACCGGTCCTTGCCAACTGGAATCAAGTCAAATTGGTCCCATTCTTCTTCTGGCAGGGAGGGATTGATGAGCTCAGAGGCCAACCATATATAAGCTGCTTTCGAAGACAGAGCCGTTCCAATTACCGGAAACGCTCCACCTTGAACAAAAGTTTCGGTGTCAAAAGTAAATGCCTCTTCAGTAGGATAGTCAACTTGTTCCACCTCAAACTCTTCCCCGTTCCAGAAGTAACGAGTCCACCCAGGGTTGAACTGAATGTCCTTTTCTTGGGGAACAGGAGGCAACTTTGATGTGGAAAATTCCTCAGCCAACTCCAGGTACCTACCAATCTGCAAGTTGGCGATGGAATGAAAGTGTTCTTCTAAGTTGTGACCCTTGAGATCAGGAAGCGGCAAAGGCCCGTCATACAGGTTGTTCGGGTAATCTACAGGAACTGAAACACCAAACCTATTGAGCAAGCTCTCAGCTCTCTTTTGGTCACGAGGTGTCATGGCCTTCGGTTTCTCGGGGCCGAAAATCTTAGAGTGGATCTCCTCAGAGACCACCGGATAACCGAGTTCGTTGAGTTTCATTTTGTTTTGTTTGCGTGTTGTTAATATGAACCTAACTATTCTGAGTAACTAAACAATTTCAGATCAAAAGCTCGGACCCCACTACTGTCAAACACATTTTCCTTGTGTCTCTTGTACAATTCAAAGGCATCGTAAACGTTAGAAAACTGAATGGGTCTCTCTGCTGGTTCCTCTGCCCACAGAGAAATCTCTTTCAGATCCAAGGACGGCTCAATGTCCCAAGCCTCGTGCCTGCTCCCATATAGCAGGGGCAGAGCATCATTCCTCCACCAATCAGACATTGACTGAATGCACGCCGCCCAAGTCTCAGGGTCTGTAATGTGTGTGTTGAACTCTGAACGGATGGAAGAGATGTACTGTTTGCCCCTCTTCACTACGACCAATGCCGATGCTGGAACCTCCTTGAGATACAATGACTCATCTTCAAAAACAAGTTTCTCGTATACCAGAGGAAACAAGATGGCGTGGCACATGAGCTTCACGTCATCCGAAGAAACACACATGTGTCTTAGAATTGACTCAAAGATCGCGATTGTTGAGGCGATCATCAATTCACTCTCGTTCAGGTCTGGTTGAATCTCAGTTTTTTGCCCTTCTAGCAGCTTGTTTAACGTAATGACCTCCATCTCCAATTTGCGAGCTTGGCGATTCGCTTCCCTCTCTACTCTAGATTTGTAAATGTCGGACTGAACCAGAAGCTTGTCAAACTTGATTTCAATCTTTTCCAGTTCCGCATCCAATGCTTCTAGGCAAATCTTCAAGTTGGATACTTTCTTCTTGAGGGATCCAACAGATGTTCTCAGAGTCTCTGTTGCATATACAAGATTGTCTGTCATGTTGATTGTTACATTTGTTTGATCGACGCTTTCATCTCGTCGAGGTCTTGATCAATGATCTTTATGTTAAAGGAGTAAGTCTTCTCCGGGTCTGACTTGAGGTGGAAAGTTCCTTCAAAAAAGTCTCCGTTGTCTGAGCTCAAAAAGTTGTTGCTTGGGGTGGGGGGAGAGCACAGGGCTATGTCACCTTCAAATTCGGGGTAGGACTCTTCTATCACAGAAACAAGCTTTCTGTAAACTGCTGAAGCAGCTGCCAACTCTCCCTCATTGTTAATCTGAGCTAGAAGTCCATTGTCTGTTGCCCGAAGTTCGCAAGCAACCCCATTATCAAGATATATGACAATTAAGGCTCCTTCGTCATGGCTCTCAAATCTTGCCTCCTGGGCTTCAAACTCACAATCGTCAGGCTCTGTGCCCTCGAAGTTGAATTCTATAAGGTCGTAAAAAGAAGATCTTATGGTTTCGGCGTCGGGTCCCCCCAAGTAATTGGCTATAGCATTGAACAGTTTAGGTTGAGCAAGCAACCTTTCTACAGGATACGCAATAATCATAGTTCTCTCCTTGATGACAGTATAGCCCCCCAAAACAATGGTAAGCTTTGCCTTACTATGAAGGTCCTGCTTTACGTTTTACCCCCCCGGCGATTCAAAGGGGTGCTCCCACAGTTTTGTGCGAGAGCCACCTGCATCTCACGATAGGTCCTCGACCATGGCAACCTTGATACCTTTGCTACCTGGCCTGCCTTGCTTTGCAGTCAAGTCCAGTTTCAAAGGCTTTTTGCGTTTGGAAGCCCAATTTACAGTGTAAGAACCTTCTCCGAAGTAAACAATCTTCGAACCTTCTGGGAGAGCAAGCTTACCTTTGCTCGTTGTTTTCACAAGGTCTGACCCGCACAGTACCATGGCTCTTAGCTCTTCGTTGTTTTCAAACACAACAAGGTACTTCAGCTCTAGAATCTCAGAGTCTTTCTTTGCCAATAGAATCGGGCAGTAGTTTGTTGACACAGGACCTTTGTAATTTGGGGCCACCTTTTTCAGGAACCCTGCTTCGTTTAAGAGCACCAGTTTGTCCTTGGATTCCAGGACCAGAGCTCCCCGAGGCCCTTTGGCTTGTTCCACAAGCCCTTTCTTCACATCCACCTTCAGGAACCTAGGCTTAGGGGCCGCTGCCACCCTCCTGGTTGGGGAGCCGGGTGTATAGGTCCCTCCGTGCGAAGGGGGCTCCACGAGGGGGCTCCTACGAGCCTCTCCGTGCCTCTTTCCGAGCTCGGTCAGCTCCTGGGTCATGTACGAGCTACGGCAGGTGGTGCCTTCTGCCTCGTCGCTTGCCAATTTCTCAAGCTCTTTGATTCTCGTTTGAAGTTCATTGTCCTCCAGGATCAAATCCTTTTCGTCGAGGTTGGTCAACTGCCGGAGTCTCATGTCAAGGATTGACTCCGCCTGGTCATCCGTGAACATGAACGGCTTTGACATAAGGGAGCTCTTAGCTTGAGCTTTATCCTTGGACTCCCGAATTTTCCCAATCACTAAGTCCATCATTCCGATGGCCTTCAGTAAACCTTGGACGATCGAAAGACGAGCTTCCTTGGTGCTGAGTTCTTTCACAAACTTGGCTTGAAGCCGGTTCAGCCTCCAATGAACCCATTTCTGTACAATCTCTACAGGGGAAAGCTCAACTGGCTTATTGCCATCAATGACTAATGTTTTAGCTGAGAACTTGAGTTCGAGATCGGTGAAGGAGTAGAGCTGGTTTTTGAGGGTGTCAGCATTGATCCCTGCTTTCGCTACCACTTGAACACGGTCGCCAGATAGATCGGAGAGATCATTAACCTCGGCTACTCCTTCAATCCTGCCTTTTTCAAGTTCAGCCTTGATTTGCTCTCCGATTTTCTCCGGGTTTGTTCCCGGTGGCAGGTTTGTAAAAGTCAAGCACGGCCTTTCTTTTCCTTTGCCATGCCGAACCACAGAGGTTTCCAACTTTGCCATGCACCGAATGCTTCCGGAGCCTGTTTCTTTGTACTGCTTGAGTTGATCATCCTCAATGATCTGGGTGCCAGTGGGGAAGTCAGGAATGAGGATATCTCGTGCTTTGCTTAGGTTGTCTTTGTAAGCTTTCTCCGAAGCAGTGTGTTTACAAAGGAGCTTGGTAGCTTCGACGATAGACCTGAGATTGTGAGGGGCAATCTTACAGGCATAACCAACTCCAATTCCCTCCTGGCCGTTGAGAAGAACCAAGGGGAACTTGACATTCAACTCCATAGGTTCTTGCAGGGAACCATCGTAGTTTGGAACTGTCTCCCAAGTGTCTGAATCGTCAAGCACACCCTCCCAAAGTAAGGGAGAGGACTTGACTTCCGTATACCTGGCAGCAGCACATTGAGAAGTTGAGTCTCCGAAGTTCCCGTGGCCGTTAATCAATGGGTAGTTGTTGTTCCAAGGTGCTGCCAGAGTGACAATGGCACCGTAAGCTGAACCGTGAGGGCTGTACTTACCCAGCACTTCTCCGTCAAGCCTGGCACTTTTCATGAAGCGTCCGTCAGGCTTCAAGTTCAGCATCTTAATTGCTGTGAAGATTCTCCTTGCAATTGGCTTGCATCCATCCGTGTACCGAGGAATAGCCCTGCCAACTATGACACTCAAGGAGTAGGCTAGGTAGTCTTCCTTTACAAGGGATGTAAGGTTGGTTGGGATGTAGTTACTCATTTTTGGGAGTTGGCCTTGATACGGTTCAACAAAGCTTGCTTTTTGTGAGGGTAGGGTGTAAACCCTATGTTAACAATGTCTTCAGCTACTTCTCTGGTAACTTGAAGGTCAAGAGAGCCTTCTTTTTCAGTCAGATACTCTTTCTTTTGGTCCAGGTCAAGAAGGCTAAACAGGCGATCTTCATCTACCCAAAACCCGTAGTCGTAGTCTTTACAAACAAAAACTCTGACTCTGTTTCGGAAAAATCTCACAGGGTCAGAGCTTCTATTTTCGGTGATTAAAATGTTGATCATTTCGATTGTTTCTGGTTAATACGAGAGCAATCCTCCTCATAGAGGCTTTGCAAGTTTAGCCACAACTGTTTGCCTGTTCCGAAGATGTCCCCAAGCCTTTCAGCAAGAAGCTCATCTATGTCGGCTTCTCCGGCTTCAATCTCGTAGAGTTCTCCCACAGTTAGACCTGTTTCTCCGGCTAAATCATGAGGGGAAATGTTCTTTTCCTGCCTCATTTCCTCAAGCACACTGCCTGGGTGCAAAGCCCAATCAGAGTCCCAGTTTGAGCTAAATCCAGTCATCATCAGTATGAAACCTTTCACACCTTATTATAGGTCGTTTGGAGGGTCCGGTAAAGTTCGGTTAACCGATCTGACAAGTCCCCAAAACGTATCCAAGTATTTCTGAAGCTCGAGATTCCGGGGGTCCGTCAATTTCGAAATTGAGCCCGTTGTCAAACTCTTTCAGATGGCTTTGAACCAGGTTATCAATCTCTTTCGCCTCTTTCTCAGATTCCCACCTTCCGCGAGTGTCGAACGGTCCTACGCGCTTCAAGAAAAAGTTCAGATGAGTGACATTCTCTTTCTCGGCCTCCCTTAGGAAAGCTTTGGCAGCCTCTCCAACATACTTGTCTTCCCCTTTCGATCTGTACTCCTGGTAGACTCCTGCAAGCAGAATGGGACTGTCTGTGACAATGTAGTCAACCTTGCCGTACAAGGTGCTTTCGTAGGAACTTTGCTTCCCAAGCAAGTACAACTGGTCGCTCTGTTTAACCTTACGATCGCTCCAAGCCCAATGTTTCACATATTCCCTAACAAGTTCAACATGAAGACCGAGAAGCTTCATCTGACCAAAAAGTAAAGCGGCAGTAGTAGATTTACCACACCCTGGCCCGCCAAACAGATTTATAACGATCGTATTGTTTCTCATACGTACCTTTTGTAGAGAATTCGGTTGACTTTTGAGATCACCCTGTTGTTAAATCTGCCCCAAGGAGTTAGCTGTCTGTGTAGCACTCGCATAGCTGATCGAGGCGTCTCGCACTTGATACAACGTCCGTTATGTTCAGTGGGGAAGTACACTTGATACATTGAAGTGACAGCTTGCCTGTTCGGCTCCGGCTCAAACTTGTTTACTACTACAACACCTATCTGCTGTCGATTGCGAACATCGTAGCAAACAGCTCTGAAAGTGGAAAGGTCATTTCTAACCACTTTTATCAAAAGTTTCCCTTGGGGATCTTCATTGTGAATCATAGATGCCTGTAATGTTTGAGGGAGGAATAGACGAAATTGAAGACAATGACCATAAACACTCTCCTTAACGCTAGCAGTGCCAGTATGATTAGCAGTGTTTTCGTAGCTAGATTCTCCATTTTCGGGTTTGCGTGGTATGGGAAAGGCAGGTTAGATGTCAAGGTCAAGGTGTGAAAGTTCACCCAACCCCATGAAGTCAACCCCTTTATGCACTATGTGGTAATCGATGTGCCAGTGGCCATGTATCCAAAGATCTGGCTTATGAATCTCCAGCATGTTGTCGAAGCATTTGCGGGTTGCACAAGGAATGTCTAGCATTCCAGGGTACACCCTGGAAATTACTGATTCTGGGCACTCGTGACTGATTACGACTCTGGGTTTGGCCAATTCGTAAACCTCGATGATTTTGCAAAGCTGAGAGTAGCTCAGTTCCTCATCGTGCCACCAATCGTAGCCTTCAGTGCGCAGGTGTTTGTCTATGGAGAGTGCCCCGCCGACACAGAAAATGTCATCACGCCCAAGTGCCGATTCCCCGTCAGCAACATAATAAGGATGCCCCTTGCATTCTTCAAGATTGTCATGGTTGCCCCTTATAAAAAAGTGCTCCCCTTGAGCCATGGCATCAGTGGGGGGACCTTCGAGCTTTTCTCCAGTGCGATAGTTTCGAAAACCAACTCCGAAATCTCCAACCTGAAGGGAGCGGTCGCACTCTTTAATTAGGGCTTTGTAGCGAGACCATTTGCCATGTACATCGCCGATGAATCTGATTTCCATGGTTTAATTATACTTCATTTCACCTTTCAAGTAAAGCTCGGATTACCGAATCAGGAATTAAACGGCTTTGGTACATTGACTCTCCTTGAATAGTGGCTGAATCTTTCCATCACAGGGGGACTCTCACCATTGGTAGAAGGAAGCTCCGGTGTCTCAAAACTCTGGTTTACCTCTGGTTCTTCAACAATTCTGAGTGGAGCGTCTTGCCAAAGGATGTGTTCGTACAGCTCTTCTCCCTCTGGTGACAAGGATGTTATGACACTGTTTACAAGTTCAATGAATTCTCGGTTCGAAGATCTCCTTCCCTTGTTGTACAATTGTTTGTGAAACATTGCCGTAATCTCGTTGGCAATTTCCGTGGACTTTTTGCTCAGTATCTTCTTTTCTCTCAGGAGTTTGTACACTGAGTGCCAAAGGGAATTAGCCTTCTTCTTTTCCTCTGAGAGTTCATCCTGGAGCTTTTTGATTTGTGCTTCAAGAGCGGTTATATTGTCAATCATTGATTAACAAGGTGTGGTCGTACTTTTTGCAGAGGTTACTGATTCGCGTGCTCATGCCCTTCCTCCAGGATTCATTCTGTTCTTCACCCCTCTTAGCATGTCTCTTGTTCAGTTCCTCCTCCCCAACAGATACGCATACGAGCTCCATGTCCGCATTTTCAAACATGGCATCTAGATTAGGTTGATTGCTGAATCGTTCCCCCTCCCCCAGAATAGTCCAACCCTCAAGATCTTCCTTGTTGGCTGACAGCCATTCTCTAAACTTGGGGCCAACCCCTTTGGACATGCGGTCTGTACCGTCGAAAGTGCTTCCGTCATACCTTCCCAAGACAATCACCTTCTGCTGAGGGAATCTATGGTAGATAACAAGACCCTCTTTGACTTCTTCATCTTGTTCCTTCTTTCTTAGGTCCTCAATGAAACTCTTCATTAAGGTGGTTTTTCCAGTCCCCGGTTGGCCGATGTAGTAGCGTATCTTCATTTTGGTTTGAGGTTTGATTGTATTATAGAGTGAGAGAACTATGATGTAAACTTATCTCTTCAACTTCCTATGACCTCTTGGGCCAAGAGCAGTAAAGAATTACAAGAGTTCTTCCATGTCCAACTTTCACTCTTGACCAAAGCTCTTTTCACCTTGGCTTTTGTTTCTTCCTTGTTCTCCACACACTTTAGGATTTCCTTTGAAAGGTCTTTGTAAGAGCTGGAATCTGCTATGTAACCACAATCTCCAACTATCTCTGGAAGGGAAGCGCACGGAGCTACAACTACTGGAACTCCGAGAGACATGGCTTCAATAACAGGCAATCCCATGCCTTCATACTTGCTTGGGCAGACGTACATCTCAGACTGTGTGATCAATTCACACAGCTCTTGATCTGACAAAGAATCATAGAACATAACTCTCTCTTCAAGTTTCATCCCTCTGATTGCTTCCAGCTCTTTAACAGAAGGGGGTTTGAACGAAGATACCCTAAGGTCCAAGTCATGGTCTTTCAAGGTCTTCAAAAGAGCAGTGAAGTTTTTACTCTTTTCATACCGGTTACCCCAATACACCATGTAGGGCTTAGGAGGACTCTTCGTGGTAAACTTAGTAAGTTTGCCGCCGGAGAATTTGCTGCCGGAGTACAGACATTTTGTGTTCGCTCCCGGAATTATCTCCAACACTTGTTTTTGTATGAAAGGAGTTGTACAAGCAAAGGTATTTGTTAACTTCGAGAGACCTCTTAGGGTCAGGCTGATGGAAAGGCTGTATTCTTCCCTTCCGGGGATGTCCACGTCATGTACCACAGGTAGCACTTTTTCACAGACAGGAAACATTGTAAAGTGGTTCCCGATTTGAATGTCAAACGGACCTAGATCTTCGTAAACTTTCTTAAAGTTGGAGGTTTCAATCTTACCGTTGAAACGAGTGTACCCACCCTCGGGTGGGTTCCATTTATGAAACTTTGGCCTCCTTAACAGTAGATCGTCCACAACCACGCACACTTCATGGTTTTCCCTTCTTAGGTGGGATATCATTTGTCTATCCCATTCATTGATTCCGCATCCACCAAATCCCACATTTCCGGAATCCCACAAAATTCTCATAGTACAATCTCCTCAACTTTTCTCTTGAGAATCCTCTCCCAGTACGACTTAGTCTTAGGCATAACTTCTATTGTAGGTATACTATGAACCCATTCAGAATATTTTATCAACTCTTTGGACAAATGAGTTACAATGACCACAGTGTTTAATAATAGTAAGTGTTCAGTCTCAAATGGGTAGTCCCAAATGAGTTGATATTCTGGCAATACCAAAGAAATCGTCTGTGCTTGGGCTATCTCTTTGAGGAAGATGCTATTTGTCCCCGATCTGAAGACGGTGCAGTGTTTCATAATTCTTCAGAAAAGTGGTGGAATGACCCCGTCTCAAGAAAGTGGCTCATCTTTTGATTGTCTATTTTCGCTCCTCGAGGGGCCCAGATGTCCCCCACAACCTCTTTTCTCATTTGGTGCAACACCTCCCAGTCAATCCCATGCCACCCTGAACTCTCTGCTTTCGCAATTTGCTCTGACATTCTGTCCAAGTAAAAACCGCAGTATCTGCCCTTCTTCACTCGAAAAAGTTTTTTGTATGAGCACCCCACGGTTTCTAGAGAAAAAGCGTCAAACTGACTGGAATGTCCGGACCATCGACCTTTCGCCTCCTTGATAAGATCCTGAGAAAAACCTTCTAACCAATCGTACTCATCTGCGGTTAATCTCTGGTTAACCCAGTCATCTTTTCCGGCGGCGAAGCACAAACCGTTTCTATGAGATTTGGACCCAGAGTAGTCGCTGAGCATCAGGGTTCTGGGCTCTATGGGAACACCGCAAGTGTGCTTATAAGTCTGAAGCACAAACCAGGCCGAGTACCTTCCCATCTTCCACCAGTCATCTATAATAACACGCCACAATCGGTCAAAGTTCTCTTCGGGAGAGTCTTGGCACAAGTCCGAAAATCTCTCGTGTTGAGTCCTCTCCCCAACAAAGTCATGGTAGCTTGAGTACATAGAGGCTATGTGTCCTTTGCTCCATTTTGTGTCTGTATCGTAGTAGATACGTGAGTAGTTGTCATTATTCCACTGCTCAAATCTCTCCACGGAAGCCAGCTCTTGGTCCGGGAATTCGTTCTTCATAATGAACGCCGTGGGCAAATTATAAGTGTGGTAGAGCCATGCAAAAAAGTAACGTTCTTCAATGTTGTATTCGTACCTTTCATTGAGATAGTTAATGCCCCAGAGAGGACAATCAACATCCCCGATCTCTGTACAGGCTGCCCACCATTGCAAGAAACCTTCTCTTCTGTTTCGCGGCAGTCTGAAATCCAGGGAGGGAGCATTCGTTTTTGCAGACAGTTTAGTCATCATGTGAACTTCTCACAGCTTTTGAACAAGGTTACAGGATTCGGGTAAAGGTATGGATACAGGTCAAGAAGAAGCTCTTGTGAAGGTACTTTTTATATGCACTGGTTGCATTAATCGAAGCGCGACAGCCCACGTTATTCTTGCCACCCTTGGCAAAGACAAGCATGAAGTTCAAAGTTGCGGAACAGGCAAAGTTGCACCCTTAGGGTGCCGCATACCCCGGAAGATGAGGGATGTCTTGACAGAAATGGGATACGACCCCGCTCATCACAGATCCCAGGGCATCAATTTGGAACTTTTGTCTTGGGCAGACAAAATTATCTGCATGGGGAATGTCCATGAGAAGTTCATTAAGAAACACTTTCCTGAGATGCACAATAAAGTTGAAAATTGGAGGATCAAGGATCCACACTTTGCCAAGGGAGATGCGTTGCATAGGACGGTCGCTAAAGAAATTGAGCAGTGCGTGAAGACTCAATTTCTCTGATGGCTGCTACAGTTTCCTCTGAAGAGCAGGTATCTATGTCTACTAACTCCCTCAGTTTACAGATTCGTTCCTCCACAACTTTTCTGCTGTTTTTGTCAAAGTTGGTGTAGGAGTACCCTTTTTCCATGGAGTCGTTGTAAGGAGCGAAGGGAGGAAAGTCACAGTCACTCGAGGACAAGAGTTCCGAAACCGGAGCATTTTCGAGTGCCATCGGGATGAAGTTTTTGACCCAAATGAAGCAAGATAGGAGCTTCCGGGGGGATCGAGTGCAAGTGAAATGTCGAAACTCTATGGTATCAGTTTCTTTTATTTGAAGCAGGTTAATGCCGGCCCTGGTTGTTAATCCCCACGCAGGCTCACCTGATTGGGAAGTTGGAGCATGGGCTGCCAGGAATTCTTGGACTGTTTCCGCTTTGAGGGCTGCTTGAACCCTGTTCTTAGGCACTTTGTATTGATGTGAAACCTTCCTTCGATTGAACCGTTTACGAGCCCCTCTCAGCTCCTCGGGGGAAAAGTCTCCTAGGCTTGGTACGGGGATTGGTTCAATAACCTCGTAGATTTCACTCTGGTGAGTGTCAATGTATTTTAGCAACCTTTTCAAAGATGCAAGGTCTTCGCTCAACCCTGGCACTCTTACATGCAAGTGGAGGTTTGTTCTGTGATTTACAGAAGCTTCAGGATGCATAACCAGCAGCTTTTCAAACATGAGGATTTGTTCCTCAAGAGATTCCGAGGGTCTAGAGTTTATCTCTCCTCCCCTCTTATAAATCAAACCCTTAGGATCATTGGCTATTCCGGTACTTGAGACAACAGAGTAGTCTTTTCTGTTCCAAGTCAGACCGTCTGGCAAATCTGTTAGCCACACATCTCCAAACTCGTACTCTGCTCCAAAGGTTGAGTGTTCAAAATTCAGCAAGGTATCAGCTCCTTAATTTGGGTTAGAATTACTTCAGAGTCTTCGCTATAAATCACACCTGGTACACATCTCTCAGGGTTCCCTAAGCCTGATCGTATAGCTATGTCTTTGGTTGAGGTTAGAAAGAACCCATTCTTGACATTGACTTTCCATAGCGGCCTCTTACCGTTTCTGTAGAATCTGATTGAACCGTTCTTCCTAAGCTCCAGGACAGCTATAGAAGAATCCTTGAATTTCATCATTGGTTCTTCCCCAGCCTCCAAAGCTCTGAGTATGAGCTCGGAATCATTCTTCCCCGTTAAAGGGTAGCCATACTTAGACCAAGAGTCTGGCGAGTTTTGGTCAACTACACCGTTATGGACTATAGAGATCTTCTCTCCAAACAGAGGTTGGTTGTACTGCAAGTCAGAGGTTGAGTAGCGGCAATGGCCAATCAAGGATAAGGATTGCCCAGAAACACAGCTTTCAAGGTCGAAATCTGAAAGAAAAGTCTCAGCACTCTCTGGCTTTTTAATTGTTGTTATGGCATTGTCCTTGAAGAAGGAAACACCGAATGCATGTTTACCTCTTATTTGTGACTCAAGCGCAATCCTCCTAAGGATTATCAGATCTTGTTCAGAGGTTTCCTCAAGTTGACAGCCGAAGATGGCACACATATTGTAATGAGGGTGTTGGTTGGTTCGTTCATTCAAAACTCTGGAACTATTATAGCCCGGAGAGTGGGCGGGTAACCCACTACCAACTGATGTCCAAGATTTGAGAGCCCATAACATTATCCAAGGTAACTACCGTGTAACCTTTCTCTTCTAAGATGTGGGATATGCCGTTGCTGTAATGAGAGCCAAGGTTTCTTGGCATTGTAAAGATCAACCTGTTTTTGCAAGCCGAAGTGCAATTCAAAACTTCTTGGAATATCACCTTGAGAAGTCTTCTGGCCTCGAAAGAACCTCCAAATGTGTCTCGAGCTTTGATAGTAAGTCTTCTGGCTTCCTGTACACTTATCTCGTTTTCCATCGGCCTTGTCACACTAAGTTACAAAATAAAATCTGATACCATCTGCTTACAAGCATCTCTGAGTATTCCAGGCTTGTTGGCGGATTAGATTGACTGTCGGTATTGTTGTAGAACCCGAGAGACCAAGCATCGTTGAGTTCAATTAGAGAGTACTTTTGAATGTCGGGCCTCCAACCGATGTCAATCGAATAGGCATTGGGTCCCAGCTCTTGATGGAAAGCGTTGGCGATTCTTGCAATCATCTCGAAATCAGGGTCTGGATTTGTCACCTCCAGATCGTCGTACCTGGACCACCCTAAAACCTTAGGCTCCTGAATAGTGTCTTGTATGTAAAATCGAAACTCAGACTCAAACTTTGTTGGTTCCGATATCCACACTCTTGTGCTTGGGTCTATGCTCTTGACAAGGTCCTTTTTGAGCGAACCTGTGAACAGTTTAACTGTGTCTCGGGGTTTGACAAATTCCTCTTCGGAGGCTTCTGCTAAAACACCCTGCCGAATGTTTCGGCTTAGGTAAGGCTCTACAAAATCAGGAAATCCTAACGGTTCTGGAAGTTCTAGACCGAAAACTCTGCAGTATTCTCTCACAAACTCTACTGTTCCCACGGGAGTGGTAGAGCACTTGTATTTGTTCACATCGAGATTTGGCAAGCTCTCCAAAGGCAGAGACAGGGTTTGGTAAGGAGAGAGAACGCAAGCAATTTTTTCGGACCCCGAAAAGTTGCCACTTTGAAGTAGAAATTTGTCAATCATACAGCACCCATTCCGGCGATGGAGCGAACTTGTGAAGCTTCACTTCTCCTGTGACAGTGTTTTTGTAAGGAGAGGAAAGTTGCCAGTTCGAGTTTGAACACCGGGTCAGTCCCCTCTCAGCTTTGAAAGCCTTCCACTCATCAGATAGCCACATCTGAGGCCAAACCCCTCTCCAATCCGAGTGCTCCTTTCCCTTTTCTCTTAGATTTTGAGAGGAGTGTCTGATGAAGTCTCGACGACAAGTTTCGCATTCCAGGTCATCGAGGTATACCATGTTTTCCCTGGAGTAGAAAACCATCGAAACCCTTTCAGCATCCTCAGAGTCTTTGACCATTGGGGTGTTCCCATGAATCAAATTCTGGGTGTCCGCAATGATGAAGTCCCCGTCTCTCACGTCAAAGGCGAGTTTCAACTCAGGAAATACTAAGTAGTGCCCTGTGTAGGAACCTTGAGAGATGACTGTGAGAACAGCCATGGCCTCTTTGAGGTTGTTTTTGTCTACGTGGTAAGCGGTTTGAAAGTTGAAATTGAGGGTTATGCTTGTGAAAGCTGTGTCAAATAAGCTATATAAGGGTTCCTTGACTTTGCTAATTACTGATCGTACCTTGCTCCAGGTCTCAGGAAACAAGCTCTTAAACCCTTGGTCAACTGCAATGTAAACGCTCTTAAACTTTTCGAAATCTTCAAAGTTTCTTTGAGTCGTCCCGCTCAATCTCCCATAGGGAAACCTTGCTCCCCTGTCTATAGCTCCAAGCACATTGCTGTAACAATGATTGAAGTTCAGCTGAGAGCTGATGAAATTTGAGTGAACTTTGCTGGCTTCTTCTTTTTTGCTGAGGGATTTGGACCAGACTTCTTCCAGCCAAGGTTCAAACCAACTCCACAAAACAGTTCTTTTTTCTTCCTCCCCAACAAAAGCACCACTCTTGGCTCTCTTGTCTATCTCTGCCAAAGCATTCTTGATATGGGGAAATTCTTTTTTGATGTGCTTGGACTTAAGGGTTTTCACAGTCAGCTCATCAGAGCTGGACAAAACTTGCCTTGCACTTTCAAGGTTAGAGATTGACCCTGAGATCGCTCCTTTGAAGAAATCCACTTGACCGCGAGTGAGCCTGGCTTCTCGGCGAGTGGTGAGCTCAGTACCTGCAACGACCCCTCTCTGGGTCCCATAAACCTCACGGGAAGCCCTCCTAAAGAAGGGCCAGGCTTCCCCCGAAGAGCCCTCTGAGAGGGCTGGTATGAGGCTCCTACGGAACGATAGGACCTTGGCCTCAGCCACATAGACGTCGCAATCGTCATTGATCACTCTGTCAAAGTCCCCCTCTTGAGGGAATTTGCCGATGTAGAGGCTTCTGGGACAATCGTGGAGAGAGTCCAGTTTTACAACTTCAGGACTCTCCCTACTCATAAGGTCTTCAGAAACCGTCATTTGGTGCTTTCCTCCCACACCTCCAAGTGCTCCCAGTCTTCCCCAGGTGAGTGAGTTGATAGCTTAACCTCTCCTGAGGTTTTGTTTCGGAAAGGTTTGGTACCCCAGTAGTTACCGTTGCCGCAGTGGGTCATTCCTTTTTGTTCGCGATAGTCAAGCCATTCCTGGGAGGTCCATTGGCCACTCCACACTCCGTTCCAAGTGCTATGGCCAGTGCCCTTTTCTTGCAGGTTTTTACCACAGTATTGCATAAAGTCTTTCCTGCACTCTTCGCAGTCCAAACCTTCAAGCAGAGTCATTCTCTCTCGAGAATAGAAAACCAGGGACACTCTTTCAGCATCAGGGGATTTGGGCTTCATTGCCGTATTGCCATGGATCAACCCTTGATTGTCTCCGGCCAGGAAATCCCCGTCTCGAAGATCAAAAGCGCACCTTAGCTCAGGGAACACGAGGTAATGTCCCTCATAGTCTCCTTGCGTCATTGCTGAAAGAACAGCCACGCCACCCTCGCAATTATTAGCGTCATAGTGCATTGCGCACCGGAAGTTCCAATTAAGTGTCAGAGCTGTGAATACGGTCCCAAACAAGTTGTAGTGTGGATCTTGCACTTTTGAGAACTTCTCATGAAGTACAGTCCACCTATCACCCAAAGTTTCCAGCAAAACATCGGAAGCAGTTTGATACACATCTCTGTGTCTCACAAACTCTTCATAGTTTTTCAAAGTTGTGCCTGTGAGCCTACCATAAGGGTTTCTAGCTCCCCTGTCAAAAGCACCGAGAACATTGCTGTAACACTTGTTGGATCGCAGTTGTTTGCTGATGTACCTGTTGTCGGCCCACTTAGCCTCCTTAACCCTGTCCTCAGCAGAGTCCCATTTCTCTTTCAGCCAAAGCTCAAACCACTCTCCAAGAATCTTTCCTTTCTCTTTCTTCAGCTCTTCTTTTCTGTCCTCGGGGGTCTTCTTCTTGCGGATTTCAGCCTCAAGGGGTGCGAGCCTTTCTGAGATGCTCGGGAAGTCTTTCTTAATTTCGGTGACACGGATGATGTATTTGCTCGGGTCAGGGGACATCCCAACGATATCCATGGCTTCTTCCACAGAGGAAACATTGTCGGCAAAAGCCTTTTTGAAGAAGTTAAGAATGCCGTTTGACACTCGGCCTTCGAGATCTGTGGTCAATTCTTTGCCCGCTACGAGACCCCTTTGGTCCGAGTAAAGGTCTCTTGATGCCCAACGCAGATACTCCCAAGTTTTGGGATCTCCCTTTGCACCTTCCTTGAGTTTAGGGAAAACGGACTTCCGGAAGGCTAGAACCTTCACCCCTGCAACATAGACGTCACAGTCTTCTTGTACAAGAGTGTCGTAATGGGTTTCATCCGCAAAGTACCCGATCAATTCCTTCGGGTCGCAGGGGTACAGAGCGTCAAGCTCAATTCTCTTAGCTTGAGGTCTGGACCTGAGCTCTTCAATTACTTGTGTTTGTGTCATTGGGTGTAATTTTATTCTGGCCTTTGAGGTGCAGGGGGGTCAGATGTATTATCTTAGCCTCCGGTTTGTGGCTGTAAACACAAAAAAGGAGCCGGTTGACCGACTCCTTGCGCTCCAGCGTCGTCTCTGAATCTGCTAGTATACCAGGGTGTTACTGTTGTAAAATACCGTTTCGGCAATTTTTTTCGCAATCAGCGCGAAGTCAAGATCCTCAAAACAATCAATGTTGCCGTTGACGGTGTCAGAGTGGATGTAGGGCTTTTGGCACTCAATCTCTTTGTCATAGAAAAGTACTCGGAAGGAATAACCTTTGTCCTTACAATGGGTGTTGATCCGAACAGATTCTCGAATGAAGGAATCTCCGTGGCCCTTCATGCCACGATCTTCACCAACTAGGTCAAGATAAGCGTGGAGCATCTCATGGAGCAGAGTGCTCTTTGTGAGAGCAAGGTCCTTTGCAATCTTACGAGAAAGGCGGATGATTCCGCACCCCGCTTTGGTGGATCGCTTGGTAGTGTAAGTGCCCAGGGTTCTCAACCCCATCCTACCATCCCACTTCACACGGTCAAATGACACGTGCTCTTCGCCACTCCGCGTCTTTTTGATAATCTTCTTGAGTTCAGGCAGTTTCCCGTAGAAAAACTCATTGTTGTAAGTGGAGTAAAGCTCCCCAAGATCATACATGACCTCAGGGTTCGGGCAGAAGGTCCGGAAGAAGCTTTCTGAGAGAGTGGTAGAGAGTTCCATACTATTATCATACTCCACTTGGGCAAGGAAGTAAAGGTCGGGTAACCGAACCTCACCTCTTTGCTTTGGAAGCCTCGTATACGCGGATCATCTCGTAAAGACCCTTCTTGAGCTTGGGGTCGGCTGTTTTGTTGTAGGCTTCCTTCACTTTTGCGAAAGCTTCCTCTTTCGTTGGAATCACCAAATCTTTCTTGTTTAGGGTTTGTTTGGAAATCTCAAGGTACTTGGCCTTCCCTTGGACTTTAGGTTTGCCGAAGTTGCCCGTGTGGCGACCAGTGGTCCTCAGACCATGGCCATCAGGTTGTTTACTCATCCCAATTAATCTCCATCGAGTGTTCTTCAATCAGGTACAACCTGAACGGGCACGAATTGCGACTCTCATTGACAAAATTCGCATAGTATTCGATAGCTTCTTCCCTTGTGGGGAAAGACATGTAGCCCAAGACATGGTTTTCTCCGTGTTCATCCTGCGGAGTTCTCAGATGGCCTTCATCAGAGATTTCCATCCATCTGTATCTCAAAGTTAGTTGATACATGGTAATTGCAGAGCTCTGTGTCAATAGGGGCAGAATTCTTCAGTGGTGAAGCCCTCGCGAGTAGCCACAACTCTGTTGCTTTCGCCAAACATGTTTTCCAAGAATGTGGCAGATTGGTTGGATGTCAGGAACTTTTCAATACACGCTCCGCCTACAATTTTTTCCGATCGAGAATAAAAGACTTCGCAGCCTTCGGGAAATTCCTCTTCATCAAAAGACTCCATCACTTCCATCACGTTTGAGGGGTCTTCAAAAGAGACGAAACATGGATATCCCACAGAGAAAACACACGGGTCTCCGTCATTGAATGTAGGTGTTGACTGAGTCCAGCTAACAGCCGCGATTTTCGGATTCTCCCTCCAAAATTCCTGAAAAACCTCGTTCAAAATTCTTGAAAAGTAGTTCTCCAAGACAGACATAGCTTGGTTATAAGAGGTCAAAAAAGCTTCAACTTTTTCCATTTAATCAGATAGGGGGATGAATTTAGATTTTTTGCCGTGCTTCAAAGTACCCGACATCCAGGGTTGGAGAGCCATGTTGTTGAGGTATCTCTCTACTGTGGGTATGAAACCAAGGTCTTGAATGATGTGGTCTTCAGCCACGTCCCTTGGGGAGTACGTTTTTCCGTCGGAGTTTGTGCGAGTTCTTCCGAAAACTTTTTCAACAAGGAAACAACCAAAGGAATTGTGAAGCAAGGCTCTGTGTCTCATGTCCGGCACAGACACCTTTGACGAATCGATGAAATCATCTATGTCGGAGTAATCCTCGGGGACACCTCCGTACTTTCTGGCATGCTTAATTCCGTGCAAATATGGTTTCATTCGTGATCATACTCCAGAGTATCAAAACCTTCTCGAGTGGCGATCACCACTACATGGTCGCCAAAAATGGTCTGCAGAGTACTCTCCATGTTAGGAGACTCAAGAATGTTAGAAAAACCTTTGGTGAATTCTATGTCAAACTTCATTCCGTACTCCCTATTGAACTCTTTATCGAGCATCATCCACGACTGGAAGCATAATACCTCTGGGTTAGACCCTTCGTAGCAAGAACCTTGTACATCAAGGATTTCCTCCATTTCGTCTGTGTTTAGAAACGTAACATCTCCCACAGAAAACTCACAAGTTTCCCCGTCGTTGAAGTACGGAGTGTACTGAGTCCAAGTGACTGCTTTCAAGAATGGGTTGCGGTCCCAGAACTCCTGAAACAGGGACTTGAGAAGGGCCTGGGCCTGTTGGGTGTAATCGAGAGTGAGTTTTTCAAATAACTCGTTAAATTCTGAGAGTTTCATTTGTTTGCTAGGGTGTTGTACTCAGTACGAGCCTTGTTGGGATTCCAAGGATTCTTGGCTGAGCAAAGGCTCTACAAGGTCTGGGCAAACTTCAAGGGCAAGCTCCCAGAGCTGAGGCCACTCGGTGCGAAGCAAGCGATTGTAACTATCAATCCACTCTTCGGTCCCACTCTCTGAGAAGTGGCTGGATATGCGAGAGGCGAATGCGACCTTGTCCTTGTCTGCCCAGTTATTCGGAATCAGTACCATCTGGGTGTCCTTGTGAAAGAGCAATGATCATTTTGGAAGCGTGGACACAGCCTTCTTGAGTGAAAGCGGAATTGACTAGGCAGCGGCCTGCCAAATCGTAAGAACTCCACTTGTTGTCTTCTCCCAGGACAACTGTGAAGGGTAGAGCGGGATCATTCATGATTGTATCTAGGAATGTCGGGAAATGACATGAACACAGGGAACACCTAGCTTTCCAACTTCTTTGCAGTTATCGGGCCTGTCGTCAAATAGAATGACATTGTTCCCGAATTCTCTCATGACTCGCTTAACTTGGTCAACCCTGACCATGAAATCAGGTCGAACATCCGTGTTATCTCGGAAGAGCAAAATATCCGGCCCGAGATTGTGGGTATTGAGCCACTCGAGAGTTCCAGCCCTCAGGTATTCCGGGCGGGCAGTTACGATAGCAAACCCTTGGGTTTTTGACATTGACTGAGCGATTCTCAAAATCGGCTCATTGGGCTTCAAAGTTGTGATTTCCCTTTCGTCTTCGAAAGATTGAGCAGTGAGCGTGTGATCAATGTCGAAGATATAAGTGATATGGTTCATGCAGGTTTTTTACTGGGGGTGGCTTAGTATAAAGTTGAGGAAGCCTAGCTCACTGCCAGGGACTGCAGGAAACGAGACCTCCTCTTTTTGGCATTTCTCACTGCCTGGGGCTTTTTCTTCCCCTTCAACTTTCTGCCCTTGTCTCTCGGGCCAAGTTTCGAGCGAACAGAGCTTTCCATAACTCTATTTTAGTTCAAGCGGAGGTGGGAGTAAAGGTCGGTTTACCGAACTCACCTTCCAATCAAACCTACTAAGTTAATCACCGAACTAATGAGGATCAGGAGAATCACATCGTAGTCTCTGTGCTTCACAAAGTAAGGAAGATTGATTATGCTGCAGAAGAGTATAACGCACAGACCAGCTTCCTTGGAGACAAACAACAACAAGTACTGTCCGAATATAACCCCAATGTTTCCGAATATTCTAAGACTTTTTAGCATCTTTACCCATGAAAGTTAGCCCGAGCATGATCAATGCGAAACCCCAATCAAATCTAGGGTCATAGCTTTCGTACATTGAAACCCCTAGAATCCCTAGAGATGCGGATAGTATGGCGGAGATCAAAGCATAAGTGTTAATCATGAGTAACCTCACTGTATAGTATCTCTCCCCACTGTCTCGCCTTATCCAAGGACTTTTTGCCCCAAGGTAAGACATGCCATCTGACCTTCTTGTCTTTGTGTAAGATCAGCAACAGAAGCTTTTTCACACGGAATTGTTCTCTGGTTGAGTTTACCCCGTGGCCCCCAAAGTTGCACAAATTTTCTTGAATCGGCTCTCTTTGAGGAAGGACCGAAATTCAAGTTGTGTGAAGATCGAGGAGACAGTTGAAGACTTCGGAGGGGAGGAAGCGAACCATCGCGCATCTGGAATGTTCGTCTCAAGAGTTACCAATTTAAGATTGTTAAGGAAGACTGAGAACCTCTCTGAAGACTTTTTGAGAATCTCTGGGTGGGAAATGATCCTGTCAACTAAGCTCCATTCTGGGTTCACCGTGCTGTTTTTACTCTCGTTAATAATTTTAACAGCCGTTTTCGGGCCAATTCCTTTGATGCCTTGAACGTTATCCGACGAATCCCCGGCGAGTGCCTTGAAGAACTTGACTTCTTCAGGTCCCACACCGAAGTGATTTACCACCTCCTCTTCACCAATGATTTCAACCTTCTTAGCTGAGTTGAAAAGGATGATCTTAACTTTGTTGTTGACAAGCTGGAAGAGATCTCGATCACAGGTGAGGATGAAAATCTCCGAGTAAGCAGGACTGTTCTGACAGATATGTCCAATTACATCATCTGCCTCATATCCCCCAATTCCGATGGGAGTGAATCCCAGCTCCGGCAAGACTTCCCGAATAAGAAGGCTCATATCCGTCGCGTGAGCAAGGTCAGGAGCACTTCGGTTCGCCTTGTAGCTCTCTGATTCCTGCTTTCTCCAGTTACCACCTTTGTCGTATACTGGGATAACACAGTCAAAGTTGTGTTTGTCCATAAGGGAAAACAGAGCGTTGAGAAACCCGTAAGTCCCCGTCACCGGCATTCCGTAGGAAGTAGTCATCTCTCCTGCCGCCCTTAGAAGGGCAGACCTCGACCTGTGGAACAGAGCGTTGCTATCAATCAGAAGAAGCTTCATTTCTCAGAGAATTGGACGTAGTAGTTTTGAGTGACATTGTAAGCAGTCAGCTTTCCGCCGCGACTGAAAAAAGCTGCCGTGTCAAGGTTCACCCTATCCGGATGAATGTCGGGTTTGAAGCTCTTTTGGGGAGTGTGACCATGAAACACCCGCTTCAGGTTTGGATTCCACTTTTGAAAGTCAGGGCCGTGTTCAAGAAAAACCCCCCTTATCCATAGAAGGTTGTTTGCCTGCCCTGCAATAACACTGTCTCTCGGGTCATGTCCGGGGTAGATGCCAGCATGGATGAACATGTTCTCTCCAATTACCATGTATACGGGTAACTGCTTCATCCAATCAAGGAACTGGAGCATTTCCTCATAAGCCTCACCGTTGCCCCCATTTTTCCGCCAAATGTTGTAACTTTCCGACCACATGTTATTGTATTCTCTCACAGCGTCTATGAACATGGCTTCATGGTTGCCTTTGAGAGCGTAAAAACTTTGAAGTCCGAATCTCTCAGGATCCTGACACCTGAGGTAGCAGGATTCTAGAACTGGGATGTCGTCCCCCCCTCTGTCTATCATGTCGCCGAGGATCACAACTGTCGCCTCTGAACCGTCAACCCATTCCAGAAATTGCCGGAATGGGCCCCATGTAGCGTGGATGTCACCAACGGCTATAACATCGCCTTTGTTGATTGTGTTTTTCATGTGTTCTGATATGATCTTAGTCACCTTGTTGCCTCCTCATTCTTGACTGCATCCGCAATACTGCGGAGCGCAATTCCTTGTTCGTTGATTCAAGCATCTGCAGCAATTCTCTTTCTCTTGGTACGGGATTGGGTATTGAATCACTTTGATGTCAGAGGGGCAAGTCAGTCTCAGGAAAAGACCAAGACTTCCGAAAAACCTTCGCTGTGTATCCCGGGGAGAGAAGCCTGGAGCTTTGTGTGCATACGCTCAATAACCTCATAGGGAACTTTACGTTCCCTTTCGGAATTCTGTTGGAGACAGACTTCCAGGGGTTGATTGATTACAACAGCTGTAACTTCCTTGTAACCGAAAGACCCGAGCATTATTCTTGCTGTCTTTCTGTATTTTGCCAGATAGTGGGTCCCATCCATGACAATAGTCTTGCCTTTATTTTCAGATATCAACTCTTTCATCCTCTTTTCGATGTCCAAGTAGACACCCTGAATGTCTGCGTCCCCATACAGTTCCTCTCTGATGTTGTCACCAGATACCACAACAAGGTCAGGGAACTGCTCTTTCAGGTGAGACACGTAGGTGGACTTCCCAGATCCTGGAGCTCCCACCATGACAAAAGCTTTCATAGTTTAATTATAGACCGGTTTCGTTGAAAAGGCAAGTTCGGATTACCGACTCTTGGTGGATTGAAGCCAGAAGCGGTATTCGTCAAACCACTCCTGCAAAGGGTCCTCGTTGATTACATCTCCGTCCCGCAACAAATATAATTCCACCACCTTGGCAATTTCTTGGAACTCTAGTTCATCCCAAGGCAAAGTTGTATGAATCTTGAGGCCAGGGTGTTTCTGAAGGATCTTGTGTAGTTTCTTTTGTATGGTTACAAGTTTTGACACCGTTGAGTTCCTCCTGGACTAATTGGGTTGCTAAACGTGCACAATAATCTCTTTTATAGTACTCGCGAAAAGAACTAAATCCCTCTTGAATGTAAGACTCCCTCAAGCTGGTACTTGAGCAGATTCTCTCGTTCAAGTGGAAGTCTAAGCCGAAGGCTTCTGACATTTCTTCCGCAAGAAGAACCTGGTCTTCTCCCCATACCAGTAAAACCTTCTCTTCGGAGCCTTTGTTAAGGCAGTTGTGGAGAAAAGACAAAGGAGACTTGAACTTAGAAAAACATACCCTGCCCAGATCTACCCCCTCTTGCCTCAGCAGCACCCGAAACAGCAAGACTCTCAAATCCCAACTGTTGTTCCTGTACCCACTGGATACACAGATGTTACAAGATTGAGACCTGAGAAGCATCTCTTTCACAAGGTGCACATGTCCGTAATGCGGTATGTTGAACCTTCCGAAGGTTAGAGATCTGTCGTACAAAACCCCATTCTCAGTGCCAGCCATAGCGATCAATATTTTTGAGTACCACATCGCTTGCCATGAGACAAGTGAGAAGTTCAGATTCAGCTCGGGCTCTGTCAGTGCGGAGGTACAGAAGATGCCGCTGGAAAGAGCATACGAGGATGTTGTTGTATATCTTGATGAGGCTCAAAGCCGAAGAGTCACTCTTCTTCATAAGTGACATTTTGTTCAATGAGGTCGAAGAAACCGTTTTCCTCCAGGGCATTCACAAGGTCTTCGTCTGACAGAGCTTCAACGGTCTGTTGGAGCAACTGAGAGTACACTCTGATGATTTCGCTCACAGGTACAGTGTTGATCGTTCTAGTTACAATAGCACTAACGATCTCAGGCTTGTTTTGGATTTGCATGTTGTGTAGGGGATAGAGTGCTCGTCGAGGGGATCGAACCCACCTTGGACGAATTATGAGTTCGTTGCATTCACCAGATTGCTAGACGAGCGTATGCACCTAGCTTCAGGTGCACAGTCATCACATGGATTTATTGGCCTCAGCCAGGTCAAACTTGGAAAGAGCTGCCAATACATCCGCAGACGTTTCCGCTGCACTCAGATCAAGAAGCAACTGAGCTCCTGTGGGACTCTTCTCTGAGAGACGGGATGCTTTGGTAAGAAGGGAAATGTTCGCCATGTTATGTGGGGTTGAAAAGGCAATTAGCCTACGACCTCTGTTGGATTCGAACCAACGACCGACTGCTTAGAAGGCAGTTGCTCTATCCTCTGAGCTAAGAGGCCTCACTGTCACAGTATAGGGGGCACTGCAACGAGGTAAAGTTCGGGATACCGCCTCAAGAGGACTGCATAATTCTGTAAGAGCCTTTGATCCTGCCCTTTAGGACTCGGTCAACAGCTTCCATCTCTCTCTTTTTCTTGGAAGCTCTTTCCTGATCTTCAAGGGAATTCCAGAAAATGAGCATCTCCACAAGATCTCTGGATACTCTCGTTACCGACTTACCAATGTACCCTGGCTGTCTTTCTAACCAGGGGGTCCAAGTTTCAGCATCTTCTGTCATGAAGTCTTTAACTTCGGAAGCCGGTGAAACGTGGAATAGCAGTCTTTCAGTCTTCATTGTGTTCTTCCCATTTGTCTAAGGGGCACCTAACATTTGCAAAGGAAGTTTTTATGCTCATAATGCAGAGGCAAATTTCGCATTGGTCCGTGTCTCCCAGGTAATGATCGCAAGCTTCGCACGTCGATAATCGCTCTTGCCTCACAATTCTGGGGCAAAGCTTCGGGTTGCTCAAAACTTTCTTAGCACTGTCAAGAAGAGAAGCTCCGAAACTTCTCCTACAACAATCTTTTTCCATGTTTTCTTTCAACCAGAAACGGACTGTATGCGTTTATTAAGGACACCCATTAACCCATCAAAGTTCCAACCGTATCCGCACCAAACACCTTCTTTTGAGATAGTTACGCTTTCAGTTACACCTGTTCTACCGAAAACGTCGTCAAAGTAGATTATAAAATCCCCTTTGAACGAGACTACTTCGGGACTTACGCCCAGTGTTTGAAGTTTCGCTAAAAGCTCAAGGACTTGTGTTGTTGTGATAGTCATCAGGGATCTCACCCTGCAGAAGCAAGTTCTAGAGCAACTTTCATGGCCCTGTCATTCACAGCTTTACCCTGACCAAAATTGGCGTAGTTGAACCGGCCCGAAACTGTTTTGCGGCTGAAGTTCGAAGAGTAGTCCGTAATCGCGTTGAAGGCGTCATACATGGTTGACCCTTGGTTGCCCTCTCCGTTACGGAACAGCTCTTCCAGCTTATTTGCGAACCGAATTTGCTCGTACCTTTTGTTATAAACGGTGCTCACAAATTCTTGGAATTTGGCCATGGAGCAACTTTCCCGGTCAAGCTTTTCTGCTTTCTCTCTATACCTGGACATGTTGGACTCAACGTATTCAATCACGGCCTTGGTTTCGAGGATCCGGTCATTGACTCCTTGGGAGTGCCTAAAGCGTTCCGCCATGCGTGAGTAAGCCATGGAGAAGGTGTTGCCACAACACACTCGGATCACGGAAGGTCCGATTGCAACAGAAGTGTTGCCAGTGTGCCCATTGAGAAGTGTAATGTAGGAGTTGTAGTTGAATCCGTTGACCTGAAACACTTTGTTCACTTTGCCTTGGATGAACACCTTGGATCCATTATTCAGATAGCCCATGTTCTCAACTACAAGCACCTCTTCTTCAACGAGGGGTTGGATCAGAGATTTGAGAGCTTCGTTTTGCACAGTTTCGTAGTCTTCGGAAACTGTGCCAAGGGGAAATTCATTGTCTGCCCTTACCACCGCAACTCGATTCTCGAAACGGACCAGATTCCCCTCTTTGTCTGGGAAATAGAGGGGCCGATGTTCAACCATCCAGGAGAGGTCGTCTTGATGGGAAAAGGAGGGCATTGTTGTTTTGAAGGAGTTGTTTCTATGTAAGTAGTATAGCTGGGACATGGGAGGAGGTAAAGATCGGTTTACCGCCCCTTAGCCGAATCAGTCTCGGGTCATGTGGTCGTTTTCGTTAGGCTTCAACCATTCTGCAAGTTCGACGGGGTCTTGAGGTCCGATCAGATGTTGAGAAGGCTCAATTTCCCCTAGATCCAGTGCTTGGAGAAAGCCATCTAGGGAGTCCTCATGGGCTTTGCCTTGCCTTTGGATGCGTTGAGCTTTGGAAATAATGGAAGAAGCACTCCTGTTGGCCTTTGCCCACTTGGAAGCCCAGATTCTCTCTTCCAGGGAAACTGCCTGGCCAGTGGTCATCTTGTTGGCAATTTCCTGAAGCCTCAGCCTTACAGAAGTGGAAAGCATCGTGTTTCTCTCAATGTTTTGGTTAACTTACCCTGTTTTCAAGTGAACTTCAGGAGACGGGCACTCTCCACTTCCCATAGGCAGAGGAAGTTGTCTTGGGAATTTTCCTCTTGTTCCTCGGAGCCTCCCATGTTGCCGTCTAGAACTAGATTGTTCTCAGAAATGTGAACGGTATGGTAATGCCCAGCAACCCGAACCCACTGTCGGTCAGAAGGTCGTTCCCACCAGAATATCCTGTTTTCAGCATCTCTGGGTCCGTAGAGCATGTAATCCCTGGCTCTCCTGGAAACATCCATAACCTTGTAGACGTCCGTGGAGCCAACAGAGGGCACGTGTACCCAGGAAGGGAACATGGCATGAGCACACCTGTATTCTTTGCCGCTAGAGCTCTTGAATGCAATGCCGTAAGGGAAGGTGTTTAGCCATTCGTAAACTTCATCAGTGGAAACTTTGCTCTCCTTGAAGTCTCGAAGGGTCTTTGAAAAGGATCCTTCGATTCGAACATTGTTCCCTCTGGCAAACCTTTCAAACTTGTTTTGGTGATTTGAGCGCAGTACAATGGCATTGAGGTCTTTTTGGCTCTCTTTCACCAACTTGTATACGCCCGCAGAATCCGAAGCTTCAACTCGACTGTCGAAAAGATCTCCCAGAAACACAGGCGTGAGTTTGCGAGAGTGACAGTGGTTGATAGCTTTTTCAAGGGGAACCGACTGAGAATGGATGTCCCCGATAAAAGCATAATCGCGTGTCATGTATTTATGATAGCGCGATTTAAGGGTCCGGTAAAGTTCGGTTAACCGAATCATAGGGTTACGAGAGTCACCTCTGCCCAGTCTTTGCTGCGAACGGCAAAATCCTCTATCATGGGTACAATCCTTGACTCGTCGCCCTTGGCGTACCCGCACCCAATTTTTGGAAAGCCAATTCGTACTTTCCTGCCCATTTTATGTCCCATTTGCGTAGAGAAAATTTCCAACTTTCTCAGAAACTCTGAGAACTTCTCATACTCAAAGAGATCTTTTCTGCCGTCCTTGAGCAATCCACTCCACCCATACTGGGTGTATGCGTTAACAACTGTGAACCCATGTGCCCCTGATTTGACCTCCGCAAAAGAGAAAGTTCCGAGCTTTGAAAGGTCTCCGCGGGGAGTAAGATTATCCGCTGCTGCAACAGAAGGGTAACGAGAGGCTATTTCTCTCGCAATTCCGCTGCCCATTTTATGAAAGCAGTTGCAGCCGTGAACTATAATATCGAACTTTGCTTCTTCGGCGAGGTCAATGAGGTTGCCTGTGATTCTTTTCATACAGATGTTTCAGTTGTACTCTCTACCTGTTTCGATGAGCTTGCTGCTATTTTTTATCCCGTCTCTCATTTCTATCCAGCCAATATTTATCAAGTCCCAGAAAGACTTCTTCCATCCTCCGTTCCAAGAAAGTTCATTGTAGCACTCATTGAGAAACACTCTCTTGTACCATGCCTCAAGGACACACCCAAGGTAAACAATCATCTTTGACCTACCTCCTTCATTCCTTCATTCCATAGCTGTCCTTCAGTTTTACGTCTCCTTTTGAGACCTTCGGTTACGGATGAGCCAGGGTTCACGTACAGCATAAGGGCTTGGGGAACCTCCTCCCACTTTTTCTCTCTCAAGCACCTTGAAATGGTGTTGAAACCGTCAGACCCGTAAAAATTGGCCCCCAAGTTGTAGGCAAAGCTCAGCAAAGCCCCTTGCATTTTTGATGCCATCTCTCCCCAATAAGGGATCTTAGTGAGTGGTGGCAGATATTCGGATTTCAAGGAGGACAGCAACAAGTCATCTGCTTCCTGTTGGGTTACCCTTTGGCCAAGCTTAAAAAAGTTGCCGGAAGAGTCACGGGTGCTTCCCCAACCAATTGTGATCGGAAGGGACCCTGTCAGAGGGTCTGGATAAGCGTCTAAGCTGCAACCTTCAAACTCTTTGATGATGCTGACTCCGGATGATGGAACATTCACCCCTCTGTACATGGTGGCAAAAGTCTCCAAGATTGCCTTAGGTACCTTGGACTGCAAAAAGTCATAAGCCTCATTTTGGTGAGGCTCAGACTTGTAGTATCGGGCAGCGTCTTTCAAGTTGATGGGCGTCATGAGCAGAAGGGGGTTACCTTCTATTCACTTACCCGTTTTACAGAGCCATACATTGCTGATGGCTTTGAAAGAAAAGTCGCTGTTCAGGGACTTGAATACCAGTCCTTCCCGCCTGGCTTGAGGGTTCATGGAAGGACCATCTGCAAAGGCTAGGAGAGCCTCGAGAGACCCGAGCTCAGAGCTGACGCACAGGTCCCCGTTAAGTACGGGCACGTGCTCCAGGGAGGCTCCTAGAGACCTCAGAGCCCTCACCTGCTCTTGGCGCTCTTCGGGCGAGAGATACCTTTGCTCATCGATATTGAAAATATCAAAGAGGTACAGACGTTGGCCTTGAATCTTTTCTTGATTCCCCTGAATCCCTTCACCAATGAGCTCAAACTGGAGAGCCAAATTGTCTCCTGTTTCGTTGTATAGCTGGAGTAGCGCTTCAATCACCTTTTGGGAACGGGCAGTAGACCAGAAGGTGTTGTTTTCCGTTTCCGTCAGATCCAGATTGCGACTGCACACCCCAAGGTTTCCGTCTTTGCAGTACACAGTGCAAGAGGATCCGTCAAGCTTCAAGGTGACTTCGTACCTTTCCCCGTAACGGTCGCGAAAGATCTCTTCAACAAGATTTTGGCAGCGTTCCTGGTCGGTTTTCGGTACGAAAGAAGGGAAGTTACCTTTGACCACACCTGCAAGTTGAGGCGGGATGTAAGGTTCCCACTTCTGAATCCCAAGTTGTTGGGTTAGTTCAAAACCGATAGGAGAACCAGCGAGAGGCCAGAGTCCTTTCTCATCGAGGATTGTTGTAGGCAGGAGGAGACCCTGACTCACCTGACCGCGGAACTTCATGGTCTTGAGACGTTCT